TAATTTTTTATTTATATATATGTAAAACAATATTAATGGTGGTTACAAGAGTTGTCAAAACTTTCATAACCATTCTTTTTTTTAGCATTTGTGGTGGTCCCACCTGGGTTCGAACCAGAGACCTACGGTTTATGAGACCGTTGCTCTAACCTGCTGAGCTATAAGACCAAAATAATTATAATAGGTTTTTGAAAAACTGTGTCCATTTTTCAGTTGCGGGACCCAATAAAATAACTGAACCCAAACAATAAATTATGGTCATCCAAGAAAATTCATTTTTAAAAAATAAATAAGTACACACAACACCAATGATGGTCATAAAAAGACCCAAAAAGGTAAAAAGATATTTTTTCATATATAATAATTTTTTTGCGGTCCATGCGAGAATCGAACTCGCGGCTCATCCGTGACAGGGATGAATGTTAGCCACTACACCAATGGACCTGTTTTTACAACTTTTGGACTTGTTCCATAACTTCTGTAACTTCTTCAGGATTTAAATAACCAATCACATCACTTGTAACAGAAGTTTCATATGTTAGATTACCTTCTTTGTCTAAAACTGCAATTTCGAACAAACCATCTTTTCCACCATATGAATATGTGTGAGACACAACACTAACTCCAAATCCGTTTTCAAACATCATTCGAGAACGAACACCTGACATATATGGTTCATCAGACAATTTATCAAATTCTAAATCTTCAAATTTTTTCATAACTTTTAATTTTTTTGTAGTCAGGACAGGATTTGAACCTGTACCCTATGATTTGTACTTCATCATAGGAGCTTATGCTATTTTTATACAGTGGTGTCGCCCCACAGCAGCGTCTAACCAATTCCGCCACCTGACTATTTAATTTATCTCTTAGTGGATAAAAGCCTATCACAAAGGATTAGGTTTGTAGCCCATCCCGGTAACGCTCCGAGATTTGTTGGATGAAAACCAACTGTCCTTACTTTTAGACGAATGGGCCGTAAATGAGGGTAGACGCGGGCTTAGCTAGCCGTCTTTCAGGAAAAGCCCTTTTTCATATTCTACCCCTTTGTAGTCAGGACAGGATTCGAACCTGCAATCTTCATTTACGATGCGTACTCCAATAACGCCACCTGACTATGTCCTCGTCTTTCCGAGATGTCAATACGGATATTTTGTGTACAATTCAGGACTCTCGTATTGCTTCCTTAGTTGTAGTTAATACTGGACTCGAACCAATGACCTATTCCGTATCAGGGAATCGCTCTAACCAACTGAGCTAATTAACTATGTTTGTATTTAAAAGAATTTTGGTCAACCACTCGCATCCCACCAATCTATTGTATCAAACTTTCTGTAGTCTAAACGATTAAATCTCCTACTACTCATTTTCAACTCACTTGCCTAAGCCTTGTCCGTTGTAAATTCTTTTGTGGTATGGGAATGGAATCGAACCATCGGCACAAGAGTTTTCGGGCTCTTTGCTCTACCTACTGAGCTACCACACCAATTATTTGTAATTAGTAGTTGATACACACTCTCGTTTCACCATCTTGTATCAACAGGTTAATGCACTTTACGAGTTTCCCTTTTCTTACAATCACAATATCTTAAATCAAAGAACTTTTTTCTATTGTTGTGGGGGTGAGACCACCATCACATTTTCTCACCCCCGTTGTTTGTTATACAAATATATGTAGTTTATTTTGATTTACCAAATCTTTTTTAAACTTTTTTTAAAATAAAAAACCCACCTTTTTTTGAAGATGGGTTTCTAAAATATTTTAGATTGTAATATTACATTCTTGAACCTAATCTACTTTCTAAGTCTCTTAATTCATCTCTTTTTGATGTATAAGTTCCAAAAGTGTCATCTTCATCGTGTGCACCATAACCTTTTTTAAGTCTTGCCATAATTGAACTTGCAACTTCATTTGGTTTTTCAACAATAAACTTAGCTAATGTAATCATTTCGTCATTTCCTTTTTCAGAAAATTCAAAAGTTGCGAATATATCATCAAGAATGCTATTGATTTCTCTTCTATCGTTTTTGTCTTCTTTGATTACACGTCTAACAATACGTGATAAATCTCTTTCAGTTAATCTATTTCTCATAATAATATTTTTATTATAAATATATCATTAGTTGAAAAAATTATTTAATCTCGAAAGCACACCTCATAATTTTTTTTGTTTTAACCGAATCCTCAAAGTTTCCAATAACAACACCATCTTTGATTGTAAATGCGTGTTGTCTAACTAAAACAAAGAATGTTCCTTTTGGGTTTTGTTTGATGAAAGTCCCAACGGTCATTTGTCTTAATTTGGTTTCTCCTTTGATTGTAACATTATAAGACAAAGAATTAATCAATGTGGAACTTTTTCTAACCCCAACAGGATAAACTTTTTTGTAGTTTACAGTCGTTCTATTGTCAGCCATTCTTACAAGTTTACTTACAGTCCCATAAGTCCCTTTTTTTGGTTTTCTACCAAATTGTTCTGCAACATACTTATGTGCTTTGTCATATGGAATGTCAAATGCCGATGCAAATGCTCTAACAACACAGTCATTATTTTCTGATTTTGCAATCACTGATTCTGAATAACCTTGGATTGCTTTTGATGTGGCTTCGTATGGTAGTTTGTTTTTCATAATACAAATATACGAAAAATATTTAAATCAAAAAAATATGATAAAATTTTTTGGTTTAATTTTTATGTGTATATTTGTAGAAATAATACAATCAACATGAAGATACTTTTAATAACATTCTTATTTATATTCTCGTTTTCTTTTGGTCAAAAGGTAAATGAACTTATTATTAAAAAAATTAATTTATATCGAAAACAAAATGGTATTCCTGAATTAGTATATGAATCTAAAGCCAAATTGGCCAACGACCAAATGTTAAACTATATGATTGAGACATCTACATTACCTATGGACCATTCTCAAAGAATTGTATCTTCTTTTCCAACAACATTTGAAACATTCATAGATAGAATAACATATTTGTATGGGTACAACTACACATATATTGGGGAAAACCTTTGTAGTTTTAGAGATTTGAAGACGGATGAAGAAAGAGCGAATGAAGTGTTAGAGTTATGGAAAAATTCTCCTAAACATAATGCGTTGATGTTAAACCCAAAATACAACGGATTTTGTGTTGGTAGTAAAACTTCAGATAAGATTATTATAGATGGGGTTACTTATGATAATGGTCAGATTTTTTATTGTGTTTTAACGGTATATAAATAAAAAACCCACCTTTATGGGGTGGGTTTTTTTTAGATTAATTTTGTTTTTAATAAGTTTTTGTTGTTAATAATACTTTAAGTTCTGGGAATTTATATTTAAATTCGTTGTTGAATTTCGGGAACACCCTTATATATGTCTTTTCGTCTTCATCACTACTAGTCCAAGAATTTTTTTTCCAATATGCATTTATTTCGTTAATTAGTGCTTCTAATTCTTCTTGTGTCATACTTTCAAACTTATCTAACTTTGCTCTATAGTCAGCCATTGTTGTTTTAAAATTTTGTGCATTTGCAGAGTCTTGAGCATTTAACTCCGCCCTTTTTTGTATTTCCGCATCTGTCGCAGCTTTTTGAGACGCCGCTGTCGCAGCTTCAGCCTCCGCCGCAGCAGCTTGCTTTGCATCATTTTGTTTACTTATATTCCAACCCTCGCATTGTTGTTTATAATGTTCAGGACTTTTCCACACTTTATCTTTTTGGTTAGGACAATGAGTATCTCTGAATTTTTGTAATTGACTATATGACGTTGCACATCCATTTTTTAATTGTTCTTTCCAATTACCGGTTAAACCTAATGTTGCTTCAGGATTTTTAATTACTTTACCACCAGAACCGAAAATCGCCCCAGGTTCTTGCGAGGTTCCTTTGTTTGTTGTTACATCATAAAACGAATTAGGGTCCCAAATACATTGGTAATAATATTGGTTTTTATCACCTCCCACTGAAAATCCTATATAATACATTCCTTGTTCAACTAAACTGTCTGACCGACCTGCATTATATATATTACCCGCCACAGTAGGTTCTTGTTCCTTTAAATACTGTCTTTTAATAGCATTTTTATGCATATTAAGTATTCTACTTTTTTCTTCTTCTGAAATTAAAAACTTCATAATCTTTGTGTTTTGTTTTTATTATTTAATATATAAATATAGAGTTGAATAAAAAAAACTAATAAAGTTTTTTTGGTTTAATTTTTATGTGTATATTTGTAGAAATAATCATTTAAAAAAATAAACCTCATGAAAACACTATTTTTAACATTCGGTCTTTTATTGTCCACTTTGAGTTTTTCTCAAAAAATTATAATTCATGTTTTTGAAAGACAAGAAATGGTTTGCGAAAGAAAAACAACTTTGGATTCTGTTTATTCAAGTCCTGATTATAGTTATGACGTTGATTCCACATATACACGTTACGTGTTAGATTTGGATGAAAAAACTTCTACATATTTTGTTAATGATGTAGAAAAAAGTGTTCTTCCAATTGAATACGAAGATTTTGGTGATGATGTTTTAAAAGTTAGTATTCTTGAAGATGGTTTTGATTATGGTTTGTTGGTGAACACAAAAGATGAATCTGTGATGTGGTATTGGTTTACCGATTACATGACAACCGTAAAGAAAATTTCAAAGTGTCGTTTTGAAAAAGCCTCTTAATAAAAAACCCCATCTTTTCAGGTGGGGTTTTTAATTTTTTATTTAGGTTGTGCTGGTTGTTTATTTTTAAAATATGTGTTAACAACTTCCGTTACAGCACTTCGTAAAGCTCCAGTAACCGGACCTAGTGTTAACTTAGCGTCGGGTGTTGATTTAACATAGTTGGTATATCCATTTACTAAATTTGGTAATAATAAAGAACTTAATTTTACCGTTGGGATATCGGTCCCTTTTACAGTTTCATTATATGATATGGCCTGTAATAAAGTTGGGACATCTGGTGAAACTGTTGACGTATATACCGCTTTTCCATCTTTAACAATCGAAATAGTTCCATTGTTATTTAGTTGTAATGTAATGGTCGGTAATTTATATGCTGTCATTTGACCATCAAACTTAGTTTTCATAGTGTTGAAATAGTTTGTTGCAACTTCTTCTTCCATCAAATATTGTCTTTCATTGATAACTCTTTTAACAATACGAGTTAGGTCTCTTTCGGTTAGTCTTATAATTTTTTTCATAGTTATTTTATTTTTATTATTTTTGTGTTGGTGTCGATTTTTTAATAATTTTTTGTATAAAAACCGTTTGTGGCCCAGATGATGGATTGTTCGGGTCTTTTTTTCTTACAAAACTTGCGGAGTTTCTATTAAACATAGATGTATCAATTAAATCATCACTTTTCACATTATTAATCGCACTTATAAGTAAATCGGCATCGTTTCCTAACATGATTTCTCCATTTACATACTCACCATTTAATTTTTGATTTGTTAATTTATTTGCAAATCCACCATTGATAATCATACTATTTAATATTCCTGTATATTCATTTGCGGCGTTTTTACCAAGCGGACCTATAGAAAAAGATATGTTTTTATTTCTATCTATTTGACCATTGATTGTTGGAATATTTAAACTTAAAACTACAGATTGAACCGCTTCCATTAAATATTGTCTTGAAGTTGCACTTTGATGCATTTCCAAAATTCTACTTTTTTCTTGTTCTGAGATTATAAATTGTTTCATAATTATTTTATTTTATTTTTGAGTGGGTTTCTTTTTTTTGTACTCTACAATTTGCATTAATAAATTGTCCAAGGTTTCTTTAATTTTACGACCAATTGTTCCATCAAATTGTGATTGCATTCCCCAACCTCGTAAAGTACTTTTCATAATATAATCACTACCCATATTAACCGGACTGTCTAGTTGTTTCAATGCTCTTTGTGGGTTTTTTATATATCCTCGGCAAATAATACTGTCATCACTGGCGTCATAACTAAATATAAATGTATAATTCGGAAATTCTAAATTAGGAACTTTTGGTAATGTTGGTGCTTGTTCATTAATAACCCTTCTTACAATTCGAGCTAAATCTGACTCAGTTAATCTTACAATTCTTTTCATTTTTTTGTTTTTTATTTATTTTATTATTTTTGAGTTGGGATGTATTCTTTTCCTTTTTTTATTGTAACTCCACCCGTTTTTGGGGTATTTGTATCTGAAAATTTAGTTACATTTCCAGATGGAAAGATTCCAAAGTTTATTTTAGTTACACCCCCCATTGAAGCTTTCCCGGACAGGTAAATATATCCATCACCACCTTTTACAAATTTTTGAGGACCAAAAGTTGTTATAGTACCTTCACCAGCACCACCTCCAAGGTCTATACTATTTAGAGTGTAGGTTTTCATATTTGGGTTTTTACTTAATTCTTTTGCTAAATCTGGGTCACCATCCAAAGCTAAAAAAGTTGGGACGTATTCCGGCTTGAAAAACGCTTCTTTAGCAGGAACCTCTACAATATTACCTTTTTGGTCTTTAATTTTTTTGTAAGGTAAAGTAATAATCACTGAATTGTTTTTACTTGTTGCTACATATTGTTCCATTAAATATTGTCTTGAAGTTGAACTTTGGTGCATTTCCAAAATTCTATTTTTTTCTTGTTCTGATATAATAAATTGTTTCATAATTATTTTATTTTATTTTTGAGTTGGCATTTGTTTTTCAATAATTGTAGGTTTGACCCCAAATTGAGTGCCTTGTTCGGCGATAACCATATTCCCTTCTAAAACTTGTGGTCCTTTATTTATCTTTGGTTTTAATATATTGATTTGTTCGGGAGTAAGGGAAAATTGACCATTAATAATATTACCTTTTAAAGATTGATAACTTGGTCCCACTTCAATCTGATTAAATAAAGAAATTTGTCTAATTGTTTTTATATTGTGAGTTGAAATATCAGCACTAAAAAAAACAGTTGGGGAATATTTTTTAATATTTCCCGGTGCTAAATTATATTGTAAAGTTAAAGACAATAAAATAACCTGAGAAAGGTCTTCGTTTAAATATTGTTTTGACGTGGCATTTTGGTGCATTTCCAAAATTCTTTGTTTTTCTTGTTCTGATATAATAAATTGTTTCATAATTATTTTATTTTATTTTTGAGCCGGTCCTGCAATTGTATCATAAACCGTTTTAGCGACTCCTGTTAATTTAGCTCTAGTTTCTTTAGATAGATTTTTTGCGTAGGAACCTAATTTTAAATTGTTTGCAATTGTAACTAACTTTGCGGCGTCAAAACCAGGAAAATGTTTGGATATATCGGCAGCAACTTCGTCGTCAGTTTTTACTTCGAGTTTAGTAGATAATTTCAATGAACCATTATTGGCTATTATGTCACCAAAACTTCCCGACAAATAAAATTTTTGGGCTGCTGAGCCGCTACCTGTGTCAGGACTACCATAAAAGAAATACGGAACTTCATTCATTGTAGTATCAGGAAAATCTAAAGTTAGAACCGTTGCCGGATTAGCATATTTGGGTCTACCATATGTTCTTGGTCCAAAAGTATAGACATATATAGTCCAATTAGTCTGACCTTTTGCCGCTCTAAAATATGCCTTTGAACCATACACACCAACACTTGTTTCTCCTGTTTTATCGGCAGCTTTAAGTTTTGGTTCCAATACTGTTTTTAAATCAGGATAAGCGGTAAGTAGACCATTGTCATCGGTGATTTCCATCAAAAATTGTCTTGATTTTTCTTCCATTATTCTATTTTCCAACATCAAGTTTGATTGTTGCATGTGTCTAATTTTACTATAACTTCTATTCATAATTTTATTATTTAAATATAAATATGCCAACAAACAAAAAAGGTGTTGTTTCCAACACCTTTTTTAATTTTGATAAGTCGCAACGGGATTCAAACCTGTGACACGTCCATAAATGGATTGCTCTACCAACTGAGCTATACGACTTATACCATCTATTAACCTACCTTAATTATAATTCATTTAATTCTGAAGATAAAGCTTCTTTTTCTTCATATTCAAAAAATTCTTTCATGTATTGAAAATAATCTTCTGAGTTAATAAAATCATAATGTTCTTGTTCAAAGATGTCTTCCATAATTATTTTTTTTAGTTTTTAATATATCTTTTTTTTCTAGCTGAGTTTTTATTTTTAGACTTATATGTGTCCAACTGTGAGTCACAATTATGACAAATCAACCTTAAGTTATTTCTCATATTATTTGACGCATTTCCGTCTATATGGTCCAATACAAAAATTAATTCTTTTTCGTTCCACATATTTTTTATCCCACATATATTACAACAATTATTTTGTTCGTTTAAAATATGTTTTTTTAAAAATCTCATATCTCTTTCGTAACAATATTTTTCCTGATTCTCAATATAATCTTCATACTTTTTAAGTACTTTATATTGATTATCACATGTCATAGAACAATATAAATTTTTTTTTGTGTATGGTATAAATTCTTTATTACAATTTTTACACGTATGTTTTTTTGAATTTCCAAAATTATGAGGTTTGTAACCTTCAGGGAATTTTCTCCGCCTTGTTAAAGTAATCCCTAATTTATTGGCAATTTTTTTTATGTAAGTATCACTAACAGAATAAATTCTACCAATTTCTCGGTAAGATTTATTTTCTGTAAAAATTAACCTTATAAGGTCTTCTTTTTTATATTTTTTGTCAATTCCCATGTTTGTTTTATTATAAATATTATAATTTAATAAAAACGAACCAATACCTATTATTTTTTTGTAGTCCCATCAGGGTTCGAACCTGAAAGATTTCTTTAGAAGAGAAATATGTTATCCAATTACATCATGGGACCATTTGAATTAATTTATATTACAAATATATAAAACTTTGTTTAAATAAAAAACCCCCCAATTAAAAAAAGGAGGGTTAATTATAAAAAAGATAATTTTTACATTCCAATAATTAAATCATCAGGATTAAATCCTCTTGACCCCTTAATTCTATCTTCCATTTCATCATACATATATGATTTAACAACCGCCAAAATTGATTGTTCTGATTGGGCAATTTTTGTTTCCATCCAATCTTCAAGTTGTTCACCTTCTTCCATCATTTCCCACATTTTATGTGCCAAAGTTGCAATTGTAAAAAGTTGTTGTTTTGCCATGTAAGAACCTCCTTCATGGTTTTCTTTAAGTTGTTTTACAACCTCTTCAAGTTGTTCTTCTGTTATAATAATTCTTCCCATAATATCACCAAGTTCTACAAGCCCAATATCTTGGTTTCCATCTTGGGCCAGGATTATCGCAATTGTGTCTTGCTCTAAATGAACGTCTCCTTTCAGGATTGTTCTTTTTAATCACCATTCGTTTTCCTTTTGCTGATTTTCCACCAAACCCAAAGTTCACTTTAACAACCTTTCCTTTGTCGTTTTTAACGTATACCTTGAACTTTTTGATGTCTCCTTGCATAATCTTACCAAGTTGAACTTTTCGTCCCTGATACTCCGCCTCATGTATCAAGTTTATTTCTTCAACATTGCCGTAAATGTCTTCATAAATAAAATCCTGATGGAATGATTCTTCAATTAAAATCTTTCGTATGGTTGATAAAATATTCATAACAATAAATATATCATTAATAAAAAAAGGTGAAGTCTCCTTCACCTTAATTTTGGGTCGACACGGTTCGTGCCAACATCTCTCCACCACTTTGTTTTTATAGAACAAAGAAACTACCCCTCCAATTTAGATTTTGCAACAAGAACTTCAGCCATGGTTATGTCCTTGTTGGTCCCCAAAACTAATGACTCTTTTAACATATTAAAGGGAATATGTATCAAGAAATCCTTCCCATTAAAAGTTGAAAAGTCTTCTTTAAGAGTCAATGATGAGTGAATCATGTTTAAGAATATTTTAAACTGAATCTCATCAACAAAAGTTTCATTTAATATTTCCCCGTGCTTAGGGTGAACAAGTAGTATATTTTTTATTGTTGCCATATCTTCTACAAATATAAAAATAATATTTCAATATTACAAATAATCCCAAGTAATTTTTTTAACTACTATTTCATCAATATCTGATATAGCAAAATATTTCAATTCTTCTTTAATTGTTGCATCGATTAATCGTCTTATGTATCTATTTGCATTTCTAGCGTGATTTTTTTGATATTGAGTTGAGTAAGCCCAATAATCACATTTCATATCAACAATTACATCGAATTGATAAATGTATTTTTCGTGAGTACGATATTTGTTATACCCGTCTGAATATTTTCTAATATTTGTTATTTTGACAACAGTGTTGTTATACTCACTCCATTTATATAAATTAACTAATTTGAAAATGTTTTTACCTAAGAATTTTTTGATTACCGCTATTTGATTGTCTTTAACTAATTGATTTTTTTCCATACCACAAAGATATATAAAAAAATTAATTGCACAAAAAAATGGATAATAATATTTTACTATCCATCAATTTTTTTACCGGTGGCTCCATTAAAAAAAAACGCTGAGATTACACGTTTATTGTGAGAACCTTTAGAGTCATTATTGTTTCTACTCTTATCCACCATCTTTTGAATGGTATTTCTCAGTGACGATTATTTAGGTGAATCACTCCTTGAGGTCTAAACTACTCTCTTATTACTCAACTCTCTTCGAGGATGCCTCCCCAACTCTTCCTTGCGGGAATAGAGGTCTTTTGTAAAAATACACTCAGCCTTGGGAGCTTTATGTGCCGTGAACAACTCACGACTATGTAGTCACCTTTCGATTAGACCTGACGGACACTTTTCCTTATTTAAAATTAATAGTTAATAATAATTAAGTTTTGTGTCGTGGATTGTGAAAGTAGTGGTCCGTCACGGGCTCTATTATCTTTTGAACAATAGAATACACAACTACTCTCTGAAATGTCCCCATTTCCATATTTCAAGACTACTTCGAAACTAACTCCTTGGTGGGAGTCGGTCAAGGTCAATAACAGCACCACCTGTACATCAACATACCTTTCGGTTTTAAGTATCCTCTAATAATGGAACTCGCAATAAAAGTGTTGGAACACTTTGTTTTGCAAAATTCCTACGAGTTATTCCTATTGGTGTTCCCACCTCAATTAGACGACCCACATCGCCCAATCATCTAACCACTTTCCCTACAGCGTTGCCCTCGGTACTAAAGGTTAAACGGTATCCCGCTTGTGTACTCGACCTCGATTATCCTAAGACAATCAAGACGCAAACCATATAACACAAATGGTTCACTTTATCCCACTTTCGTGGTTTATTTTAATGGACCATACACGGCCCATTGAACTCTTCGTTTTACAAATTTTAAAGAAAAGGGGGTTAATCTTTTTTTTTAAATTTTGTTTGAACAATTTGTTCGTATTAAATTTCAAAGAACGTTTGTGATTTGAATACTGAGTATCTTTCATCACCTATAAGTTTCAAATCTTTTACAAAGTTATGTATTTAATTTGAGACTGTCAAATTTTTTTTAAACTTTTTCTACAAAAACATCTTCAGTTCCGTAGTAGTTTGCTCTCACACTTGCAAAGACTTCATTTGAAGTATAAAGTTTTCTTCCTTTATCGTCAAAATAATAAAAAATCTCTGAAATGTTGATTAAATCTTCACTCATACTTTCAATTTTTCAAATTATACAATGGGTCGTTTCCCAATTGTTTTACAAATCTAATACTATTATTTTGATTTGTCAAACATTACAATAAAAATTTTTTGATTTTTTTGTGATAAATATAAATATAGCTAAGTTTACAAAAAGTTACAATTCAAGAAAATAAAAATCTTTTACGTCATCTGAATAGTGTAAATCGTATCCTAAATTTTTATATAAGTTTTGTGCGGTATTGTTTTCTCGATGAGTAATTAAAGTACAATACTTAAATCCTTCCTGTTTAGATACATCGTGAGCCAAATTCATAATTTGTTTTCCAAAACCATTTCCTCTAAAATTTTCATTTACATATACATCGTAAATGTGTGTGCTATTGTCCCTATTAAAAAAGTTTTTATCACAATTTTTTTTGCACCAACTTTTTTCTTCATATAATCTAGGTATGTCATAATCTAATTCCCACCCATTATCAAAAGATACTACATTCACATAACCAATTAAATTTTCATCTAAACCCATAATTTTTATTTTTTTACCAAAAGTATTTTTAGTTTCTCCCTCAAATAAAATATTAGTTGGAATATGGCCACTTTCAAAAATATTTATCATAGATTTCATTCTTGATATTTGTTCGTATTACAATAAAAATTTTTTGATTTTTTTGTGATAAATATAAATATATCTTTGCTTATCAAAAGTTTTATTGCTTTTAAATTTTTTTGAAATATTTATATTATGTGAAAATTTTAGTCAAAGATAACATTTTTAATTGTAAAGTCGTTGCTAATACTGATTCAATTCAGAAAGGTATGATGGGTAAAAAGTTTGATAATAATTTTGATGGTATGTTATTTATGATGCCAGAGAAAAAAACCCAAACTTTTTGGATGTACAATTGTATTATTCCTTTAGATATAATAATGATTGACGGTAATGTGATTACCAAAATAAATCATAATTGTCTTCCTTGTGGTAATGAGGAAGATTGTGAAATGTTTGAAGGATTTGGAAATACTGTTTTGGAACTTAATGGTGGTACTTGTAAAGAATTAAACATTAAAGAGGGTGACAAAATTAAAACCTCAATGTTTTAACTATTTTCAATTTTTTTATTTAAAATATCCACAAAAGTATTTTTCATATCTTTTACTAAATCCGAATAAGTTCTTTTTGGAGTACTTTCTGTTTCATCTTCAAAATTTATACCTTCTCTTCTTATTTGATTAAGAGCCGCTTCAATTTGTTTTTCTGACAACTTTCTAAATCTTAAAAGTTTTTGTTTAATGTCTTTAACAAAATTATTATCTCCTTCGTAATTTGCAATCGGTAATGTTTCTTCAGGTAAATCTTTAGTGTATGGTTTATCATATCCACTATATAGGAAGTTTATTCCTGATATGTTGGTAATACATTTATGTCCTCCTGAATTTGCTTTCAGAAAGTCATAACCATTAATAGTTAGTTTTTCAGAATCAAATGAAGGCATTTTACCATATAATGCCATCATATCTTTTGTTGTGAATCCAACTGACTCGGGAGTTGCCTCTCTTTCTGAGATTCTTTTAATAATTCTAAAACTTAATATTTCTTTTTCTAATTCAGGTTTGAAGATATTTAAAACTTCATCTTTGATTTCACCTAAGTTTATACCTTTAAGTGCTCTTTCTTCTTTAAATGGATTACAAGATGCTTGAACCATTCCGACTTGCCCTCCAAGACCTGTAACTAGAAAGTCTGCGTCAGGGTGTATTCTAAATGGAACGTATCTATCATAAGAACCTTTTCTCATACTACCTAACCCATATTGTGATATAACATTTCCTGTTTTTTCTATTGCCCCTTCTTTCTTTCTTGCTTCTATGAATTTTTCTTGATTTTGTGTCATAGTTTCAACCGTGGCATATCCTTGTTCTTTTGCAATTTTTGTTATTGTATTATATAAATTTTCAAGTGATGGTTCGCAGTTCATTACTAAATATTCAAGAAAATTTCTACCATTAACCTTATCATTTTTATACGATAAAAGAAGTTTATTAACGACAAGCCCCATCATCATTTTATTTCTTTTAACACTTTCATATTTGTCATACTTAAAAACAAAATTCATTACCATTTCTGGAGTTATTTGATTTACAGCAAAGTTTGCCGAATCGACTGTCGATATTAGATATAAATCTTCGTCTTTAAATAAATCTTTTGGTGAAATTGTTTGAGAAATTGTTTCAACATTGGACCTTGCGTGTTTAAAACTTGTCGCAGTATCGTCTTCGACACCGGATTGACTATCGTGATGGTCTGTATGAATAACAAACATTGGTTTACCGTGTGCAAAATCAACTAAGACCGGCATAATGTTCCCTTCACCTTCAGGTTTTTTTATTGCAAATTCTTTTGACCCGTACTGTATTACTTCACAATCAACAACATCAATACCATTTTGTTCCAAATAGTTTTTCATGGCTATTGCCGTTGTAACACCATCTAAATCTTGATGAAAATAAATTTTAGCCTTTGGGTATCTTTTTGCAATATCATTAATATCTCTAATACCTGATTCTTTAATCATCATTCTAAATTGACTTTCAGTTATAATAATTTTCATAAATAAGTTTCTCCAATATTTGTTAATTCTTCAGAAGAATATTTATCGCCATTTTGTTTTTTTCCTCCATTTGTAACTTCCCAACCAATCATTCTGTTAATAATACTTTGTTGTATCCATTTGTCAGTTAGAGGATTTCCAAGTCTGTAATTACTTTCTTCAGGATTATTATAAAAATAAAGTTGTTTACCAATATCCCAATATGCCCAACTTTTACTCATACCCGCAGCGCTTATTTCTTTATTTACTTTGGTTGTCATCAAATTTTTGAACCTGTCAACTAAATTATTTACCAACGATTCAATTTCATTTGGGTTTTCTTTTGATAATGCTTCGGCGTATTTTTTCATACTTTCACTGGGTTCTGCAGTATTAAATCCAACATCACTGTAGTTTAATTTTGATATGTATTGGTCAGGACCGCTCGTTGGTTTGTTTTTTTTGATGTTTGGTTGATTAGTTTCAAAATTTGAGGTTATTTTATTCGCACTAGCTATTCTTTTTAATCTATAAACCCTTTCTTTTAGTCCTGGTATTTCGTCAACAATTTTATTTACTTTGTCCCAATTTATGGGTTTATCATAGAGTAGTATATCAGAACGCAAATCTAAATCATAACATTGATTTTCAGACCCCCCATTAAGAAGACATAACGCTTGTTTCATTTCCAAGTACCGTTGATTTCCAGTTCCCCAAAAATGTTTACGTACATAATCTATAAACTTGAAGTCTCTTCTAAATAAATTTATTAATTCATCAATGGACTTGGCTTCTTCTATTTTTTCATAAACAAAAATTCTTTCCCCAGCATCAATAGATTCTTGTCTTAGTTCTAAATATTTTCCCCCATTATTCATTTGATTTACAGCATCCTCATGTGATGTATTTTTAACATATTCAAACCAATTATCTATAATTTTTTTATCCTCTTCTTTAGTTTCACAAATTCCCATGACTTGTTTAATTCTTAAAATTTGTTCGTTGAGGATTGTATTCATAACAATAAATATACTATAAAACAAAAATCCCCACTATAATGGTGGGGTTTCTTGTAGAGTTTCTAATGTTTTGAAGTATTCAACTCTTGTTCTTGCGATATTTGTATAATTTTCACTTAGTTCTATTCCCAACCACCTTCGGTCAAGTATTTGTGCGGCCACTAAACTAGTACCACTACCAGCGAATGGGTCCATAACTATATCGTTCTTGTAGGATAGTATTTTAATCGCTTTGGTTGGAATGTCCATCGAGAACGTTGCCTTGGTGAGTGATTTAGTATCTGCAAAGTAATTCCACTGACCAAACACAAGTTCCATAAACTCTTTCTTATCCTGTTCTTCATATACATTTTTAGTTCTTACTATACCATCTTTATTTTCAACCTCAGTTGGTGTTCCTATCCATTGCGGTTCTCCTTTAACTTTTTTAATATGATGTTTTTTATATGCTAAAATAACACACTCTTTTGGGTTGTAGATATAAGGTGATGATGGGCTCATCCAAGAACCCCAAGCTGTAGTTTTACTTCTATGTGGTGATTGTTCTTCAAGGTCGACAATACCAAAAAAACCAAATCCAATTTCTTTCATGATTTGCCACATTTCAGAAACAAAGAAAATACGTCCACCTTTTTTTTGTCTGTTGATTTCATAGGGAATGTTCAAAGCGATACGTCCATCGTCTTTTAATAATCTATATGTTTCAGACAACCAAGACTTAGCAAATTCAACATACTCTGTGAACTCAACATCATCTTCATGTACGTCATAATCAATTCCCACACCATATGGTGGACTTGTAACAACCAAATCAATACACCCTTCTGGTAATGTCTTCATTACCTCAATACAATCTCCATTAATTATTCTTCCTGTTTCTATCATTTTAAAATATCATTTTTATTACTTCACTAACTAAAACCCTTGTCATCATTAACCAAAATAAAATTATACATCCCGCAATAATTCTATATCTTCTTTCTATGTTTTTTTTTAATTTTCATACCAATTCTGCTATTATTTGTGCTAATTTATATCCTGTAAATGCCCCTGCCGCCGCCGAACCAGGTAGGACAACAAATTTACCTAACATGGTTTCATATTTTTTTCTATTAACAATGTAAGAAATCAATACGTAATAAACAATATAGTTAATTAAAACCATAAAGTCCAGTTCTTTTGCCGCAAAAACTACTATTGAATTACCTAAAAATCCCCACATAAAATTTATAAGGGTTTCTCTTAATAATTCGTTTGGTGTTGTAAGAGCGTCCCAAACATTTATTTCTTTATCAAAACCTGTTTTCTTTTTCAAGCGTTTCGATGTGGTGTTGGAGGTACCAAAGAGCCTTTCTGAGGTCTTCAAGTTCTTTATCTTTTCTTTTTTTTCCTGCACGTGATATATATTTTACTGTATTTCCTAAACTAAATCCCAAATCCCAAGCATCAATAACTTTGATTGCTTCGTATGTGTTTTCTGAACCTCCATAATGTTCTGGATGGTTTACCTGTTCTTTATTTTCCATTCTATTTCCAAAATAATTGTATTATTAAAATTCCTATTGCTAAAATTAAACAAACTATGGTTTTAAGTGTTAGTGGTTCTTTAAAAATTAACCAACTTAACCATGTAAAAACAACTGCTCCAACACTAAACCCAATCAACCTTGAAGGCCACATTTGACCATTAAACGCTATTATCATATTTTTTACAGAATAAATAAATAACATAGATATTGGTATACCCATCATTACTGTTAACCAATAATTATTTTTTATCCATTCATATTTAAAAGGTCCTTGAAGTTGGAAGAATGTTCCAATTTGGGCTAAAAAACCAAAAACTATCTCCACTAATAACGCCCATCCATTAACCATTATTCCTCTTCTCTGTATTCTTTTAACAACTCTTCATTTGTAACTGTTCCGTATTTACCGCTCAGTTCATCTACGTTTATTTTGGTATTCATTTTCATGGTAATCTCCATTAATGTTTCTGTACTTTTAAGTGATTTTATAATTTCTAAAACAACTTTATATGAATCAGCGTTAGATGCCGGTCTTCTATCTTCAATATACCCTTTCCAATTTTCGGCGGTTGATTTTGGGATTCTAATTGATGCCCCTCTATCACCAATACCATAACTATATTTTTCAATTGATTGTGTTTCGTGTTTTCCTGTAAGTCTCAAATTATTTTCGGAACCGTAATTTTTAATATGGTCATGATGTCTTGAACCAAATGTATTGAAAATTGCTTGAAAATATTCATAACCACCAAGTGTTCTCATTCTTTCATTTGAAAAATTGGTATGCATCCCTGAACCATTCCAATCACCTTTAATTGGTTTTGGGTGTAAAATTATTTCATAGTTGTACTTTTCTGAAAGTCTATGTAAAAAATATCTTGTCATCCATAAATCATCGGCAGCCTTCAAACTTCCTTTAGAAAAAACTTGGTATTCCCATTGTCCTAATGCGACTTCAGCATTAATACCTGTTATTTCCATACCATACATTAAACATAACGCCATGTGTTCCTCAGCAAAACCCCTTCCAACAACATTATGTCCAACTCCACAATAATATTTTCCTTGGGGTTCTAAATGTGGGGTTTCGTGGCCTAAGATATTATTTGTTTTTGAATTTTTAATAAAATATTCTTGTTCAAAACCAAACCACAAATCTTCTTGGTTTTCAACTTTTGACCTAATGTTTGATTCGTCGGGTGTGCCGTCTGAATTTAATACTTCACATAAAACATATACCCTGCTATTTTCTAAAGGAAAAGATTTTTGAGTATAATATCTTATAGGTTTTAATATTTTATCTGAATTTTCTGTGTTTGCTTGATTTGTTGATGACCCATCGAAACTCCATTCTGGAAATTTGAACTCATTCACATTTGTATTAATTTCTTCAACTTTTACTTTACTTCTAAGGTTTGGTTCTGGAGTATATCCATCTAACCATACATATTCTAAGGTTACTTTCATTTATTTTTATTTATATATTCAATTATTGTTTTTTCATTTGCCCCATCCTTGAATAATCTGTAAACTTCTTCAGAAAACTTATCCGTTATAAAAAGTGCATCTGCTTGAAGATACTCAATTATATGATGTTGATTTTTTAAAATTTGTTCTTTGTTAAGAAATCTTTTATTAAATCCCATTACTCTTTTTACTTTTTAAGTTTAACAAAAAGGTTCTCACTTGGTTTCCTAAATCTAAGTCATTGGGATACTTTTTAACCATACTTTTAATCTCTTTAATGATTTCTTTTTTCTTCATATCAATAGTATAGTTTATTGAATTGTTTTTGTCAAATTAACCTTATTTATAATTTTAGATTGTTGTATAAAGTTTAACAATTTTCTTTTGGTCAAAGGAATCAATGTCTCATTGAATGGAAAATTATCGTCGTGATTTACTTTGAATAGTATAAGTTCTCTATGAACTTCTTCACTGCTTAAATTTTTAATTAAAGTTTTTTTGTTTTCAAATAACTCTGGAGTAATTTCTTGGTTTTCAATCTCACATATTTTTTTAATGTAGCATTTAACATCAGGAAAATTCTTTTTTATTTCTTTAATTACAAATTCGTATAAGTAATTTTTTTCTTTGTTTTTAATTATAAAAAGTCCTTGTTTGCTTTCAATTTTTTTTGAGTTGTTTAGTACAGTTAATGAAATACTATCATTCACCAACTCCCAAATTGCTTTTGCGTGGTCAAAAAAGTTTTGTAATTTCTCTGATGAATATTTGCTTATTCTATATAATTCTAAGATTTCTTGTCCAGTCATTGGTGGTATTTCTTGACTAACTAAATCTGATAATAAAATTTCTTCGTCTTTTTCTTTTAATTTTTTTGTCAATGACAAATATTGACCTTTTTGTAATACTAAATTTATATTAGCCAAATGAAGTGACAACAATTGAAAATTTGGATAAAGTTTAAAATCGTTTAACTCTTTTTCAATTTTTTGTAAATACCCTAATAAAATATATTGTTTGTGTTCAAAATCTACTGGCTCTTGAAATACCCAATTTGTCTCCATGTATAAAAAATAAGAAAAATATGTTGGTCAGTAAATAAATTAATTATATCTCATTATAATAAATGTCTTTCCATTTACATCAATTTCATCGTGGTCACCGTCATAACTACCTAAAATATCCCCCCAACTATCACTATTAATTATATAATCTATTACAGCCTCCGTATCAACATAATAAAAAATTTCATTTTTGTCGAATCCTTGGTCGTTTAAAAATGAAACAAATTCATCTTCATTATCGTCAACATAAGATTCAATTGCTGATTCTATTTCGTCTTGGTTGTAATCACCTTCTGGATTTTCTTCAACGTCTTCTATTAGTTGTGTTATATCATCAATTTCGTCTTGGATGCTATTTTCGGTTTCTTCATCTAAATCTTCATTATTTATTCTTTGTTCTAATTTTTCAATTTTTTGTTTGTATATATTTACAATTTTTTCTTGTTGTTGTGTTAAATCTTTTTTAATTCCCCAATTTTCAGGGTCATCATAAATTGATTCTGATATATAATCACTTAAAAAACCTCTAACCGACTCATTATCTAAATGGTCTTCCCAAACCCAAGAAGCAAATGCTTCATATCCAAGTTCATCTATTCTCCCCTCGATTGAACGTCTAGCGGCACTTTCTATTTCGTCTTCACTATATACCATCCATTCTGTGTCTCTATCATCCTCACCTAACCAAGTAAAAAAACCACCACCATAATGTGTGTATTTTTCAGGATAAATAAAATATTTGTCCTCAAGAACTTCTTCCTCACTAACGCCATCGTCATAATAAGACAATTTACGTTGATTTTCTAAATGTTCGTATAATGCCTCTGTTTGGTAGGATATTTTTTTTCCATTTTGAATATTCCAATCGTTTTTCTTTCTTAGTTCATCTAAATAATTAAGTTTTTCTTGAAGTATTTTTTGTTGTCTTATATAATATCTTTTACTATTCCAGTCTCTAAAGTTTTTAGCCTTACTTTCATCAAAAACATCAACGTTACTATAACTAATATCTAAATTACCTTCAATTTTAGAGAGTGAATCAAGATTTTTAATTTCTTTGTCGTATTGTAAATCTAAATCACCGGTGATTATAATATCTTTATTTTTGTAATATTTTTTTAGTAATGCAACATCACTATTGAAATAGGGCAAATTTTCTTTAAAGTCTTCAGGTGAAATCCTTATAACATTTTCAATCTGTTCATAAATGACCCTTTTTATGATTTTTTCTAATGACATATGTTATAAATATATTACAAATTTAGTTTATGGCTTATATGAAAGTTTTAGTAATATTTAATTAGATATTTATACTATATGAATGCAGGAATATATAAAATAGGAAACTTAGTTGATGGTAAAACCTATATAGGTAGTTCTGTTAATGTTCATGCCAGAAAATACAAACATTTTTGGATGTTGCGTAATAATAAACACGACAATAGTCATTTACAAAATTCATATAACAAGTTTGGTGAAGAAAACTTTACATTCGAAATTTTAGAACTATGTAATTCAATAGAATTAATTCAGTTAGAAAATAAATATATTACAATTTTTAAATCAAACGAATCTAATTTTGGTTACAACTTAGCGACAGTTAATGAATTTAGAAGGAACACGTACAACGACGAAGTTAAAAATAAATTGTCAAAATATAATCAAAAAAAGAATGGTAATTTTGAAAGATTTGTTTTGATTAATATTTATAATAAAAATGAGTTTGTTTTTGACAATTTAGTTGATGGAGCAAACTATTTAATTGAAAATGGGTTTGCTAAAGGAAAACATAGAAATGTTAGAATGAAATTGTCAAATTCACTTAGAGGTAAGAAAGTAAATAATGGTTATAATGGTTCTATTAGAAAAACTTGTTATAAACATAAATTTAAAATAATAAACTAAATAAAAATAAAGATTATGTCAGGATGCGGATGTAAAAACAACCAAACACAAACTCAAACTCAAACACAGACTCAAACTCAAACACAGAGTCAACAAAACACACAGTCTGTTAAGAGTGCAGTTACAAAAATTGTTGAAAAGTATTACAACAAAAAATAATTACTATTTAACTAAATTTTTTTTTTACATAAGATTGTAAAAATAAAAAGTTAAATATTAATAATGTCACAAATTGAAATTAATAATCTTTTAGATGGAAAAAGATTATGCAACACACTAGCAAATATTCTTGTAAACAAATTCGAAGAAGTAACTCCTGGATGTAAGACTGAATTAACGGTTTTTAATCACAGGAGTTTTTTCATTGTTAATGGTTTTACCACAGCCAAACAAACTGTTAATATTCTTGAAAGTTTTAGAAACTATTTAAGTGAATTTAAAGATAGTAGATATGAAACGGTTAAAGTAATTGACATTATTAATTTTGTTGATGTATTAAAAACAAACCCTATCAATTTGAATTTTAATTTTGATAAATTATCAAAGAAAATAGAAAAAAGTCTTTTGGGGTTTGTTGATAATTTTTTTGACAGTGGTGTAAAAATTAATATAAAACTTGACTACAATAATAAAATTATTCTTTTCAATTCTGATTCCGATAATAATGTTTTAAGTAATGTTTTAAGGTTAAATTATCCAAATTATAAATTAATTGAATTTAATTTTGAAAATTTAGAGTATCATTCTGAAAGAAAATATGGTTTATCTAATGGTATTGAGAAATACTATAGTTTTTTAGGTAATTATATTTCTAACCATATTTTTGCAAAATCACTATCAGACAATTTAAGTTTTTCAATTTATAGTGATGAATTATATAGCAACATTGATTCAGAAAATATCATTTTTAAAATTAATAATGATAATCATGTGGTTAAAACTGAATGGATGGAATCAATGATTTTAGATGTATTTCCATTTGATGAAAAATCTTTATCTGATACTTTTGGAAATAAAAATATCGAAGAAAAAATAGAAGAGTTAGATTTACTAAACGAGATTATTTTATTCTGATAAATAACTATTCGCTAAATTGAAGGCTTCTGTAATGTCTTGGTAATCATCATCAGGAGCCAACAATTTAACGTCACTATAGTTTTCGCCAGATTTATCTAATGTCATGAATATCATTGCAGGAACAAATTCATTTTTTTTTGCACTTACAAATTCTTCATACTCATCAGAATATTCAAAAATATCTCTATCGATAAATGCTACTTCATTATTTTGAAATAATTCTTTCAAATCTGTACAATGTGGACACCCTTTCATTGTAAATAAAACAATAACTTTCATATATTATCTATTGTAAAAAATTTATTTAAACCAACCAAAAGAATATCTATTCTTGATAAATCATCAGTCAGAATGTTTATTTTGTATGTTGATTCATTTTCAACTTTTTGGAAATAAATTAGTACTTGGTTTTTACTCCATCTAATAACTCCCTCTAAATAATAATGTTTTTGGTCAAATAAGGAATTGGACCATACCACAGTACCTTTTTCCATTAAAGTTGTTAATCCTTGAGAAGTTATATTTCTAGTTTTTACGGAGTTGGGTCTTATACCACTCTCAAATAAAGTATTGAAAGTATCATATACATAAGAAGGTACAAACTCGATTTTATCCATAGTAAATAAAATAAATATATTATTATGGAAGTAAATCTTCTACAAAGTCCAAATGTTGATAATCTTGATGGTATAAAATATCATTTTGCCAATTCTGTAGTTCGGGAGTTGGGTAATTCCAATGTGGGGTCATTGCAATTACTTTAGTCCCATCATGTTCCAAACTTTTAAATGTTGCCTCTTGTTCCACAGTTTTACCGTTACGATACTTTTTAACCATCCTTGGTAATTTTAAAGTTCCGAGTTTGTAAAGTAAGTTAATATTTGCAAGTTGAATTTTAGCAACTTGTGAAAACTCTAATGATGGTGTTTCATTAAATCTAGTCCTTTCTTGAACATTTAATATTTCATCTATTTTATATCTATATTCCACAGTTATTCTATCATCACCATCGGTTGAATCTTTACGAATTGAGAATATTAAACAATCCGGTCTTTCTGAATACCCACGAACACAATTTCGTTGGTGTTGTGATTCTTTTTCATAGTCCATAGTCTTTCTTAAAAGAACAGGATAATAAGTTTCACCTTGGTGTTCAATGGGTGTTTCTAAACTATCAACATCACCATAGAATCTTTCAACTTCACCTTTTCTGTACGATTGTAAAAGACGACTAAACTCCTCATGTTCTAAATTAAAACTACTAATGTTTGTGAATTTAAATTTAACATCTTCACCAAGATTTATTAAATCTTTTTTCATCACTAAATGGTCAATTAAAGTTCTCCATTTATAATGGTCAAAATATGGCATCAAATCTAAAATTCTATCTTTTTCTTTTGGAGTTAAAGGAACTAATGTTCTACCCAAGAAATATTGATTAAATTGTTCTTTATCTGAATAAAAACATTCATAAGACCCGCCCATTCGATTCATTTCTATTGGCATTGTCTCATCACCATAGTATGATTCAAATACTTTGTTTTCAATTTTGTTAAACCTATCAATTCCCAAAAGATTATATGTTAGATACAATCTATCAAAATCAATCCATTCCATTTCATTAAAAATGTGTTTAACTTTTGACCCTTTTAAATTTAGTTTTTTCATTATTGAATCAACCAAATTCATATTTGATGATTTTAAATCTTTCTTTGGAATAAAAAAATAAGTGAATTTTTTCCAACTGTTTGGAATTTTAATACCGTTAACCAAATAGTATGTAAGACTATAAAATGACTCCGGTGAATCCCACTTAAAATCCTGTGGATTTTCAATTCCTAATTTATCCCATATTTTTTCTAAAAAGAAAATAAAATGATTTTCAGGTTTTACGCTTTCATCAACATGAACACTTCTTAAAAAACTTTGAACCGCAACATAAGTTGGATTAACTTTCATGCGAGCTCCCATTTTTTGTTTTTTCTTTGTGATAAATGTTCCTGAGTAGAACAATTTAGTTTTGAAATTAAATGAAAAATATTCTGTTGTTTTTCTTTCAACAAAAAACTTACCTCCGACTCTTCTTTGCTTTGTATATAATTGATACTTTAAGGAAATTTTATTTTCACTTTCTTCAATAAAAAATCTATATCTTATTCTAAATACTGACGCGCAAGGGTTGCCATAATGTTTAACAAAATCATCCTCAGAAAATAGTTGGGTGTCTGTGTAAAACTTTTCTTTGTTTTTTGTAAAATGAACTGACTCATAACTGTTATTATGTTTTGAGTCAATATCACAGAAGTTTTTATAAAGTTCAACTCTGTAATTCTTTTTTTCAATAAACTTATGAAATGTTTTTCCTTCTACTTCTAACATAGTACAAAGATAAATAAATTTTGGAAATTAAAAAACTAATTCAATGAAATTTTTCCCATATGGTGGTCCATAAAATTGGAAACCACATTATTTAAGGTGTTTTTTTTAACCTTATTTTGAATTTCTAAAATCACCTGAATCATCTGATTTCTTGTTGGTGCTATTTCTTTTTCTTCTTTTTGGTTTTTTTCGGCAATTTCTCTAATTTTTTGATAAAACTTTGAGCCGTCATTGTCACCAATTAATAGCTTGAGTTGGTCAGGGTTTTGTGTAAAAAACTTGACAAGGGTTGTCATGTAAATTTCTATATCGACATTATTCATATGACAAATTTAATAAAAATAATTTATTCAGTAAAATTATTAAACAAAAATATGTAAGTCAGATTCTTCAGGTAAATCTCGTAAATCTTCAGGTAATGCGTTTGAATTACTATTTTTTAAATTAATAATAGACAACTTAGGAAGGTCTTTAATACAGTCTGGTAATCTCTGTAAATTAGGATTGTCAGGTAGTGATAAAAACTGTAACTTAGTCAAATTACATACTGCCGGTGGTATTGTAGCGACACAACCAACAAAGTGAATTGCTGTTAAATCTGTAAAATTACCAATAGTATCAGGTATATTTAAATCCAATTTTGAACTTTTAGCAATAAACTCAAGTCTTGTTATGTTTTTAGGTAATGTTGTGAAAAATTCATCAAACCCATAAAGTGCAATAAATTTAGATGCTGAATCACTTGGATATTGTACAGAAACTTTTGTTCCTCCTGCAGTAGATAAACCTTTCATAAACTCAAATTTAAAGTATTCTTTCAAACCTTCTTCATTAGTATTCAAAAAGTCAACCAAATCAATTTGTCTATCTGCTGGGTCCATAAACTGATTAGATGGGAAGTGGAATTGGTACCTATATGCTGGAAGTCCAGAAACTTCACCATATTCTTTATCGGCAGTATACTTCATTCCTGAATTTGGTATAACCACATATAAAGGTCCATCCTTGATGTATCTATCAAACCAAGTAAGACCTGGTGATGATGTACACCATCTTGTTTCGCCTTTACCAGGTTCTTGATATGAACCTCCGTAGAAACATGCCGCATCTTTACCTAATTTACCGGTGTCTGAAATTCTTGCAACTGTCCAATTTTGACCTCTATACACAATGTCAGCTCCAGGGTGTGCGTAAGTTTTAGATGCCTCTTTCTTTTCAGTTGCACTTGCTTTAGTTTTTTCTAAACTAAAATCTTTAACATAATCATATAATGTCTCAGGTGTTAATTTATTAATATCTCTAGCATCTTGAGGTAGTCTATTTTTAAATCTTTCAAACTTTTGTAAGTCGCCAGTTACTTTATACAAGTCTTCTAAGAATAAATCTTGATACTGTTTAAGTGCTGATTTATATTGTCCTGATTGTGGGTCAGAAACCATTAGTGGGTGGTCTGATGGTAATTTAGGTGTCACAAAGTTTTTCAACAACCACTGAGCGTACTTACCAATTTTTACCTTTTCCATATCTTCAGGTTTTACTGAATCAATATCCATACCTTCAGGAACTCTTGTTGTTGGGTCGGCAGCAATTAATGCAAATAAAGTTTCAAAAGGCATAATACCTTTTTGCCCTCTTTCTTTTGGTTTAACAAATTTGTCAAATAAAACTTGAAATCTTGAACTTTCAACTATTATGTCTCGTAATATATTAGTAAATCTAATTGCCATCTTTTTAATTTTATATATAAATATTGCAAATTTTGAAAAAAATAAAACTTAGTAGTTCATAATGAGTAATTCTTCACCCATATTTTGTTTCTCTCCTTTCTTGGCTGCAGCTGCTTTTGCAAACTCTTTTTTAACCCAAGTGTATTGGTCTTCAGGAAACCACTGATGCAATAAGTCAAAATCGTAATATGATAATGAAAACTTACCTTGGACATTATGTAAACCATTTGCCAATCTTTCGTGGTCTTGTCTATCAAAATCATGATTAGAGTAGTAATTCTCAGTTTTCCAGTAAGGTGGGTCCAAATAAATGTAAGTGGATGGTGAGTCATATTTGTTAATGACATCGGCAAAATCCATATTTTCAACATCAGTAATTTTTAAAAAATGGTCTACCCAATCAGGTTTTGACAACTTATCTCTAAAGGTAAGATATTTTGATTTATATTTACCTTTTAAGTCAATAAAGTTGGATGTTTCAGGTTTGGACCCACTAAATACTTGTGTTAGAATATAAACGTATTTAGCCGCCACCTCATAATCGCCAGGTTCTACGCTGAAACCTTGATTAAAAACTTCAGCCTGAAAGTTGATAAATTGTTGTTTATAAATTTCAGGAGTAATGTCCACACCTTGTTTTTGACAATCAATAGAGTTGATTGCCCTTAACAATTCAGTAGGGTTTTGAACACACTTGAATAGATTATAGTTCAGTGGATTAAAATCATTATAAACCACTTTTTTAAGATTTGGGAACTGTTTTAGGTCCATATTATAGAAACACCAAAACATCCCTCCAAAAGTCTCTAAATAGACTTCCATATCTTTATCATAGAAAGGGACTATCCACTTTCCAATTTTACTCTTACCTCCAATATAACTTAACATATTTCAAATATAGTTTTTTTGATATTTATTTTCAAATGATTAATACATAAATTATAGGTATGAAAAAAGAAAAAGCAACAGAAGTAGAGTGTAGTATTTGTAAAAAAGGTATGTCCAACTCTCAAATTTGGATTACTATTTTGGCGGTTTACATGTTAATCGCAGCTGTCTACGGAACAATAGAAATCGTTAAAAATATAATGTCTTTATTTTAATATATTATTAATTTGTTCTCTTTGTTCGTTAGTTAAAGTCAGATTATTCTGTATGCTTATTTTTATGTAAAAATTACCAACAGTACCATCAACTTTATATCCTTTTTTGAAAAGTCTTAATGGTTTTTCAGTATCAAATCCTTCAGGTAGATTTATTTTTATATTACCATCAGGATGAGGTATTTCAACTTGGTCGTTTATTAATAAGTCTTTGAAATTTAATTTTAGATAATAAATCAGGTCATTTCCTGATTTTTCAAAATTGTTGTGTTTTATACACAAAACTTTTAAAATTAAATCACCTCTACCATATTTAGGTATTTCATCCCCCATACCTCTCATCCTCATAAAGTCACCATTATCTACGTTGTTTGGTATTTGTACGTTAAACTTGCTGTGGTTAGAAATAACCCCATTACCATAACAAAATCCACAAGCATCAATTAAATGTTCACCAGTACCTTTACATTCAAAACAATTTGATTGTATTTGTGTTTTAAAAAATCCTGTACCAACTGTTTGTACAATAAACCCTCTACCTGCACATCTTGTGCATGTTTTTTTAGTTCCACCTGTTCCTGAGCAACTTTCACAAGATTTATTTGTGTCAACTTCGATTGTTTTTTCTACACCTTTATAAGATTCTTCAGGTGTGATTACTATTTCAATAATTTTGTCAGCTGGTTTAGGTTGTCTTTGTGAATGCCCCATCATTTCCTCAAAAATTGACCCAAACCCACCATTACCAAATGGGTTTCTACGTTTCATGTCGTAATCACTTCTTTTATTGTCGTCCCCTAAAATATCATAGGCTTCAGAAATTTCTTTAAATTTTTCTTCACCGTTTGGGTTTACATCTGGATGGTATTGCTTACTTAGTTTTTTATATGTTTTTTTTATATCCTCTTGTGTTGCATTTTCGCTTACACCTAATATTTCGTAATAGTTTTTCATAATGTCAAATTATATAATAGTTCTTTTTAAGAATAGGAAAAAAAGAAAAATTATCAAACGTTATTCTACAGAAAAAAACGCCATATCTTTTTTTAAAAAACTTGTAAAACAAAATAAAGAAATAGTTTTTGATAAGAAAATAGAAAATGCAACACCAGTTAATTACCACATTGGTTTACTAACAAATCAATCCAATGTTCAAAATACTTTACATTTTGTTGATGATTTAGGTAGAAATCATGTTGCAAACTTACAAGATAAAGAATACGTTTTTATTGATATTGAAAAGTACAATGTGGAAGAAAAGATATATGATTATCAACTTAAAGACAAAATCAGTTTTTCAGAGTTTTTAAAGAAGTACTGTAGTAATAATGAGTTGAAAAACATCTTTTCATTAAACAACAAAATATGTATACAGATAAATGAAACTATAAGTCTATTTTCATTGAAAGACATTGATGAGTCTTTTAGGTTTTTAAATATTTTAGAAAAACACTTTTATGAAAATTCAAGGATGGATGCTATTATTGTTAGGGATGTATCAAACGCACAAAGAAAATGGATTTACAGCGTTTTAGAAGAGATGGGTTTTGATAAGAAAAATTTATACAGACAAAAAACTACTTTCTCAAAAAGGTAAATTCAACGTTTGAAATTTGTATCGTGCATTTTTTTTCATTTTGATTCAACATCAGATGTTGTAATAGATTAGAAAAGGTGCCTTCATCCAAAGACACCTTTAATTCAACTTTTTCATTTTTGATAAATGAACTTTCAAGTAAATCTGAAATTTGAGCCAGTTTTTCTAAATCACCCCTAAAACTCTCTTGATTCTCTGCCATAAATTCATTTTTTCTTCTTCAAATATTGTATTTCTTATATCTGAAGGTTTAAACATTTTTATTTCAGAAGAAAACTTTTTTTTCTCTTCTTCGTTAATCTTGTTTGATTTTTTTACTTCCTCCTTCAAGGACTCCATTTCCCTCAGAAGTGGGTGTAAGTTTTTGTTTGGCTCCATTAGTATTTAAACTTGTTAATTCATTTGTGTCAAACTTTAATGTTCTTAAAGTATCTATATCCCCATTTTCAAATATACCTTTCAATTCTGAAACTTTCAACTTAAATAGTCTTTCTTTTTCTTCTCTTTCTAAATTAGTTGATATTACAGCATCGATTGTTTTTTCAACAATATCGATTAACGATGGATTGTTTTCACAAACAAAAGATGTGATAGTTCTATTATCATTATTTTGATTTTGTAATATTTCAATTCCTTCAGGAGCTCTTTTAAGAGTCGACCATGTCGATGGGAAAATCATATCAAAAGTTACATAATTTTTTAAAATTCTAACAGAGTTAAGATAAGTTGACGTTTTGTTAATAAATTCACTATAAACCATTATACCATAATTAAATAAGTTAATACATATGATATTGCAATACCATAATATAGTTGTTCATATTTTTCAAATTCATAAGGTGCTGGTGGATTTGAATATACTGACCTTACGAAACTAAATATAAACTTTGTTAGTAATAATATAGAGAAAATAAAACAAAAAAGTAATAGATAATTAATCATTTTTTTCTTCTTTACTGTGGTTCAAAATTTCAGTTCTTAACTGTTGTGTTAAACTTTTTAATTGTTGGCAAGTTTTTCTAGCTCTAGTACCTGCAGACTTATTACCTCCATAAAATTTGGTTGTATCAACTGAAAGTTCTTCAATTAATGTTTTGATTTGTTCTAAAGTTTCCATTTAAAAATTTTTATACATTTATTTTTTTTAATTTAAATACGTGGTTTGTAATGTAAAGACTAATCAATCAGTTTTACAGACCTTTCTAACATCTTATAAATTTCGGTAAAAATTTCTACGTCTGATTTACTTTTTGGTGTTTCTAAATCAAACATATGATTAAAAAATTTATCTACCGTTTCTTTTATTTTTTTATCGTTTTGGTTATAAAACGTATCAAAAAAGAAATTCTCAAAGAATAAAATATCATTTTGATTAATATCAAATTCTATATTTTCTTTTTTAAAATTCTCGATTGTTTTATTTAGACACCAAACAAAATGTTCTTTTTTTTGTTGTTCCGTCATTCCAGTTTTGGTTTCTAACGAATCAATGTCTTCCTCACCTAAATATGTCATTTTTATTAAACCATAAAAGGAAAAACAAAAGTCTCTAAATAGTTCTGTGTATTCTGGTATAATATTGTTTGCTAAATACCAAGCAACAATATCTTCTTTTTCCATAGGTTTTGCCAACCAATCAAAAAAATTCCCCATGTTATTACTAATAGACATGGGGAAAATATAGTATAATTTTATTAGAAATGAATTTTAATTATTGTGTTTTTCTATCATAACCAATTAAACTTTTCATTTTTTCCATTTCGGTCAAAACATTTTGTTTGTCAGTGGATTCTAACTTCATCATAATTTTGTCAGCACCTGACTCAGACCCGCTCTTGTCAGTAACGACAGGTTGAGGTGCTTTGTTATATGCCTTCTTTTTTAATTTTGACAAATAATTATTTTTTCTTACTTCATCTCTTTTTGCGTTCACAGGAGTTTCTACTGCATTTGCCCATTTTGGGTTATTACCTGTTTCTGATGAACCTTTTACATATTTAGATACTCTTTCTTCATTTGGTTCAAAAGTGTCGTAATCTAAGTTCTCTAAACTTGCCGCTGTGAAGTTAGTTATATATTCATCAACCGCCTTAGATGGTACGTAAGCCATTTTATCCATTTTTTCAAGTTCTCCATTCCCTTTGGGAAAATTCTTTGGTGACATTTCGTATTTACCTTTAGAACCTGTTTTTAAATAAGATTTCATTTTTTTAACAACACTATCAATATAGTCCTCTTCTTGTTTTTTAGATTGACCTAATGATGATTTCAAATATGTATCAGATTTAGTTGCTTTTTTTCTTTTTTCTTCTAAAACAATATTCTCAATTAAACTTATCATTTCATTTTCTGTAAAAATCAATCTTGACTCTTCAACTTTTGCCTTTCCTTTACCTGGCCAATCTTTTTTTGCTCTCTTAGCAAAGTATAATTGTCCCATTTTTTCTCGACTTGAGCTTGGTACTTTTTTACCTAATCTTTTTAATTCTGAATTTCTTTTCTTAATTTTTTTAATTTCGGTGTCTATCTCATCAATTGTCATATCTGCATACTCACCAGTACTTTTAACTTCAACATCTCCTTTCCATTTTTCAGTTATGTATGACTCTTCAACGGGGTAAGTTTTGTTTCCGACTCTAAAAGTTTTATCTCCTCTTTCTCTTGCTGCTGATAATGCACCTGAAAAAGCATTTCCTTCTTCAACATCTTCTTCTTCTAAATCCAACTCATATAAAGTTTCTTCCACTTCTTTTTTCATAGAACGAAGTGCTTTAAAGTCTGCACCTGTAATTTTACCAAATGGTTTCGCCTTATCTATTTTCCGTCTACCATCTGTAAATCCATCATATTCTTCATCTAAATAAAATTCATCTTCTTCTTCAAATGATTGTCCAAGTTCTCTATCTTTATTTTTCATATGATGTTTCATTCTTCTTATGTTTGGCATATCGTCATCTTCAAATGAAAATGTATTTTCTAAATCTTCGTCTTCCTCTCTGTTTCTAAAAAATCTTTCTATATCTTTTTTTGGTATATCTCGTAAATTTTTACCCCCAAAAAAAGGATGAGAATCATCCATACCTCCTAATTCATTTATATTACCTTCATATGTACCACACTGTTCGCATGTTTCACCTTCATACATTTTACCACCACATTGTTCACACATTTCTTCTTTCATATTTTTATTTTCAAATATTTTATTTTCTATGTCAAAAATTCTATTATCTATCTCTTCAGATATAATTCTTTTTGTTATGTTTTTTATGTAATTTTCCATAATAATAAATATTACCTTTAATGGAAAACTTAAATATAGTCTATAAGAATTTTTAGAATTTCAGATTCACTTAATCCAGTTCTATATGATACGTTCTCAATAGCCTCTTTTAATTTTGATTTTTTCTTAGTTTTTTTAGGAGTTGACTTTGTTAATTTAGTATTAAAACCACCCGTTTTACCAAATTCTAAAGCGTTTATATCTCCCTGATTACAATAAGGGAAAGTTTTACATTTTTCTTTTGGTTTTACAAATAACCCACCAGGTAATTGTGTTTTTTTAGACGGTCCCCAACTATTTAAGTTTTTAGCCAAAAAAGATGCCCCTTCATATGAACCTGAAGACGCCGAACCAGTGGCTTCGGTTGCTTCTATTTTTTCAACATCTTCCTCTTCGTTGAAATTCAAAGCGGGGGCAAAACTTCCTGCCGATGCCGCTCCCATACCTTCTTTGGTTTCTTTTTTTGTTTTTTTGTATTCTTTTTTTGCTTCAGTATCTTTAGAAAACAAACTAAATATTGGTCTACTAATTGTTGAAGATTTTTCTTCTATCAACTCTCTTAGTGCGTTTTCTATTAACTTTTGGTGGTCTATATTTTTCACTTACTTATATTTTTAAATTTTTAAATGTGCTGGTCCACATATGTTTTTGTCTATACATCTCATAGTAAAATTCGGTAAATGCCTTTGTAATATAATCAGTAATGTCCCCTTTTATTTTTCCATTTCTAATTTCTTTTCTTATCAAATCAATCATTTGATTTTCAAATTGTTTTAGGGTACTAGAATTGAAAAAACTTTTGATTTCACTTTTAACAATTTTTTCTATTTCTTTTTTATCTGATTGTGAAAACGGCATGATTAAAAAATTAATAGTCCTGTTAATGTTAGTATTATAGAACCTCCAACTACCTGTATGAATGCACTTTTTACTTTATGTTTTTTAAATTCTTTTCTTAACCTTTCGTTTTCGTCTGACATTATTTTAAACTTTTGTTCGGTATTTGAAACCAATATTTTGTTTGTGGAGTCTAACTTCTGCCAACTTGAAATTAATTTTTCCATATAAAAAACCTTGTCGTTAAGTTGTATGATTTGTTTTTCGTTAAGTTTATTTATTTCTTTTAATCTATCATAGTCATTTAAATCCAATAACATTTTTTGTGCAACCCCATAAGGTATACATATTTCTGAAGTATCTTGAGGTTTTGGTTTTTGAGCGAAACTATTAAACCCAATAAAAAGAATTAATAGTAAAATTGTTATTCTATTCATCTTAAAAATTATATCTTTTTCTAAGCAAACTATCTACTTGTTTTTTGTCTGCGTTTTTTATCTCTTCTTTTTTTTGAGTGTAGTAGTTATTAACTTCCTTTTTTTCTATTTTTATATTTGATATTTTTTTATCAATATCTTTTACTTTTTGATTATAAGAATTGATTGAATCATTTAAACTTTTTTGAAGGTTTTTTAGTTCTCCGATGTGTTTATCCAATTGCTCCAATTTATATTTATCCAACTCAGACATTTCTGGTTTTTTTGTTAAAATCAGTATTAAAAGATAAATGATGGCAAATACACCAACACCTATTAAAATTTTTTGCCAATATTTTTTTAAAAATTCCATATTATTCTTCTTCTGTAAATTTAGTTTTTTTCCTAACTGAAATTATTTTTGCCCATTTGCTTTTAAATTTTTCAAAAAAAGATTTTAATTTGTTTGTCAAATCAACAAGCTCTTGGTCCAATTTAATCATATCACCATTTATATATACACCGTTGTTTTCACCAATAGAATAGAAAAACTCAACGTCAGCATCAACTATCTTACCACTCCATTGAACTGAATTACTATAAACATTTAGTACTCCAAAGTCTGAAAGGTCAGATACTTCATTAACAAATTCTTCCATGGTTTCTTGATAAGATTGTTTTTCGTCGTTTGTTAATTCCAACTCTTTTTTATCTTTACCGTGAAGAGTTAAAAGACCCCCCGATATACGATAAGTTTTACTTTTGTCTTTTTTTACTTTATCAACATCCACATCAGTTTCTTGTTCTTCATCTTGTTCGATGTTGTCTTCAATACTTTTTGCCATATTAATTGGCCCTACTTGTTCTTGCAAAAGTCTAGACCTTTTCAACAACATTTTTATTTCATCATACTGGTTCATATTCTTCTAATAATTTTTCAAAATTGTTAAAATTGAAAGATGGGTTTATATCTCTACAGTTCGAATTGTAATTGCTTTTTGTTGCAACTCCGTTAAAGTTTTCAACTCCCGATAATTTGACATTTGTTTTTGTTGTCTTTTTATCGATGTTAAACTTTTCACACAACTCATGTGTTAAAAAAACCAAACTTTCAATTTGTTTTTGAGTATATGGGTCCCAAAAAAATTGTTCTCTCCATTTTTTTTCAAAAACTTTCTCTTTATAAATATCACCTATCCAATTTAAATAGTTTGTTTCTATTGGTATTTTTTTTAACCAAGTTAAATTCTCTAAAACAATAGTTATGGAGTTTTTGTCAACCGACTCATCACCTATGTAATTTGAATACATATTAGGTTCTGAAATCATAAATATTTCACCACTTTTATTAATTAAATAATTAGGTATATGTGGGTTATTTTGATTGTACCTGTGTAATAATGATTGTATATAAAATCTATAAGGCCTTTTAGTATCGGCCAAAATTATTTGACTTTTTTTGTCGTTACGAGACAGAACTTCAGATTCTATTAATTTTGAAATTACCTGTATCATTCTTAGTGTATGAAAGTCTTCTATTTGTTATTGTTTGAGTTTCTTCTGTATTATTACTAATAATTTCTTCAGGTGTTTCTTCTACTACTGGTTCAGTAATGTCTAATAAATTATCAGGGACATTGACTTCCTCTTCAACTTGGTGGGGAAGTTCATGGGGAAGTTCGTGGGTAACTTGGGGGGTGACTTGAGGGGCGACTTGAGGGGTAACTTGGGGGGTGACTTGAGGGGTAACTTGGGGGGTGACTTTCTGTTTTAGGGAATCATCTTCCTCATCTTTTCTATTATTTTTGAATGCTTGGTTTGTTGCAATAACTAATGTAATGGCTAAAGGGTCAAACACAAAAATTAAAATTAATATGAATATGTTTGCGGTTTTTTTAACACTCCACCCGGTAAGTTCACTGATATATTTTATGGTCCCAAGTTCATTACCTGAAATCTCTTTTGATTCTAATTCAAGTACTTTTATATCTAATGCGGTAATACTGTCATTAAGAGCGTCCACTTTACCTGACATTTTGTCACGATTTTCAATCGCCAATCCTAATTGTAATTCAAATGATTTACGATTCGCATTATTTGCTCTTGTTACAACCTGGCCTGTTTGTCTATCTACGCTTTGAGTTGTAGTGTTAGTCGATAAGGCGTTTCTTAATTTTGAGATGTCTTTATCTAATATTTGTTTTTCTTTTTGATACTCGTTTTTAATTTCCTCAAATCTTTGTTTTTTTACTTCAATGTTTTTTACTTCCTTCTGACCAATTTCAAGTTTTGCAATGTTAGTTGAAAACCCTGTACTTAAAAGTCCATATATCCCCAATGACGTAATAAGAGATAAAGTCACAAGAGCAACAGTCATATATAATTTTAATACTCCGTAAGTTTCTTTCCACTTGTCGTGGAGATATGTTGCGATGGCAATTTTTGATAATTCTAAAAACCCACCCATTATTATTACAGGTAAAGCGACTCCAACAAACACAACGGATAAACCAACAACACTATAATACGCAGCAGTCCCTGATAATCCGAGAGCACAAAACAACAAAAACCAAGGTAGTAATTTTTCTTTCATATTAATAACTATAACAGATAAATATTAAAGATAAATAAAACCCTCACCGGCGCCGATGAGGGAGTGTAGTTTCATTCTACCGTATAGATAGAATTGAGGATTCTCACCCAGGGTCCTTCGTGTCCCATTCCGCCGAGTTGTAAGGGTAATCTCGGTTCAACCCTATAAGTAAATAACTAATATGTTATTGTTTTTTATTCCTTCTATTGTAACTCTTTTTGATTTTTTTTCTTCAACATCAGTCTTTAAAAACTGACCATCATTTGAAAATGCAGATGTTATTATATTGAAAAAATTACCATCTTTATTTAGTAAAATTTCAACATAATTAAAATGCTTGTCGTCTTCATTATCCTTTCTTTTTTTAACAAAAATAATTTGATTATTTTCAGGTTTTTCAGTTTCGAATGAATTATAAATTTTTTCTAAACTATTTTCAAACAATTTTTTTATCATGGAGTCAGGAACTGCTATTCTTGGTGGTTGTACGTATTTTGAGCGTCTAGTTGCAAGGTGGTCGTTATACATATCAACTAAACTATCATAACTTTCTTTACCAAACCTTTCTTTTCTTTGGTGGTAAGTTGATTTTAATTGTATCAATTTATTATCTATGATTTTAGAAAATAAAACCGTACCTCTATCTTTTTCTTTTTTAGATTCAACTATGATGATATTTTTTAATACGGATAATAAATTCATATCATATAAATACAAAAAGGGTGAGAAAAATCCCACCCTTTTTAATTTTCCCGTACCGATTAGAGGATTTTAAACCCGACACACTAACCGCGGTGTCACGACGACTTACGACCCCAGGAGTAAGCTTCCCGACAAACACTGATACATGTCTCATTGTTTGTTATACAAAGATAAGTGTTTTTTTTAAACTGCCAAAACTTTTATCATAAATATTCAAATAAATCTGAACATTCGTTTCGTAGTTTACGAAGAGCCTTTTCTTTGATTTGACGAACTCTTTCTTTTGTAAGACCAAAATCTGTACCAATATCTTCCAAAGTACGAGGTGTGCCGGTAATACCGTAGTAATCCTCAATAATTACTTTTTCACGCTCATCCAATACTGACATAATTTCCATCATTTTAAGTTTGAGAGTGTCCTTTGTTGAAAACATTTCATCAGGTGAAACGATATTTTCATTTTTTATTACATCAATTAATGTGTCTCCGTCTTCATTGATGTGCATATCCAAATCAACAATTTTTGGAAGTTGTGCAAACTTTGCGGATAATTCCCCGTTAGTTTTTTCCAAAACCTTTTTTTCTTTTTGCATATCTTGAACAACATTAACCGGGAGTCTGATTGTTCTTGAATTATCATTTAGTGATTGAAGGATTGATTGTTTAATCCACCAAACAGCATAAGAAATAAAACGGTTGTTCTTGGTCCAATCAAAATTCTTAATGGCCTTTAACAGTCCATAATTTCCTTCAGCAATTAAGTCTGATAGGTCAATACCTTGATTTTGATATTGTTTTGCAACGGTAATAACAAAACGTAAGTTGCCCTCTAAAAGTTCTTTATAGATTAACTCTTTTTCTCTTTCAGTACAGTTTTCATCTGTAATCATTTTTGAAAGGATTTTTTCCCTTTCAGGTGTCATTACTTTTAACTTTCGAATGTCTTTTAAATAAAGTTGAATTTCGTCTTGGTTAATCGGGTTTGAAGATTTAATTTCCTCGGTTTTCTCTCTTTCCATAATTGTCTAATATTTGTTTTTCTTCCTCTGTTAATGACTCTATACCTTTTTCTGAAATCTTATCCAAAATTTGGTCTACAGTCGGTTTCTCTTTTTTTTCTTCTTTTAAAAATGGATTTTTAATCATGTCTTCCGTTAGTGGAAATATGAACTCCATTATATTGTTCATTCTTTTCTTTTTTTCTTCTGATAATTCATCTTTATGTACTCCTTTTGTTTTTGTTTCTTTTTTTACTCCATCTATATTTAAAAAATCTCTCTTCAATTTTCGTTCCATTTTGATGTCCACGTTTTCTGTCGCCTCCATCAAAAAATACTGCTCAACTACTCCGTCCAAACACATATCAACGTATTCTTTTAGTTCCATAAAAGGTTCTTTGGTTCTAAAGTGTAAAACTACACCAAACTCACCATAATTAAACTTTAGGTATTCACTAGAAACCACCGTTATTAGCTGATACGAAATGTCCTCAATAAACTTTTCCATTTCTGTGAAATCACCGAAAATAAAAAGCATATATCTTTTGTCTTGTGATTTCATTTCTGTTTTCTTCTTTCTCATAAATATCTTTTAAACTCGTTTTGAATATGATACAATTTGGTAAAAATCCTTTTTTCCTTCACAATATTCTAACACTAAAGTTAATAATGTTTTGAACATGTAGGCGTCTTTTGTTTGTTTTTCGCAGATGGTAAATAACTCAATAAAACTCACAAGGGTGTCCATCTTATAATACCCATGATTGTCTAAAACATCAAACTCATATAAATGTTTTTTGTAAAAATTAAGTTCGTAACTATTTCTTTCTTCTGTGTTGTTGAATGGTTCCGTTGTTTCATACAAAGATAATACTTTTTTTACAAACTTACCAACAATCACTTTATTATATTCACATTTTACTAAAAGGTCAGTAATCCAGTGCGTATGACTTGGTGTTCTTAAACGTTTGTTAGTTTCTTTGTATTTTACAATAAAGTCAAGTTCAGGATTTTCACCTCTATTTCCCTGATAAATTGCAACCATAGTTCCGTCTACCATTGTATACGTAGAGAGGGGTGAAAAGGTTACCCCTTTTTTAGAATAAGTTAGGGTCATAATTTTATTTTTTTAAAATTGAGTCTTCAAATATTTTTTTTCCTTTACTATTAATATCTAACATTATGTAATTTCTATTAGTATTAATACACGCCCTACCTGTTGTTCCAGAACCCGCAAACGGGTCAAGTACTAAATCTCCCTTGTTAGAAAACATATTTACTATTCTTTCTAATAGTTTTACAGGTTTTTGTGTTGCATAATCAAGTTTTTCGCTTCCTTGTATTTGGTTAATGTCAATCCACAAATCCCTTACCGGAATACCATCCATTTCGTGTAAGTATTTTTTTACTCTTGGGATTCCATTAGCATTGTATTCCAATCTTTTTTGGGAATCTAACTCTTTCATTTTTTCTATAGACCACCACCATTGTTTGAAATGTCCATTCCATTCGTATCTTAAATTAGGTCTCTGTACAACATTAGGTTGTGAGTTGTGAGCGGCGCTGGTGGTGTACTCACCAATATCATCTTTTTTTAGATTATTTTTTTTCTTGTAATCATCGTTATATGGTAAATACTGTGGATTATACGTATACTTTGTGGATTTTGAATACACGATAATGGTGTCGTGAAATCTCATCAGTTTTTTAGATGATTTTTTGTTGCCCCCACTTTTCCAAACTACTTCATTTCTAAAATTTTTTTCACCAAACACTTCATCTAATACAATTCTAATATGGTGTGAAACTGAAGGTTCCACATGAACAATTATAACACCAGAACTAACCAATAGATTATGCATGATTTCTAATCTTGGTTTTATAAAATCATTTCGGTATGATTCGTATGATTTATACTTATCGTCAAAGTCATCAAAGTCTCTTCCAGTGTTATATGGGGGGTCAAAATAAATTAAATTAATTTTTTTTTTCTCTTCTCTTAGTTTAGTTAGTTCGATTAAATTATCCCCTACAATATATTCGTTCATATTTTTACTTGTTAACATATTAATAAATACTTAAAAAAACCAATTAATAAACCACTAATCAATAATTTTAATCTCTGTTAACTTTTTTATTATATTCACTCTCAAGAACTTCTTTTGCTTTGTCCAAATAATTTAACCAAATTTTTTTAGGGACACTAGTTATTAAATAATTAGGATTTTTAGGGTCAATTAACTCACGTTCGGGAATTGCAATAAAAGACCATTTTTCAATATTACCATAATCTTCCGTATCCGGTCTAGAAAACAAATAAATGTCGGCCTCACCAACAGAGTATGAAACGTGACCAGTAACAGATGAGTTTTTGTTTTTTTCAGATTTTCTACGTGTCTGTTCTAAGTGAAACTTATCGGACCTAATTTTACCTTGGATAGTTATTAATCCATCCCAAGTAATTAAATCATAACCACTCCCATTCAAGTCATTATCGTCTCGTTTTTTAATTTTTAAAAAAGTATTTTCATTTATCCAATCCATTTGGATGTATTCATTGGATTCTGCTAATATTTTTCCTAAATCTCTTAATTTTTTTAATTCAATTAGTTTAAAAAACGCAATAATAAGATAGTATACCAACTTATTTTCTTTTTTTATCAGTTTTAGCGTGTTTTCTGAAATCATTTTTTTTTATTTATACTATAAAAATAATAAAAATATTTAGAATTACAAAACTTTTGACACATTATTTTCTTTTTTAATTTTAACAACACTGTCCGCCCATTGCGACACTAAATTCGTGTGTGTTATAACAAAGATTTTTTCAAAATAGTCTTTAATCTTAGTGAAGAACTCATAAACCATATCCAAGTTATCATTACTTATTTTTCCAAAGACCTCATCCCACACTATTATATTTGGTTTTGAAAGTGAACATACTTTTGACAGTACAGCTCTTAATGACATAGCTGCGATGGTTCTTTCATATCCTGAACCAGAAACCATCAGTTTTTCAATTCCAGTTGAGTTATCAATCATCACAAACTCCACCTCGTTTTTATCGTTAATTCTAATCTCCAATTTAAAGTATGAACTATCCTCCATCAATCTTTGAAGTTCTGAATTGATTAGTGGCATCATAGTCTTCATAATCATTTTTGATATTCCATTCTTACCAAACAACTCCAAGTAGATTTTAAAGTTCTTTTCTTTTTCCTCTTCTTTTTTGATTTGTTCAATCAGTTTAAGGTTATTTTCAATTTTTTCTTGGTTGTTAGTATTACCCACCTCCAGTGTTGTAATTTCAGATTTCTTTGATGTTTTTTGTGTTTCAAGTTCATCAAGTCTCATATCCGCTTTAATCAACATTGTTTCAATTTGTTGATTGTCTTTAATCTTATCCTGTATCTCAAAATATCTTTTAAGTTTTGAATTAAAACTTTCAATTTTCAAATCACAACTTTCAACTGATAATTCGTATTTTTCCTTGATGAGTTTGTTTTTTTCATATTCATCAAACTCTTTTTTAAGTTGCACAAATGATTGTTCTTTGTTGGATAAATCCGTAATAAGTGTTGTTTTTGTGTTTTTTTGCACAATAAGTCCATCTAATTCTGCAATTTTTGAATTGGTGATTGCTGCATTCATTAACTCAATCCCACAATGTTCACATTTAATTCCACCTTCGACTGAAGACTTCAATTTGTTAATTGAAGAAATTTCCGTGTCAATTTGAACAATCTCTTTATAAACACTATTATATTGTTCTTTAACTTCATCATGTTTATCTTCATGATAAAACTCACTTGGTTCGACAACTTTAAGTTCATTTATTTTTGATATGAATGTGCTTTTTTCGTAGTTGATTGTGTTGATTTCTTCTTGTGTTTTTTCAGGATTCAACACAGAGATTTCTTGGTCAATATCAGAATGTTTTTTCTTTAACATTCCATCCCGATACTCTTTTCCTTTTTTAACTTTCTCCTCAATATCTTTCAACTCAATTTTAACTTCTTCAATTTTTTTCAAATTAGTAGAAATTGTATTTTTCAACTCTTCGTTGTTGTCTTTAAGTTGTTGTGAAGAATATACATTTGACATCTTTGATTTTGAAAAATCTCCATATACTTCTTTTGCAATTTCTTCTTTTCTTTTCAAAAACTCCAACCCCATAAATCTTGATAACACCTGACCACGAGCAGTTGGTTTTGCTTCCAACAATTCTTCAAGATTTGATGCTGTTGTAAGAATGGTCATTAAAAAGTCTTCTTTTGTTCCAATAGAAGTTTTAATAAATGCTTCAGTTTCACGTCTTTGTTCGCCAGTAAAGTTTTGTAAACTACCATCAGATAATTTTTTAAAGAAGTCCAATTCTGTTTTTACATTCCATTCATTTTTCTTGGACAACTTTCTTTCAATGTTTCTTACGATAATGTAATCTTCACCATCGATTGATACTTCACCTTTTACATAAACTTTATCTTTATTTGTAAATCGGTTGAATATTTCTTCAGCCTTTGTTGTTTTGGTTGTTTCATTAAAAAACAAGAACATCAAAAGGTCTACCGATAAAACCGTCTTACCACCAAAGTTTGGTGGGTCCGATTCAATAACAACAATACCGTTAAGTTTTTCAAAATCTAATTTTTGATTTTCGCCATAAGATAGAAAGTTTGAGAACTCAATGTTTTTAATATACCACTTTTTAAATTGTGTGGTTTCTTCGTGTTTTTCTAAAATCTTGTTTTCAACTATTTTATTAATTGAAAGGATTTCATCGGTATGACCTGTAAGACCTTTACCTTCCAAATATTGTCTCATTAAACCCAACTGGTAGTTCGCATCAGTTATATTAACTGACACATCTATCGTTTGAACCTCGTCAGTATTTGTGATTTTAGCCTTTGTTAAAACATTGACGTTGGTAGTGTTATACTTTTTGGAAAAGTAATGTTTAACACTTTTAATTTTGTCTTGTGTAAAATTTTCAGGCAAATCTTCCCAAACAACTTGTATGGTCGGGTTTATAAACTTTGAAAAATCAAGGTCTTTAATCATAATATTGTAATTAAATTTTTTTGGTGGATTAAATAAATCCATATTGATTAATCGTTTTCACCAACGTTGTGGAAACCTGATATTTGCACTTTTGTTCCGTCTTCTAATATTGTGTCATAATTGGGTGTTTCCGTAGTATCATTATCTGTTCCTTCAGAAACAACATCTTCAATATTTTCGGTGTCTCCTGACATTTGTGCGAACTTTTCTTTCAATTCTTCCATTTGTTTTTGAAACGCCTCATTCCATTTCTTTCTAAGAGTATATTCTTCTTGTTTAACTTTTTTGTTTCTCTTTTGAACTTTTGCTCTATGTGCTTTTGCCGCTTTACCCATTTTTATTTAATTTAAAATTTATTACTTGGTCTGTTTTGTTCGTACCATTCAATTACCGAATTGATTGCCCAAACAGCTCCTGATGACAAAACACCATCAAAGAACCATGAACCCCAAATCGGTGTATTAAACATATCATTTGTTGGTGAATAAATCAACAAGGATAATACAAAACCTCCCCATGTTGAAAAACACATCGGGCAGGATAATATCCCTGAAATAAACTCACCTAAAAAATGAAGTGGCATGAATTTATTTTCACCCCAATTTTTAAAAAAGTTTCTTAAACCCTGAAATATGGACCCATAAACCATAATGTTCATTAATCCATAACTTAAAATAAACCATACTAAAATTTCCATATATTTTTTTTTAACCGTTTAAATTGGAGCTTCCGTGAAATTTTGCGTTGATAAACGAATTATTTTTTGGTTGCTCTAATATTTTTTTTTCTAATTCTTTGTTTTTATTTTTTAAATCCCTTATTTCTGAATTTAAATTTTGGATGGTTTGTTGTAACATCTTCGACTTACCATCGTCTACAGAAATGTCTAAATTACGTCTAAGTTCGTCTAAATCATTATCCTTTTTAGACATTTCATTTTGATAAAAATTTTCCATTTCTTTTGTTTTAATTGAAAATTCTTGTCTAATGTTGTCAATTTCTGTGGACTTAATCGTAATTTCTCCGTTCAACTGTTGTATTTTTAACAACAGTTCATCCAACTGTTCGGAATTTCTTAACAGTTCGATTTCCAACTTGGCGTTTTTTTTACCAAGTTCGTTTATTTGATTGTCATCGGTGGTATATATTATTTTCTCAACCACTCTATCGACCGGAACTTCTTTAATTACTTCAACCTCTTTGATGACTTCAATAGGTACTTCTACCAGTTTTTCAACAATCACTTCCTTTATTAAGTCTTTTTCACCGGTTTCATTAGTATTTAAGTCTTTTTCACCTTCATTAAGTGGTTTTCCCAAAAACCCATATTTTTTAATATCAAATCCTTGTTTAAAACATAGATAAATAAAATTATCAACGTCTTTTATTTCTTTAGATTCACAAAATGCAGACACTGCCTGCATTATTTCTTTACTAAATATTTTGGAGTCTTTCTGTTCCATTTTCAATATCTTCAAATGATTTTATGGAAAACTTCAAAAATGGTTTTGGGTTATCTAAATCAACATAATTATAGTCCTTACTTTCAACATCATATATTCCATAACCGTGTCTTCCAATACTTTCACCAATGTTTTGTTGAATTGGACTTCCAATCATATAACCTTTACCTGTTTTAAATTTAAACTCTTGTCGTTTGTGAATATCACCACATAATACGGTTTCAAGTCCATCAAACTTTTCAACATCATATGCCTCTTCACCAAAGTCAAAACCAAGGTCTGTTTTCATTCCTTGAATTGGTCCATGAAATAATCCAATTCGGGTTCCTTTTGCTTCGGTTAAATCAGGTGGAATATTTCCTTGGTATTGTGAATATACGCACCAACTAATGTTCTCATCTTCGTAGACACCTCTATCTTTGTAGTAGGAAATATTATTACTATTAAGTGAACTAATAATAGGTGATAGTGCGTCCAATCTTTCCGTGTTATTTACCAAGAAGTCGTGGTTTCCAGGTATGATGATTGTCTTAGCTATATTTGAACATTCAGTCAATAACCATCTAACCATCTCAATAAGTTCAGGTGTCATCTGATTTTTAGAATGAACTAAGTCGCCAGTGAATACAATCCTATCTGGATTTAATTCTTTCCATTGTTCAATGGCAGTTTCCAAAATTGATTTATACAAATCGTGGTCTTTAAAAAGACGGATGTGTAAGTCAGAAAAGTGTACTAAAGTTTTAATCATTTAATTGTTCGGTTTAACCGTTATTGTATATTTTCTAGTATAACTTGAATCTTCGTTTTTTACTAATACACCTAACACAGGATTAAATGCGTCGGAGTCAAACATAATCGGTGTAACAACAACATTTAAGTTGGAGTTTTCTAATGCAATTTTTACTTGTTGAGTAATTGCCATCTCATTAATTTCTGTTTTCATAATTTTAATCATTTAATTGTTGTTTATCATTACAATATACCTCAAATGGTGGTTTATATGGGTCGTCTTGAATTGGAAAAGGATTCACCGGTATTGGTATTCTAAATGGTTCAGAAATATCAATTTTGCTACTTTCTTTCACCAAATCCATCTTTTCCACAATTGGTGCAATATCAATGTTCTTATCTTCTAATTTTCCATGAAGGTAACCTTGTAACCAAATATAAAATTCTTTATAACTTAACATAATTCTCTACAATAAAGATTAATTAAAATGGTTCTTGCCAATTTAAATTCTTTTGCTCTATTAAGTTTTAAACCATAAAGATTTGCAATACTTTTTAAATGTGGAAAAGCTTCCGTAATTGTCATTTTACTTACTTCCATTACTTGTCGAATAGTTGTAAATCTTTATTCACATTACCACAATCACTACACATGTAAGTAGGAAATGGAACAATCGTGTCTTCATGACTACCTGTCAAAAGTTTAGGAACTTTTTTTAACATAGTCACTTCTTTAAAATAAATTGATTCACATTTTTCACATTTAATAGTTTCTTGTTGTCTTAAATCAATTTTTGGTCTAATAATATCGTCGCTCATTTTATTATATAATTTATGTTTATTTTAATTGTTGAATTGTCCCAACTGGTATTTATGTACCAAACAGGTGTAATTGTAGTTTCCATAGTGAAATATAATTTATTAGTTTTATTTAGTCAAATATTCAGACATATCCATTTTCAAAATAGTGTCGACGACATCTCTTGGTATTCGGTATTCTTTGAACTCAACGTTTTCTGTTAAATGAACAATTACACCACCCATTAGTGGAATATTTTCATATTTAGTCCCTTCTAACATCTTTAATAATAACTTACCATAAAAAGGTAATTGTGTGTTGTAGTGACCAAGAGCGTTGTTTGGGAGTTTTTCAAAAGGTTTTTTCATGGGTTTTGTGTAGTCATTTACTTCCATGTTTTTTTCCTTGTTGGTTTTCCAATCCGTAATTACAATACCGAATCCGGTTTTTTGTTTATTTAACATTAACCAAACTTTATCGGGCTGACCAGTATATCCTAATTCAGGATGACCTAAAACAATCTCCGTATCAAGTAAGACAGCTCCTCGTTCTTCCATGAGTGACAAAAACTTTTTACCAGCCTTTATCATTCTATCGCCTTTCATAGTAAGTTCTAAATCACATTCAAATAATGGTTGTCGAACTTCTTTATCTATTTTGAATTTGTTAATTGTTTCTAATTCAAGTTCATAGTGAACCCTACTACCCATATTTGTTGAAATGATTCCGGATTGTTTCCACTCTTCTAAATAAGTGTGCATCGCATATGGACTACCTTTCGCCAATTTTCTTGCAACATCCTCAGCCGGAAATTCATCATAAAATAACTTCATCACTTTTGATACAGATGGGAAATCATCTCTAACAACACCATTCACATCTAACATTGTGTACTTGTGTTTATCTTCTTCAAAAGTTAATTGAAACTCTTTTTGTTTTTCAGAAATAATCTCTCGTATTTCTTTTGCTACTTCTTTTAAATCTATCATTTAAATTCTACATAATATTTTTCGATGTCACCTTTAAGGTCACACACATCTTTATCTTTTGGCAACTTCACTAACTTAACTCTGTTATATAAAGCTCCTCCGTTTAGTTTGTCATATAGGTTTTTAGCGTCGGTATATGCGTCGCCATCCAAGCAAACTATAATATTTTTTTTCGCCTTTGAGTATAGTTTTTCCCAAAGGTTGTCTGTTAAAAACTTCCCTAATAGACAAATTGAATTGTCCAAAAAGAAACTATCAAAGACTCCTTCAACAAGGTATATATCTTTTTTCCAATCAATTAAACTCTCATTAAAAATTAAAAAGTCTTTTGATGCTTCAGGGTTTTTGTATTTTAATTTACTTCGTGGGTTCCACGACCTTGATACGAAAAAGTTTAATTCTCCTTTTTTATCAAAAGATGGAACAATGATTCTACCGGAATATTCACCCTCTAAACATAGACCAATTTGATACTTTTCTATAATCTCATCAGTGATTCCTCTTTTTTTCAAATAATTAAAAGCCTCTTTTCTTGGAATATGAAGTGGGTGTATCTCGTCAAACTTTTTATATTCTTTTGGTAATTCAAGTTTTTTGTAAACCTTTTCTTTTTTTTCAAACTCATCGGGTCTAATTAATTTATATATTTTTTTATCTTTTTTTGAACCAAACTTATCTATAAGTTTTCCTAAGTGTCCGTGAGTACCATGCGTCTCAGCACACCCCCAACACTTGTAAACATGTTGTTGGTAATTAATCTCAAGGTTTCCCTTTCCATCTAACTTGTCAAGACCTTTAATTGTATATGAACACACAGGGCAATCAACCGATATTTGACCTCTTAGTTCATTTACTGATTTTGGTTCCCCAAAAATATTACCAATAAGGTCTATGATTAACTCTTCCGATTCCACATATAAAAGATAAGAATAATATGTGGATTGTCAATTAACAAAAAACCCACCTTTGTGGGTGGGTTTTAATATTTAAATATTTTTTTATCTAAAAGACAAATTTTGACGACAATATAATTGGTAGTTTTGTTTTTTTCCGTCAGTCTCTACCCTAATTATCCCTTCAAATTCGACTAAACCTTCTTCGTTCACTTTTTCTAATGAAGTACCGCCCCTTACTAATTTTTGTTTTGCTCTAAGCACAAAAGTTTCACCAGGGTTTACGGTAAAAGGAACTTGTTTATCAATTCTCATACCGCTATTCATAGGAAGAATCCTTTTTATAGTAATTGGTGCACTTCCAGAATTTTTAATACCTCTAAATGTAAATTCAATATCTTGTCCAAATCTAACTTCAGCATCTGGATTTCTCGCAACCAATGTTCCTGTCAACGGACCTCCAAACCCACCAATTGGACCTTGACCTTGCTCATTAATAAATCTACGTCTAATATGTGATTCATTCATTCTTGAATTATCTCCACCAACCATTGGTAACCACACATGTTTCATAAACAATGTGGCTAATGTTGCGAAAGTAAGAGACGCACCTACATTAAAGATTTTTTCTTTCGGTTCCTTTCTTTTAAAATCCCTTTTAATACTTCTAACTTCTCTTTTAATTTTTCTTCCTGTTCTTCTAAACCATTGAGCTAATTTTTTTAACCATTTTGGTTTTCTTTTTGATAATTCTATAATGTAGTTTTCAGCATCTTCTTCTGTCATATCTGCAAATAAATTATCTACACATCTTTCCATTGCCATATCATCGTTTTCGTCACAATTTTCTATAGCAACTTCAGCTTGCATATTTGTATTTTCATTAACAATTCTTCTAACAAGTCTTGTTAAATCTGATTCCGTTAGTCTTACTATTCTTTTCATAATTATTTTTTTTTACTTATTTTACTATAAATACTTTACAAATACAAAAAAAAAATAATTTACCAAATTTTTTCTTGTTTCATATAACCAAGAACACAAGTATAAGAATCTGCCATATCAAAACATTCTTTTTTTAATGTGTTGTTTTTGGTATAGTGCCATGTAATTTGAGGCTCTTTGTCGGATACTTTTCTCCAAATAATTTCTTTTTTATCTGTGTCTTTTGGTAATCCACCAAATAATACAAATTTATCTTTGTCGTTTTTTTGAAGTAAATCAGGCCAAGCATACTTTCTTGAGTTATATGTAGATATATAATCGGGAACAATACCTAATATGTCATAAATTGATTTTGTAATCATTGAATTATATCTCAATAGGGTTCCTACTGTCCAAACATTATTTGAATTTAATAGTGGTTCTTCTATTACCACTTTTGTAATACCCAAATTTTTATATCCCTCAAGTTTTAACTCAAACGCATCTACTTTTAATAATAGTTCTTGAATTTTATTTTCTTCTTTTGGTTTGATTACTGGTGAAAAATGAGTTAACTCCAATAATTGTTGGGTTTTAATGTCAAAAAGACTCCATCCAATTGTTTTGGTTGATATATCTAAGCCTAAAACTTTTGGTGAGTTTTTTAAATCAGGTTTTGTATTCATATTTTTTTAAAAATCATACTTAATCGGATACTGTTGAACACCTTGTCTTTTTTCGGGTGATTGTATCTTAGATATAACCATAAGTTCTTTATTCGCATTGTAAAGTGCTACTTCTGTGACATAAGGTGGTGTTGTTCCGTCCCAAGTTGGGTTTGATGAATCAAAAAATTGTGTTTGTCCCAAATTACATAAGAAATTCATAACATATATTGTTGCTTGAATATCCGTTTCAATTGTTCCAAAAAAGAAAAACTCACCTCCAAAATTTAAAGTTATACCAGTTTGATTTAATACAGGTAGACTTATATAATCATTCAAATCATATATTGGTGCCGTATCATACATATTTTTTGTCAACTGAATAGTTGTTCCCGTCAATCCTGATATGGTTAAATATCCACCAACCGTGGTTGCAGAAAGTTGTGATAATACATTAATTTCTCTCCATTGTGTAACATCAGGTCTTGTCGTGGCACTTGATACTTTTTGTGCTAAAAGTTTTATATCTGTGGCGGTAAATCCTGATGGTAGTCCTGAAACAGGAACTTTCAAAAACGGAAACTCATTTCCAAACCTTACAAGAATATCAGAAGCTCCCGGTAATAAACTTTGGTCGTTTCCTGTTATAGTCTGATAGTAATTACAATGTAATGAATTTGTAAATGCTGAGTTATTTAATCTGTATGTTAAAAATAAAGTTTCAGTATCTCCCGTCAATAATCCTTGTGTCCCACCTAATACACCACTAAATGTATTTGGAGTCACAAGACCTAATTTTGGTGCCGGTAATGTCCAACTTCTATTTGATTTGTAATTCAACGCCGCAACTATTTCATCATCATCAAATACAATTATTTTTAAATCAGGAAAAACTTTACCAATTCTATTTGGGAAACCATTTGTGTTTGCGTGTGTGTCCCAAAGGTGATAGTATCTTAATCCCGGTGCGTTAAAATTGATGCTCTTTCTTGATTCAATATAATGTGGTGTAAATAAATTAAGGTTTGTAAATCCTGAAGGGTCTGTATAAAATACTTCACCAACTTTCGCATTAGGATTTTTATGCCACATTAACCAAGGAATGGATAGTTTGAAATTTCTAGCCTGACCTGTATTTCCAGGGTTAGTACTATCATAATCTTGCATTGCGAACTTTTCACCATAATAGTTGTCAATTGCTTGATTTGTATAATGAACTATTGCAATAGCCTTTTGGTCTGATGGTTTAACGGTTATTTTTTCTGAAAATGAATTGTAAAAATAAACTGAGTCAGTATCTGTTTGACCACTATCTGAATAGTAACCCAAATATTCTTTACTACCTGTATATCCTGTTGATTGGAAATAATTAAAATCTTGATTTACGGTGTTAAAAATACCTGCCGGTGATTCGGTCCATGGAATATTCATATTCCAAACTTTAACATCCTTTTGTGAAACATCACAATTTGTTTCAAAATTGAAAACGTTTGGATTCCAATACGGTTCAGGAGTAAATGAGTCATAAATGACAGTCATGCCTGATGGGTAAAAAACAACTTTAGAGTCTCCTGTATACCCCATACCACTAAAGTTTGGTAATTGTCTATCTACTTGTACGGTTACTGTTGTTGCAGTGGAAGTATTTCCCGTTACACCCACTACAACATAACTAAATATTGGTGATGCTCCTGTAAATGGTTGAATGTTATTCGTACCAAATAAAAACAAAAACATTCCATTAGTAACTGTACCTGAAACTGTTGGGTCTAAACTTGAATATTTAAGTGTTAAAACATTACCTGAAGTTACACCTGTGTTAGATACAACAAAATTTGGATTTATAGTATATGCAGATGAAGTATATGCGCTAAATACAACAGGAGTTCCTGTAGAACCTGTAAAAAAACCTCTTGGGGCTGCACTATTAAAGACATTATCGATATATGACGCATCAAAAGGGACACCTAATGTACTTCCCGATGTTGAATCTACAAATAAAGGGTATTTGACTTGCATTCTATTTTTTTCAGGAATTGGTGCTAAATTTTGAGCATTATATTGTGGCATCAAAACGTTTAGTTGAACGTAATCCGTGTTACTTGTTGCGTTATAGCAAACTTCACTATCTCCAACTTCAAAATACGCAATATCAAATTTACCTTGCGATATTTTTTTCCTTGCCGCGTCGGTTATTATAGTGTTGATTAACGCTGAGGTATTTTTGATTATGTATGACATATTTTATAAATATATTTTTATAAATTTATTTTAAGATAAACCTATTTTTTGTAAAGGCATATACTTTGGTGACCCGTTTACACTTATACCGTTACATGTTGATGGGGTTATAGTTACATTTGTTATTGTTACTGTATCTAAAATATAACCTTCAAGTTGACAACCGTTAAATTCTATACTTGGAGTATTAATAAACTGAGTAATAGTACCGTTTATAATTCCTCCTGATGAAATACTTGCAGTGTATGTATTTGTAAATGAACTATAATTTATATTAGATAAATTACAAGAAGGTCTAGTTTGTGAACTAGTAGTAACCACAGAGTTTGTTGGAGTACTTAAAGTTGCATTACCTGATGTTGTTGCAGTTATAGAATTTGTAATAACAGGTACGTTTGTTACGAAAGTTTTTCCTGTAAATCCAACGGCAGTATTAATTGTAAAGTTTACTGTTTTTCCTGCCGGTAATGTTGGTGTAACGTTTATTTGATAATACCAAGTTTTGGTAGTTGTAGTACCAACATTAGTTTGATTTGCCAACGGAGTTAAACTTAAATTAAGTGTATAGTTTGTATAAGAATTTTGTGGTGTAAGTGTTACTGACTGAGTTGTTACTGTGTTATTAGTATCTTTTATATAAATTGTATAATTACCAGCAGCCAAACCTAAAAATGTATTTGACATTTGATAATTAACTCCATTGATAGAATACGTGTAAGATGGAACTCCTCCATAACCCGTGACATTAATCACACCGTTAGATGTGTTAGAACAAGTTGGTTGTGTTGTTGAAACTGATAAAGTTAATGGCGGTGTTGTACAAACTCCTGTTGATACAAATACAGTACCTTGATATGTTCCAAGTAAAGACCAATTACCTGTAGGTGGCGTTGTTGGTTGTAATAAAGCGGGAACGCCAGGATTAGTCCATCCGCTAACTTCCCATCTTGTATTTCCTGTACTATAGAATACCGTATAAGTTGAACTTGTCCAAGACGGGTAACCATTGATTGTTGAACCGCTGGTTAAAGTAGTTAAATACGTTGTATTAAAAGAAGGTGTATATTCAAAACATAAGTTTTGTGGGTATACAGGTGCTGGTGTCGGTGGAGGTAAACAATCTGAACAAGTGTCAAATGGCCCTGTAGATATTACTGCAAAATTATTAATATAACTTTGTCCTGTATATAATGTTTGACCACTATGAGTCCAACAACCAACTTGACTTGTTAAACTGTACACTTTACCATCAACGAATTTTGAAGGTAAATCTGCAACATAATAAACAAAAGTTCCTGAATTTTCACAGTCTTCAAACTGTTCTAAATAGAAACTATCATAATCAACTGAACAAGTTGTTTGACCTGTAAAATCACCATAATAATCTATAACTGTTGCAGTATAATTACCAGGTAGTAAATTAGTAAGTAAAGAACCTTGAGCCCCGTTACTCCAATTTATAGTATAAGGTGGAGTTCCTCCTGTTACGTATAAGGTTATTAGACCATTAGTTGAATCAGGTGTTGACGCATTAATACTATCACAATCTAAACCTAATGGTAGAAGTGTTATTATATTACAACTATTTCCACTTAATAAACCCATCTTACCAAGTTGCCCCACTTAATCTTTTCCAACCTGACGTATCTCTATAATACAAATAGGATGAATCATACGTTATTTGTCCGACTTCACCTGTTGGGTCCGTTGTTCCTGTTGGTGTGATAGAATTACCTTTAACAACAAAATTTGGAACGTACACAGTTTCAGCCTGAGTTCCTGAAATTGAAATACCTCCTAAAATTACTGAATGGTCAGCCATTAATGTTGAATTTTCACTACCAACTATTGCTGAATTAAAATATTTAACAACGTTTCCTAAACCGCCTAATATAGATGAATTATAACATGGGTCAGATGGTGTTGCCGCTGATATAACGTTAAGTTCTCCACCTAATATTGTACAGTTTGCGGAAGTACCCGATTGGATAGTATTCGTACTTCCCCCTAAAATAGCGCTAATTTCACCATTTATAGTGTGTTGTTCACCAAATCCAAAACTCGCATATCCGTTTGAAGTATTGTCGGCGCCACCAAGAAAACTTATATCTCCGTATATTTCATTACCATCACCTATAGAAAACCCGATACTCGCTTCTATTTTATTACTATCTCCGAATGACGATGAACTAGTTCCATAAACTTTATTGTTAGACCCAAATGCTGAAGACGCATTTCCAAAAACTTTATTACTTTTATTAGTGGAAAATGTGCTACGACCAAAAGAATAATTTCCTTGTCCACCAGCGAACGAATAGGTCCCAATTGCTCCAGACTCGAAACCTTTTACAGATGCACTTTTACCTCCTGCGGTTTGATTACCACCCCAAGATGATGGGTCATTTGTATCGCCCACATATAAATTACCTGTAGTAGAAAGTCCAGTGTCATAAAGGTATATAATAGTCCTACCACCACTAAATGTTGTTCCTGAGACTTTTTGAAAATCGTCAGATAAAGTTGCCGCGAAGACAGAATTATCAATCCAAATAAATTCATTATTTGTATAATTCGCTGTGACGTTTCCATAAACACTACTTAAATAAAGTACTCCTGAAGTAAGTCCTGTTGCCAAATACGCAGTATTTGTTCCTGCTCTTGTACTAGTTCCTTCAGAGTGTGAATTGGAACCAAATGCCTTTGTGTTAGACCCTTCAGCGTGTGATGTAGTTCCCGAAGCAATTGTATCCACACCTTCAGCATGACTGTAATTACTTAATGCTTGTACATTATCTCCAAACGCAAAACTCAATGTATTTTGAGCGTCAGACCCTGTTGATTGGACCCTGTTATGTACTGTTATTTCGTTTGTACAGGCGTGGATATTATTTGTATAAAAACTTGTAATACAATTACCTGAACCACCTGTAAATGGTGTTGTTAGTCCTGATACGGTAAAGGTTCCTCCTGTTGTGTTAGTAAAAGTTATAGTCCCTCCTGAAGATACTGCAGTTCCTCCTGTTAAATAAACATCAGGTGAACCTCCGAATAAAGGTACTAATTGTGATAATCTTGCCTTATATGATGAGCCAGTTGGGCTTTGTGATGTGTCACCAGTTATTACAATATGTATGAGGTCATTAAGTGTTGCTCCTGTAGCTAATGTCCTTGATGTTAAAGTTGCCATTTTTTATTTTATATATATCAAAGTTTATTGAAAGTTATATGGTATTCCATCTTGAAATTCAAAACATATTAGGTCTTGAAACTGTTTATAGTTACATAAACTATCAGAACAGAACTCACAACCATTGCTGTCTATTATTTTAACAACATAACTATCCATCGATTCAAAGGAAACAGGTAATGTAAATGAATATGGAACTGAAGAAATTGTTGCAATATATTGACAAGTTCCGTATATCCCACATTCGTCACAAACCCAAATATCGTATGGACTTGTTCCTGAAGTTATTGTATTTAGTGTTACTATTGTTGCCATTTTTTTAACATACTCCGTTTACTGTGCAAAACTCGGTGATTACACCACTGTTGTCGACACTATAAATTTTATTTCCGTATCTAATATAATCAATCGTTAATGGATATAATAACGATGAATTACTATATACTGTTACTCCTGTTTGTATTTGATTAACTGATGGATGAGTGTAGAATATTGTTTGTAATCCAAAATTAGTTAATTGACATCCAGGGCAATTAACCGAATATGCTCCATTACCAATCCATTCGTTAAATGTTCCAACAAGTGGTTCAACTTGTAGACACTCTGCACAATCAACATAAGTTGTGGCAGTAGTCGCTGTAAATCTATTTTCATTTACCACAATATAACCTGAAGGTGGAACATAATTTATGAAGTATCCTACATAACTATAACAATTTCCAGAATAATCTCTAATTACTTCTCCCGGGTCTAAATTAGTTGGTGGGGTTGCTGTTTGTGTAATCATCGATGTTGTCGTACAAGATGTAAACACAAAGTAAGTACCAGGTGCGTAAGTAGGTGTTGGGGTTGGTGTTGGTGTAGGTGTCGGAGTCGGTGTAGGTGTCGGAGTCGGTGTAGGTGTAGGTGTTGGGCAAATCGTACAAGCGGTATATGCTGAAACCACTAACTTAACTGTTGCATTAGGACTTGCTGTTGTATCTTGTATATATGTTGCACATTTTAATTGGTCATTAATAACCCCTAAGAATGTTTGTCCTGTTGATATTGGTGTGCCTGATAATTCCAAAGGACCTGAAACGTAATAAGAAACGTTTTCGTTACAATCTCTTAATTCCTTAACTCTAAAACATATAAAGTTTCCATCGTCTATTGTAAATGTTACAGTTTCACCAGTCAAATTGATTGTTGGTGTAGGAGTGGGTGTTGGGGTTGGTGTTGGTGTTGGTGTTGGTGTTGATGCACTAACACTAATGTTTACTGTAAAAGCACTACATATATTTGGAGTTGGTGTTGGTGTAGGAGTCGGGGTTGGTGTTGGTGTAGGAGTCGGGGTTGGTGTTGGTGTCGGCGCATCACAATCAACATCATATGAAAAATCAAAAGTATCACATACAGGAGTTGGTGTTGGTGTTGGGGGAACACAATCACCAGGATAAAATAAGTCGGTAAAAAGATTTGGACAAACAGAAGTCGTTGGGTTTTGTCCGTAGAAGAAACAATTTGTACCAGGTGCTGTACCTAAACACCATTTTGTAGCACTTTTATAGATATACCCTGGTTGTGTTCCTCCTGTGAAAAAGGGGAATCCGTTATATCCTCCCGCAACAACATATGTTCCGGTGTATGCAGAATATTCATCTTTATTTATTACAACACAATATTTATTAGAACAACATTCTCCTGTTGCACAACTTGAGGCGGTACATCCTGTTTGTAGTCCATATGTTCCATTAGGTACATAACTTGTTGCGGTAAACCCTGACGTAAACGCAGAAACAATTGAATAACATCCACTTACAACAGATGCATCATAAGTAATATAATAAACAGAAGTTACAGCCGAAGTCCCAGCGGTCCAATTAGTTTGGTTTGTAAAATATTGTAAACCGGGGTAACAACAACTCTGTAAAAGTATATTTGCCATTAAATTTTCTTTTTATATAAATAACCCAAAGTTTTTTTTTGCATTTAAAACTCCAAATTTATTTCTTCAGGTTTATAACAGTAAAAATGTTTGTATGCATGAATAAATGCAACATCTTTTTGTTCTTCCATAGGTACTGACCATCCTGTTTTATCCCACCAATTTCCTATATTTTTGTCTTCGTATTGTGACCAATCATCCCATGGTCCCCAAGTAAATCCAAAAAATTGAAATAAAAATGAAAGAGTTGCATCACACCACTCCACAGGCCTTGAGTCTAATTTATATATTTCGTCCCAAGGTACTTCACCTAATCTATTATATATTTCTATAAACTTTTCTCTATTGAAAATTGCACCACCACAAGCCCCATAATTTTCTAAAGACCCTAATTCACTCCAAACGTGTCTTGAGTTGTCTTTAATATTAAATTTATTTTTTAGATATTCATACAATTCTTTTGTGTAATATGGTCCATAAGCTCCTGATATATCAAACTTTGGTGGTATTGTTATTTCACATTTACACCAAACATCATCTTCATAATGAATAATCCATTCAACGTCTTTAAGTGTTGTTAGACAAGCCTCATATATTCTTGTCAACCACCGATATAATCCATCTTTATCAACAAAAACTTTACCTGAATGTAGGTTATTAACTCCTTGTTGTTTAATCCAAGTGTAGTCACAATTAAATTTTTTTGCCACAGGCTCTAATAACTCCGAACCATCTTCAAATAAAGAAATTGGTGCGTTTGGATAAAATTTTCTAAACTGTTCAATTGCTTTATAACAAGCAACTAATTTATGACCTGATTGGTAAAAAACCCCTATATTCATATTTCACCTGTAATTTGTTTAACCCAACCACTTTGTCTATGGTGTATCCAAATTGACCAACTTTTTGTTGTTCTATCCACCAAGAATGTTCTTTTTATATTTACGTAATCACTTTTTACTTCATACAATTCTTTGATTTCATTACTATTGGCATCTTGTCTATAAATTTCATTTCCTAAATCGTCCAAAAATGAAATTGCCCAAAAATCATAATCATCTTCAGGGGCTTCTAATCTTGGAACAATTATATTGTATGTAAACATAAAACTTTCTTTTTTATGCCAATCAGTTTCATCATTAATGGGTGGATTTTCACCTTTCAATGTCTTTGGATGTAATTTTCTATCTAAAAAATTAATACCCGCATACAATTCATAATCACGATGAGTTCTTACATTACCTAATCCATATTCCCCCAAGTCAATACCATGGTCTTCTTCTTGTAACATGTGTCTAAGTCTTATTTTGGACTTAGTATCCATTTCCCACCATGGTTCTTCAACTACCCCACTTTGTTTGTTTTCCTCATTAAAATCCGTCCAATGTTTTGTTCTACCTTCTCTTGTGTATTCATGCCAAACAACTGTTTTATGTGGGTGAAATAAATCATAACCTAATGTATATGACCTAATAGATAAACTGATTTCATCACCAGCAAAGTAAATGTTGGGGTCATACTTATATTCTTCACAATGTTTTCCAATCGTAAAGAAAAAGTGACCACTAACAAATCTTGCAGGTATTGGTTTATCTAACTCTTTCCAATTTGGAATTTCGTGAGGTCTAAACATAATTGTTCCTCCCGGTGTGAAGTTAGATGCAACCATTTTGTATGGCTCAACATTTAATAATTTATTAGTTTTGGGTTCATACATGCCTGCATATGCAGTAATGATTGGTTTTTTTGAACCTGTCATTTTCATCATTTCAATCAACTCAATATCCCAATCCTGTAAGAATCTATGGTGTGAATCTAATTGTAATGTGTATTCTTCTCCGTTCCATAATTTTTGAATTTCTGAACGAGCCCAACACAGTCCTTTACTTTTTGACCAATGATAATCTAATATTTTGAATCTTTCGTCATTTGCAAATTCTCCCATAGATTCATTTTCATCTCGTTGCCAACAAATACCAAAGGTTAAATTCTCAGGGTTTTTTGCCTTTGAAATGCAGTCTCTGATTGTCGGTAAAAGTTCGGGGTCTCTATAAGACGCAATTTGGACAAATATTTTCATATTATCATTTTAAACAAAAATAATACCTCAAGACTAAAAATAAATAATTAAACTTGTGTGATTGTAACAATCAAAGATGGAATGGCCGGTCTAGTGGGTGATGTAAAAGGTCCTGCATCATATTGTAAACCTAATCTTGTGTCATCTACTCTAAATTTTAATTCTAAAAATTCATTGGCTGAAAGGTCTATTACAAAATTCCAAGCAGCTACAGTTCTACCATTATTAGAATTTACGACAACTTGTGTATTTGAGTTAGTAACATTACTACCATTTTTAGCTAACCATATATCCATAGTTTGTGCTGAACCACCACCTGTTGATTCTAATTGAGCGGAAAATTGTAAATTATAAACACCGGCACTTGCAACAACAAATTTTGTATTTGCCGATAATGTTACACCATTAGAACCAGTATTGGTGTCCGCACTCATAGAAAACGCACTAGAGGTACTTGAAACATATTGGTCCGTTGTGGACAAAAAAGACCCCCATGCTCTACCACTACCATCGACGCCACTGGTTCCGTTAGTTCCGCTAGTACCATTTGTACCACTGGTTCCGTTAGTTCCGCTTGTGCCGTTAGTTCCGCTAGTTCCACTTGTACCGTTAGTTCCCGAGGACCCGCTAGTTCCATTTGTACCACTGGTTCCTGAAGACCCATTAGTTCCATTTGTGCCTGAAGTTCCGGCAATTGATGCAGTTATAGCACTAAATGGTACTGCTTCTGTTCTACCTGATATTATTGGATTGTAATTTACAATTACCAATAATGAATTAGAGTAACCTGTCGATGCTGCAGGTAAGGATGATATTGGTAAATCCGGCATAGTCTTTTATAGATAAATATTATTTAAGTTATTTTGATTCTAAAACCATCTTCCTGTAATATATAAAAACCAGTTTCTTGTAATAAATAACTTCCACAATCCACTTCTATTTCCATGATACAACCATTAGCATCTATAATTTTTATATATATAACATCTTCATTTGGAAAAAAAGATTCTGAATTAATAACTACATTTGGTGGTATTGAAGTAACTCCTGACACATAAAAACAATAGGTATTTGATGGGTCACAAATGAAAACATCATAAGGACTTAATCCGCTAGTTACTCCTGTTATTTGTATATTCATATATTAACAATTTATTTCATAAAAAGTTTCACAACCATTACCATCAATCGCTTTTATTATTAAGGTATTTGCTGCAGAATAAAATGCAGATAAAACATAAACGGTAAGTGTTGTACCAAGTAATGAACAATTATTTCCGTTTTCATCACAAACGTAATAACTAACGGGTGGTGTTCCTCCTGTCAATCCTGTTATGTCAACTGAGTACGGCATCTATGTATAACAAGTTACATCGTAGTCTATTGTTAATTCTAAAGTGAAGTTAGCATCAGCCAATGGGTCGGTGTCTCCCTCACAATTTGATTCAATGTGAATTGTATTATCTGTCAAACTTATAGTATAACTACTAATATCAGTAACACCACTTAATATCCCTTCTATTGTTGATTGCCAAACAGTGTCTTGTGGAACATCATTCAATGTTGTTGCGGTATAGAATGTTTGAGTAAATGCACTTCCGTTAATATTCATTTCAAGTATAAATTCTGCAGTATTTAAACTACATCCCGTATATCCACTTGTAACATCAATATACCCCTCATTTAACATTTCTAAAAATCCACGTTTAGCCCCAACTGTTGTTGCAAATTCATTTTGACACAATTCAACAACAGAGTATGTTGTTACATTATTTCCTGAACATGTGATTGTAAAATTGTGAGTTTGTGAACATCCGCGACTGTCTGTAACTTCAACAGAATACGTACCGGCGGTTAAACCGGATATAGTTGAACCCGTTTGTCCTGACGGAACATTATCTGACCAATCATAACTAAATGTTGGTTCTCCGTCGTATATTAATACTTGCGCAGTTCCATTTTGACCACCATAACATTGTGTTGTTGATATTGCACTAATTAAACTACCTCCCGTTGATATTGTTACTTGTTCATCAATTTGACATCCATCTGCATCAACAACTGTAAGAGTATAACTACCAGCCACTAAATTATTAAAGGTATATGAAGATAATGATGTATCTAATACTGATTGACCGTCACTTAATATATAGTCCAAAGGTGATGTGTAACCAGTCCCAACTTGAACTTGTAAAACACCATCATTTTGTGAACATGTTGAACCAGTTGTTGTTGCACTTATTTCAAACTTATCAGTAGATGCCAACGTAACAGTTGTTGTGTATTCACAGTTTGTTCCTGTTGCAGATATAATTAAGTCATACGTATCATTTGTTAAACCTGAAAACGTACTAGTTAAACTTTGTGTTGTATTGGTATATACTAAACCGTTCGTTTGTCCCGATAATATATAACTATAAAAATTATTTGAACCTTGTAATGAAACAGTTAATGAACCAAGTTGTTGACTACAATTAGAATTAGTTACTACCGTATCAACTATAAAAAATGAATTTTCAGCATTAATAAATGCACTTATTATTTGTTTACAAAAGTTCGCATCTGTAATTTCTAAATTGTAATTTCCACTTGATAAACCTGATAAGGTTAATGTATCGCTTAATGTATACCCTACTTGTGATGTGCTGGCGGAATAATAATAAGGGACACTACCCCCTGTAATTGTAAATGTAATACTACCGTCTGATGAAAAACAAGAAGGATTTACAGAAGTAACAATACCAACTCCAAGTGGGTCGGCTTCACCTATAGTATCACTTTTAGTCACCACACAACCATTACCATCAGTTACAGTACAACTATAAGTTCCAATTGTTAAACCTGTTATTGTTTGACCCGTCTCACCGTTATTCCAAAGATATGTGTAAGGTGATGTTCCTGTAAGTCCTGTGATTGAAAGTTTACCTTCATTAATCACACAAGTAGACGTATTTACTTTCCAAAAACCAAAATCAAAATTTGAAGAGGATGAAACAATTGCGTTAGATGTTGTTGCAGTTGACAACCCATAATCCACAACTTGAACAAAATATGTGTCCGCAGATAGATTTGTGAATGTATAAGGGAACAAAGTTGTTACTTGTGATTCAACAGTACCTCCTGATGTGGATAATATTAAAGTATAAGGCGACATTTGAGAGTCGGCACTTACAGTTAGTGTTCCATTATTTTCTCCACATGTGGTTGGTGTTACGTCAATAATGTCAGTATAAAAACAACCTGTTATAATAACGTTTATATATAATTCGTTATTTTCAAACCCTTCAGAATCATTTAACCTAAACACATAGGTGTCGGCGGTTAATCCTGAAAATGTTATTGGACTTGATGACGTTTGAGCACTTATTCCACCAGGTTGTATATTATCTATTGTGTATGGAGGTATTCCACCATATGGTGAAAATGTTACAGAACCCGTTGGGGATGAGCATGTACCTGTGATTGTAAATGTTAGTCCTAATGGTTGGTCATCGCAAGTTGGTGTACAAGCGGACATTGTGTTATAAACACCAAATGTTGATGCTGAGTACGCACTATCAAAACAAATAGTTTCCCCTAAAGAAACTCCAACTACAAAGTTACCACAACAATCATAGTACCTATATACCCCATCCGTTAAACCCGAAAAACAAGCCATTAATTACAATTTATACTAGCGTTTATACCTATATTTAAGTACAGTTTTTTATTTGTGAAGTCATCATAACAAGTTGAATTACTTATTACTAAAGTTTTACCCGCAAAATAATAGTTTAGTCCATGATTATATAATTCTTGTAATTTGTCATCAATTGCCGCTGTTATTTGAGCAACCGTTGGCACATCATAAAAACCATATCCTGTGTAGAATTGCTCTTGAACTAAAATCGTACTGTCTAATCTACAATCCACAAACCACTCCGATACTATACTTGTTAAATCACAATTGGCTTGAGTGTACCCACTCTGTTTTACAACCGCACTTAAAACTTGTGTTAGATAAGTTTGTGGACTGTCAAAGTTTAATTCACATCTTAAAGTTTGGTCTATACAATCATATCCAAATAACTGACCGTCAAATGTACAAGGTACACATTCAACTTGTATAAATTGACATCCTCTTTGTCTTCTCCATATGAATTTTTGTCTATGGAAAATTGAGTTTTCCATTTTTTGGCCCGTGAGCCAAAGTGTTGTTGCAGGAACCAACTGTTCCAATAATCTTTGCCAATAATCACCAATACCTAATGTATAGTCTATCATTTTTTGATAGGTAAATTGATTGGAAGGTATTCCTACTGTTTGTTGTGATTGAAGGTATTTCCAATATATTGATTGAAGTGTAGGGTAACCACCTGTCTTACCGTCGAAAATTGTTTGTCTATTTCTAACATTAATCATGTTGGTAAAGAACGATTGAGCAAATTCAAAAAATGTTTTTTGTTTTGGTTGTGGGTTTACAAAAGTCCAATCTATCGCTCCTGGATATGGATAAGGTGACGTTAAACCGGTATTTGGAATTGGGTAATCGTATTTAACACACATATCCCACACATCATAAACTAACCCTTGACCCATATTAATATTTAATTCAATATTTTTTGAGTTTATAAGTTGTTTGTCGTTTGTAATGGTGTAATCAACCCCATTAAAGTTTGAATTATTTTTTCTGTTTCCTATGTCGTCAACGGACCAAGACTTTTGGTTGTCGTAAATTTTTGTTATTGTATACCCTTCATTCAAAAATGGAAACTTAGTAAACCTGTCTAAGTATTCTTGACCATATGAAAAAGGTTGTAGTTGTGTTACAACACTTGGTACGTTTTGGTCAAGTTGTGAATTTTCTAAATCGACAACTTGTGGTGACCTGTGTTTTGGGCTAGATTCAAACCAACCTGAACCTTTTTGGAAAAAGTAATCATCTGTCTGTGTTGGTGACTTAGGGTAACCATCGTCAGAAATACCATAATCATTTCTTGACGTTGTTACAGTTTGCACTTCTCCGTTTGTTGTAAATCCGGTATATGTTACTCCTTGAATAGAAAATGTATTTGTTGGGTCTAATGCAGGTTTTTCAACATAAACCGTACCTCCACTTATTTTAGCATAATTTTCTTTAAATTGGTCCACATTAATTTTTGAATCGACCAAATACACAACTTCATTAAATTCTGTTATTGCTTCAGGTGCACCAATCAATCTCATTATGTATTCCAAAGATGTTCTTGTTCCTTTGGATTTAAACATATATGCTGAGTTTAGAATTACATTTCTAAAATATTGATAGTTTAATTCTGATGGTGTTTTTTCTTCTGCTTGACCTGAATAAATTTGGTCGGTTGTTGTACTAAACACCGCATCTAATAATTGGTCGTTATTAATTGGCGATATATTTGTATTTACCCCCAAGGTTTGTGCTAAATTAGTTAGTAACTGTGATGGTATATCATTTCCCACAACATAGTTCACTGAGTTCATATTCGCCAAGGCATCAATAAACTTTTTAACCTCATCAAAACTTCTACCATATATTTGTAGAATTTTTTCCATCTTTTGGTCCTGAGTGTCAAAGTCCTTGAATGCCCCTGTTGTTAGAAATCTTGAAATCAAATTGGTTTTGTAATCGTCAAGATTAAGTGCGATTTCACTTAAAGTTGTTAAATACGTGTCAAAATTAGATGTCACAATATCTAAATTCCATAAACCGTCCAATACCCATGTTACACTTTGTACTTTTAATGTAAAAATCCCATCTGAATCGTAGTATGGGTACTCAAAAATCGCAGTATACTTTGGTTGGCTATTTCTATTTAATATAAAATCCTCAACCTCATCAAAATCATCTTGGAATATTTCAGCAGTTTTTTGTGTATTTGGTTTTACTATAAATGTTTCTGTTGAAATTGTTTGTCCTGAAAAAGGGTCACCTTCAACTGTGAATGTAATTGTTCCTGCTGTTAATGTCGCTGAAGGTATAAAATCAACTACAGGGTATTCTGTTGTAAGAGCAGAAAAATATAAACTAAAGTTTTCGTAGTTATTTGTTAAATCACGGTATTTTGAAACTTTTATAGGTCTAACTTGAATGTTTCTTGCTGCGTTTACAGAGAAGTCAATGTCAAAAGGATTAACTATCCACGGAACATCAACATCAAACGTTGTTAAATTTTCAATAGGGTCAAAAGCAATATTTGTAGCGGTGTATCCTGTTGTAAATGACAGAGTCGTTCCTCTTACTTCTAAGGCCGCCGGAAAATAACTTATTATTTTTGTTACGGACGCTGATAATCTTTTTTGAAGTGAACCATACAACGTAAAACTCGTTACTTGTGATATATCAAAATTTGGATATACTGAAAAGTTTTTTTGTATGATTTTTTTTGTTTGTTCAACATCTTCAATATTTAAATTTTCTAAATTATAAAGTTGTGAGAAAACACCTAAATCAAAATTACGATTTACCTTTTCATAAATGGCAGTTGTAAACTGAAAGTTTCCTTGTGTTAATCCACCTCCTGTCACCAACTGTAATCCAACTATGTTGTCAAACGCAGTTAAAGTTCCTACAGGTGGAGCAGGTGGATATCTAAATATTTGTTTTGCCATTATTCAATAATATTGGTAAAGTTTTTACTGTAATCAATGTTATTATTTCTATCTTGTCTAACTTCAAATAGAAGTTCACTAAAGTTGTTTCTAATTTCAAATAGGTTGTATTGTTTGTAAATGTTTCCTGCCGTATCGTAAAGAGTGTAAATACCATCCTCAATACTTTTGGTTTGATTACCATAAAGAGCAATTGCTAAAGTGTCAATGTCGTATTCCGCCATTTGAACATCAATAGTAATAGGATTAAAGAAAGTATTTGTTATTATAATATTTTGGTTTGGTTGACCTATAAAAGGAATTGCACTTGGTTTATTAGATGGAGATGAAGAAGGTGAAAGTGTACAGAAAATTAAATCTGTTGGGTTGTCTACATATCTATATCTAATAGACTTTTGTGTTGTGTTAACCTGTTCTGTAATTACAGGTTCACAATAAAATGATGACGTAACAAGTCTATAAAAGTTTGGTATTTTTGTTCCGTTATTATTTAAGTATTCAACTCTAAAACCAACAAGTCCTTGATTAACAAATTTATTTCTATACTGTGAAGGAACATTATTAATATCAATAATAATACCTTTTACGTTTGGTAGTGCCGATAAAACTCCACAGTCATTTATTGTTGTTCTAATTTCAGCAGGTCTAATCATTAAAGTATAAATCCCCAACTTACTAAACTCGGTTGCGGGCAATCTTAAATTATATAAACCACCTAAAATTTCCACGTTATTATTACCACCAGTATCTGAATTATGAAAATATGGTGTTAATATATTTGCGGCATTTAATTTTTTTAATGTGAAATTATTTGTAACATCCCTTGAAGGTGTATAGTGTAAGATGATTTCAACATCATCAGGTGATACATCAGCGGGTCTTGTTATTCCATATGTGCCAAGTGCCATTTTTTTATTTTATAAATAGTTTATGTCTTTTTTTATGTTGTATTAATTTTATAATATCCGTAACCATATCTTACCATATCACCAATATTATCAACTTCACCTAATCTTTGTAATGGTTCAAACGCGCTATATTTACCTCTTTCGATATAAACATCGCTTTGAACTTCAGGGTCCATAACAAAATCTAACAAATATTCATTTTTTGTAATCGCTGAAAACAATAAATCATTTTGGGTAAATCCTGAACTTTGTAATAAGTACAGAGTTTGTCCGTTTGGAAAGTCGTAATAAGTGATGTCATTTATTGTGTATGAAGTATACCCTGACGTTATAGAATTTATTTGTCCGTATGGTACTCCATTTTTTATAAAAGTATAACCAACTGTATACGGGTTAGGTCCCCATCTTTTTACATCCGTAAGTTTAGATTTGGTATAACCTGAAACAGGAAAAGGAATTGTCGTGTATGAACTTGATATTTGTGATGATACATTATTTTGTGAATCACCTGTTGCTATAAAATCGTAACTTACAGGTATACCTGACCAATAACCACCTTGTGGTGTGAAAGTAAAATTACCTTGTAAATTTGTTATTGTTGCCCCCGTTAAAGGAAGTACAATCGGTTTTTCAATTATATTCAACCCCCAACTATTTTGACCAGAAAAAGTTATGGTATACGCACTTGGTGTGGTGGGGTATGTATGTGTCAATGGTTGGGTTCCAACCTGTTGAGTTGGGCTCCCATCACCCCAATCAACAAAGAAACTTGATAGTTTTAAAAATGATATTTCTATGTCACCCGATGTATTATAAAAATTAACATCGTAAGGTGTTAATGTATCAGCAGAAAATAAAAAATTAGACAACACATCTTTTTGTAACATAAGACCATCAAACTCACTATAAAAACCAATATCGTTCATAGTTTGAGTGAACATAATTGGTATTGTTAAACCTGTTAAAAGTGATGTACCTCCCGTTCCTCCACTCAATATGTAAGACATACCTGAATACACACCAAAGGTTTGTGACCCACTGTCACCACTATAAGTTTCACCAAAAATATCTGTAGAAATATTTTCAGGGGATACTATTAAAGAATATTTTTCAGCTTCCATTATGGGTTTCCGTATTCATACCATTTTATAACATTAACCGAATCACCAACTCTTTGAAGAACAGGTGCTTGGTTTTGTTGTGGGATTTCTTTGTAAACTTGATATTCAAAGTTTGCAAAATCTAACTCAACTTTATAATAAAAATATTGTGATTTATTAAAATTAAATTTGTTATTTGCAGAAAAAGTAGATTGTGGTTCATTCATAAACCTTACAAATTGACCTGTCTTCGCATTAAAAAACTTAGCGGTCATATAAAACTCTGTAATATTTATAAAATCAGTTTCTTTTAACCAATATATAAAAAATCCTTCTTTGTCGGAACCTGTATAATCAAGTTTAAATTTTGGTTTTTTAACATTCACTTGTGTTTGATTGTTTAATGGACCTAAAAAACCAACTCTTGTTTGTCCTTGTTGTGTTGGTAATATTACACTAAAATATGCCTTTTGGTTTTCATTTGTTTTTGTGTCATAAAAATCCAATTTGAAAAAACTACCTTTGAATGAATTTGCAAAATAATATAATTCAGGGTCAGTAAATGTTGCATTATCATAGTCAACTGCCCAATCATTAGATGTTGCGGCAGTAACAGAAACGGTAGAATCTAAAAAATAAAATTCATAATTTATGTCTGTAACATTTGGTGTTTGCGAGTATTCTTTATTTGCGAATCTTGTAGTTTCAAAATCATCAATACCATTTATTAAATCTTGTAAAATATCAGTTTCAAATTGAACGATTCCATCGTTTCTACCACCCATGTCAAAAGTTATTTCAACCGGTATGTTAAAAGCCGTATCTTCTGAAGTTACACTAAACCTATAATAATTATTATTCACAATCGTCGTTAGTTATTTGTTGATATTCGTTTGAGAATACATTGTTATTTCTTCGAATAGGATATTGTAAAAATATACAATTTAAAAACGGATAATGAGCTCCGTTGATGAATGGGTTATTTACCCCAATCCCATCACTATCTATATATCCATAAGTATATAAATCTCTCCAATACCATTTGTTATTATATTCACTAAACCAAGAATACCCAGGTATATTGTCTACAGTGTCTTTTGTTCCATTTTCAATATAATCACTAAAAGCTCTAATGGGTATTGAATGGTGTGGGTTGTACAAATAACCATCAGGATAGTTTTGATTTCCCGTTGTTTGAAACAACAAATCGTTAAATGAATATTTGTGAATGGCTTTAGATAAAACATACTCTCTTTGTTCCATGTAGTTATATTCACAAAAATCTCCTAAAATTACATCACCTTGATTTAATATTTCATTATAATAAAATGTTTGTCCATTTAACGAATATGAATTTGTTGGTATATTATCTTTATTTAAACTATTGTTATGGTTCCACCATGTGTCCACTGAATTTTCTAAAAAATTAAAATTCCAACCTACGTCAATTCCGGTTTGTAGGCCATTTTGATTAACAAATGGTTTATTAAACCACCCCATATATCCTCTGTTTATAATTGTTAAAAACAACTCAGTTAATGGTTTTCCGTTGTTGTCTATGTAACCCCCTATTCTTACGTCTTTATCAAACGTGAAAGAAAATGTCTGAGCGTTATTTTTTACAGAAACTCTTTGTACTTGATTTGGTGTTAGTGCCGAATACTCTAATTTTTTATCTATTGCAAATGGGTTATTTTCAAATCCTGCTTTACTAATATTACATTGTTCACTGTTTTTGATAATCTTGTGTAATCTAACATAGTATATGGATTTTGTTTCTGCAGAATTAGCAGGTTCAGTTATTCTTTTAAGATTTCCAAAAACACCCGTTTGTATATCTAATGTTGGATATTTTAAATCATAAATTGTAAAAACTTTATTTTCTGAATCGATTGTTCCATCACCCAAAGAATAAACTTGAAATATAGTTTTATTATTAATTGGTGTCGATAATTCAACATATTGTCCAATTTGTAAATTGTGATTTGTACCACAATAAAAATAAACTAAAGATTTTCCATTAAATTTACCTGTCGTTAAAACATAAGGTATTCCGTCACCAGCAACAAACCCCCCATTGGTTACTCCAAACTTTTCATCAGTATATGACATTGTTTGTGCGGTTGTACTTGAAAACGCATAACTAACATAAAAAGACCAATTATACGTTGAAGCACTTTTAGGGACAAATGGTACATGTCCTGTAATACCGCTAAATCTTTGAATTGAGAACTCGTCAAACTGAGGGTTTCCTTCCCAAAAGTTTGAGTTGTTGGACGCATTACTTATTGCGTTTGTGTAATATAAATTATTTTTAAACGGTGTGTAAGATGTTTTACCGGTTAATGTATTATCAAATACATTTGTAATCTTACCAGCAAGTCTAAATTTATCACTCTCCTGTCTTTCTGTTTCAAAGAGCGTTTGTTGATTTACTAAGATACTTCTATCCCCTTCAATTAACTCTCTTCTATCACCAATTAATGGTGGTTGGAGCCAAACATCTTTATCTGTATTCCCAGCATACCTTTTGGACCCAATAACAATTCTTATTTCATTTTCGTTACTCATCTTGGTTCAATATATATGCTTTGATGTATCTGTTGATTGCACTTTTACCTTTGTTTAATCCAAAATAAAAATGATTAGGTCCTCCCACAATAAATGATTGTTGAGTACCTGCCGGCCAATTTGGATTTGATAAACCTTGTGGTGTTTGATTAAATATGTAACCTCTTCCTCCTGTTGTTGATGGGTTAAAGTATGGTGTAGTTGGAGGGTTAAAACTAAAGTTTTGGTATTTTTGATAATAAAAACTACCATTAGCCAAAACATCAGTAACCCAATCATTTGTGTCAGAACCAAAAATAGTTGAAGTTGTTGAAGATGACCACTGATATGTTGGGACTACTTGTGTGTTAGGGTAACCAAAATAATTTGTAAGGTTTGGTGCGAATGTTTGAATACCCGGACTTAGTGTTAATCTATTAATTGTATTTGAACTAAAGAAGATTCCCATTAAAGCGTCTCCCGTACCAATATACAACTCATTATCAGTGTAATTATCTTCATCAAACTCTTCAATTCCATACTCAGAGTTTATTGAAAACATTTGAGCTACATCACCATCTATTCTGTCTTCACTTCTTGAAAACATTCTGTTTATTGATGAATCACCCAAACCTAAAACTTGACCCCAAAAATTAGAGTTAATAAGTCTTGAAATAATAAACAACTGTAAAATTTCAGAAGTATCATTGTATGAAGTACTTTTGATTGTTTCAATCAAGTACCCTTCAAAATTAGGGTTAGTACATATTTCTTTTGTAAACTCATCTCTTGGTCCTAAGTCCATAATGGTGGTCGGGAAAAACAAATTTCTAACATTCATCCCTTTGAAGTTCGCGTCTTCAAATGTTGAACTTGTGATATTTAATTTTCTTGGTTTTTGTCCAATAAATTTACTTCCGTCATAAATAGCACCTCTATAAAACAATGAATTTGTGGTTCCTCTTGTATAAAATATAGGTCCTTGATATGGTCTTAATGTACTATCAGGACTACCACAAAACTTATATTTTTTTGGTTGTCCCGCAATGTTAAAAATTGTTTGTTTTTTCAATGAGAACATATATAAAGAACCATTGACCCAATTGTTTTGAAACACATGTGAAAATATTCCTCTACATGCAGCAAACACCATTCTAAATCTTGTTTTCCATTCAAAGAAATATGTAACATCTTTTGGTATTGAAACAAGTAATGGACTATCAACAAATTTGTAACATCCCCCTGACATTCTTTTTCCATTCGGATTTTCACTACATGGATTTTGAACTGAAAAAGATGTCCCACCGCCTTGGTAACATTTTAATACTGTCATGTTTTCACAGGAAAGTGATGCCAAAACTGTACTTGATATTTGACTCGGAGTGTCTCCTGTTATATCTTGAGCATTATTTGTAGTGTCATTAGGACCATTTGTTGATGGTGCCAATGAAGTACCACCATCTTCGTCTACTGTGTAGACCGCAAAGTTGTCGTTTAAAAATAAACTAAACGAGTTATTACCACTTAATTCTGTCGCACTTGATGTAGGTAGTCTATCAGACCTAAATACAATGTTAGAAGAGTTTGAAATGGAAATGTTCGATACTACCGAAGTGTGGTATGCTGGTGAATAAACTCTTGTGGTTGTTGTTGCAATGTTTATACTTGTTCCCGGAGTTGCGTTTGAAGCAATTAAAGTTCCACCTTCAATATTACCTTGAGCACTTAACACACCATTTGTCCATTGGAACGCCAATTTATTATTACCAACACTTGGTTGTATATTTGAATATACACCAGGTGTGGAAGTAAAATATGATAAAGTCACAGCGTCTGATGAATAAGCTTTAAATGTTTGTTGTGACTTATCTGTTGAGTTATAAAAGTAAGGTGAGTTGTTTGTAAATGCACTAAACAATGTACTATCAGGAGTAAAACCAAAAGGTGGGTGATATAATGACGCATTTGTATTATTTGAAACTAAATGTGATTCAGGCGTTTTATAATCATTAAACCAAGCTCCACTTCCTGAGTTTTGTTGTATTGGTACATTAAGATAATAACTACCTTCAATAACAGGACCCGAACCTAAGTTAAATCCAAATAATTTCGATAGGTCATATCTTATATTTTGTTTGTCGGTGTATGGGTCCGTACCTCTTGTTAAAAATATAATTTCATAGTTTGCAAAATTATCAATAAATTTGATTGGGAATACGTAGTCACATTGTTGTACTGGTGTACCATAACAGAATCTTTGTGTCTTTTTAAACAAATATTTGTTAAGTAATCCTCCCGTTGTGTTTGTTAATCCTGAAAACTGTGATACAGTACCTCCTGTGATAACTTGAAAATATTCAACCCCCGCAGGATATTTGTAATCTTTTCCATCTTCAGATATATTTAATTTCAAGTTTACAGTTTGTTGTAAACCTGCTTGATTAATGTAATTAACAGGAACTGTCACTAAACTTGTTGCGTTATATGGTGTAGTTCCCGTAATACTATTAGTATTAAACTGATTGGAATTAGTTATACCCGTTAAGTTGGGGTCATTTATTAAGTTGATGTCTTGGAATGTTAAAAGTTGTCCAGGTTGTAAACCGTTGAAAGTTCCACTATCAACAAATAACATCATAACACTATCGGTAAACGGTTGTGACGCATCTAATGTTGTTGTATTTGGAATGTTGTTTCTAACAGTTGTTTGAATTAAATTATCACCTTCAAAATATCTTTGTCTAATATTTGCTAAATTCAAAGATTGTGATAGTGTAACGTCATTCGCTAATACTTTTATTCCCCCTTGTGCCGGATATTCGGCAATTGGAGTTTTAACTAACTTATCATTATCATTTCCAAGATTTTGGAATTGGTAACCCGCCATCGCTTGGACAACTCCATTGTTAAAAGCGTCAGGGTCATTTGCCGAAGATGCTTGCGATGAGTTGTAAACACTATAAGAAGTTGTGGAATTTGTATTCGCTAAAGGACTATTATTTTCTGATGAAATTGCAACATTTGCACTTTGAGCGAATGAACTTTGACTACTATCTTCAGGAAGTGTTTCATCAGTACATGGGCAGGCCTCACAATCAGGATAAGACAACATGGGTAAAGAAATTCTTTTAAATATATTTTCTTTTCCTAATGGTTTAATTGATTGGGTTTTACAACCACCTTTAGGTCTTGCTCCAAATGTGATTGCACTTATCGCTAAACAAATACCATATATAACAACATTTATTACCCATATTAAAAGATTTATCAATATTCTTAATATTGGGTATATAAATGCAACAAAGTGTAAAATGATTATTAAAGTTATGAACGTAGGTGTAAGTAGTATTAAAAGTAGACTTAGTAAAAAGAACAAAAAGTCAAAATTTCTTACACCATCATTAACCGGAAATCTGTTTGTGGTGGTAGTACATCGTCTATCTGTAATTTCTTTTATACCTAAATGTCTACTTCTATTGAATCCCCACTTCCATCTATCTATAAAATTTGCAACTGTATAAACTTTATTGAAATTAAATTGATAAAACTTATCATTACAGTTTACAGCCTCTTGAATCATTTGTTGACCTATTGTCGTATTCACATCCCCATAATCATCCCAATCTAAACTAAATGCGTATGATTTTAATTGTGCGGTTACGTCTGTAGGCGCATTGATGTTAGATGTGGTCCATCCCCATTCTTTAACATTTGGAACCAAATAATCTGCTCTTAATACACTTGATTCCATTCCATCTTCATTCTGATATTGGATTCTAAATCTATATTTTCCTTTTGTTGGTATACCGACATTTGGGTCTGTTGATAGTACTTGTTCACCAAACTCGTTTGTTGTTACGTAGTCCAAATTCATTGGGACGTTTACTAACCAAGTACCGTTGTCATCAATTATTTTACCTCCTTCGGGTAGTGAATATTGTTCTAATGCCGGTCTACCGTTTACATCATAATTTATTGTTTGTCTAATTGCTAATATTCTTCCTTGCCCTGTGACTAAATCACATAAATTACCGGAGTCTTTTTTAGGTTTACAATTTGATTTTAAAAAGTCTTCTTCACTTGTTGAAAACAATGAACCCATAAAAACGGCTTGAGGTGTAATTTCAATCCCTAAATCTCTTAAATCAAAATCAACTCTTGTTATTCCAACATTACAAATGTTTTCTTCACCCCAGAAAGATGCAACGTCTATATCTTTTTTTTGATTTACTATTTGAGGTAGTGAGTCTAAATCTGTCGATGATTTAAATTGGTCCCCATCAAATTGTTCTGTAGTTCCCCGACCTAATCTTATTAAGTCTGAAGGTCTAAGTGAAAAACAACCGATGTTTGATAAGTCTAAATCTAGTATTGCGGTTTGAATACCTAACGGTACACCAATAATCATAAAGTCACCACTTTCATTAGTTTTTACAGTGTACTTATAATACTTTTCATAAACTTCTAAAACTTCATTTCTTGTTAAAACATCCTCCACATCAGGAAATGTACCAGTCGGACTATGACCACCATACTCTTTAACATATGGTAATAAGTTATATCTATAACCATCTTCGTTTTTTTGGTCAGGTCTTTTATAAGGGTATAATGTGGATATAATTGGGTCGTTTTCGTCAATAGCATCCAATGGAACAAAAATAGATACATTTGCGTTTGGAACACCGTACCCACCATTAACAACAACTCTACCTGCAACAACACCGTAGTCGGCACAAAATCTTGTATATACATCTTCTTGTCTTAACTTTAAAGATAGTATCTCTAAAAAGTCAAAATCCTGTGTTACGTTAATTCTTAGATTTTGGTCTTTTGTTGGTTGAGCCTTTAGTCTATATGTTTTGGTCATTTACTGTTTTAAAATAAATAGATAATTTAGGTTTTTTATTTAAAACTAATAACCTTAAAAATAAAATAAATGATTTAGTAGAAGTCTACGGTTCTTAGTTGTTTTACCCTTACATTAATATCTCTAGAATCAAATCTGATTTGATATATTTGGTCTGGTTCGGCAAATAAGGTGTCGTCAATTAATAAAATTTCTTTGGTTTCCGCATCGGCGTACCTTTGAGATGTTTCAGATGACGAATATTGACCCCCTGTTCTGTTATATATTTTCAAATCTGTTAATGTATTAACACCTGCAACGTCTTGTATTAATCTTCTAATATCAGAAACGTTTACATTTTGACCTAAATCTCTGTTTTGCGGATTCATGTAAGTTGATACTTGGTCAATAATTTGAGTAATTATTTGACTTTGAGCGGTATTATTTTCGATTACAACAGATATTTCAAACTCTAAATCTATTACCTTTGCGACATCAATTGATATGTAGTCATTTATCATTCTATACTTAGACAAATAGGTTGCCAAGTTTGTTTTAATTGCGTTTGGAACTGTTTGTGTTAGATTCCCGTCTGAATCATATGATAAAATTTGTACAGTAACTTTGTTATTATTTTCTGTAATCGCGACTTTGGCAGGTGCCCCAAATTTACCTGGCATTGTATCGATTAAAGATTTATAGTCATTAACTGTCACCGCTCTTTTTTGTGCCGCAAAGTTAAAACTAACCATGTTTCTTGCCTCTTCAATTGTTGGTTGGTTTGCTCCTCCAACCGCACTTGTTACATTATTAATTTTTAATGATTGTACAACACTTTGATTGATTTGTGATGATGGTCCGTTTACCGCTAAATTAACTAATCCAACTTGGTTGATTGAACCAACACCAACATTTGATGCAGTTCCTCCACCTACTCGGTACTGAACAAATAGTGTTGTGTTAGGTGTTACTGTAAGTCCCAATCCGATATTATTTTGATAATTTTGTATTTTTAATGGGGTTCCAAGATTTGCAAATTGTTGAAGTTGTTGATTTGGTGTTGTCGTTGCTGCCCCAAATTGTACCTTCATATAACTTTCGGGTGTGTATTCTGTTATAAATCTGTTGTCAGTTTTTATATATTGACCAACTTTAACGCCAGCATTGTCTATTGGTTTTGTGGGGTCCTCAATAAAAACTGTGTCTTCCGCCAATGCGTCAACTTCATACCATTTGTTCTGTGATGTTATAAATTCAGCATTTGTTGGGGTTGATTGGTATTGTGTTCCGTCTTTTTGTATGATTGTTGTAACAGACAAAACATTCTTTTCAGGTAAAAAGAAACTATAGAAAGGAACTACGTCTGCAGCATTTACAACTTGTTTATATATTTTAGTAACACCATTAACAACAACTTCTCTTTTAGTTATTATATAACTTGTTATTTTATTATTGTTGTCAAAAACAGGGGTTTTGGTTCTATTATTTACCCCTTCGTTGTTATATTGTGTAGAAAAATCAACATCATAGACTGTTTCAAATGTTTGCCCTCCACCATTAAACTGAGCCCCCGCTCTTAAAATACCTAAGTATCTTGAATCTTCATTGTCACCAAATGCCGGAACTTGTATTGATATTTCCACAAGAGCAACTGAAGGTCTAAATCCCGGTATTTTCAAACCATAGGTTCTTGCAATATTAAAAATAGAAGACCTTTGTTGTGCATATTGTAAGACAGTTTCTTGAATACTTCTATCGATATGAAAATGTAAATTATCTCCAATCGCAGCATTTAAATCCATCAAAACTGAAAAGATTGAAGCGTCATTAAAATTTTGAATTATTTCAGGATAATACTGTTGGGTATAGTTGATTAAGTCCTTTCTTAGACTTTCAAAATCCCTACTTGTATAATTAATTTTTTGAGTTGCCATAATTATATGTTAATTATTATAAATTCTCTTGAACCAAACGAGTTGTTGTCGTCCGTATAATCTATTGTAAGTTTAGCTGTGTATTCTTGAGTTGCTCTACCAGGTATTCTATATATATCACTTGTTCCTAATAACTCTTGGTTAATGTCACCTGGAGCCTCATCTGATTGTAAATATGGAACCACTTTAATTTCATTTATAGTTAAATTTGGTATGTACTTGTCAACCTGTTGTTGTATTTCAGATTTGATTCCGTCAAACGTTTCACCATCCAAAGGGTCAAAAATAAATTCATATATACGTGTTCCAAAATCAGGATTATAATATCTACTACCTCTTGCGGTTAATATCAAATGTAAAAGGTCTGCCCGTATCTCATCACCAGCATTTTCGGTTAAATCAAAATAATAAGATTTTGGACTATCCCTAAAGGGAAAATTAACACCATAAGTTCTTCCATCTGCCATATTACATAAATATAATATCCAACATTTTTAGTTAAATAGATATAAATAAAAAATCCGAGTATAACTCGGATTAATTTTTAAGAAGAACAACCAAAACAATCAAAGTCTGAATTAGTTGGTTTTGGTGGAAGATTCATATATGAATAATCTACTTTTGGTTCAACCGGTGAAACTTTTGGTTTTTCCTTTTTTGTAACATCTAAAGCCAAGTGTTTTGCTCCTGTTGAAATGGCCTTTGTTCTTACATAATAACAAAGAGTCTTTAGACCTTTTTCCCATCCATAAAAATGTGAAGATGTTATTTTAGAAAGTGTTGGGTTAGACATGTAAATATTCATAGATTGTGATTGGTCAATAAACGGAGCTCTTTCGGCAGCCATGTCAATCAATTCTCTTTGTGAAATTTCCCAAATTGTTTTGTATTTTGGAATCAAATGTTCAATTCTTTTAACCTTTCTATTATAACCTTTTTCTTCAGTATCTAAGTAATTGTTGAAATTAATATTTTGAATTGAACCTTCATTCATAATAATTTCATTTTTTAAATCCTCGGACCAAATTCCAATTTTTTCAAAGTCGTTGATTAGGTATTTGTTTACAATCATAATTTCACCTCCAACAACACGTCTATTAAATAAAGCCGAATGTGCGGGTTCTGTCATTTCGAATGAACCTGTAATTTTGGCGGAAGATGCTACAGGCATTTGAGCGGTGAATAATGAATTACACACCCCATAAGTCATCACGTCTTCTTTCAAGGTTTTCCAATCCATAAACAAATCTTCTTCAGAGAGTCCCCACATATCAAATTGAAAAATCCCTTGTGACATAGGTGAACCTTTGAAAAACTCATATGGGGTTCTCAAACCTTTTTTACACAAGTCATTACTTTCAAGAATAGCCGCGTAATAGATTGTTTCAAAAATGTTTTTATTTAATTTTTTAGCCTCAGGTGAGGTAAATATGTAATCCATTAAATAAAATACATCAGCCAATCCTTGTGTTCCAATTGCAATTGCTCTTTGTTCTAAACCACCTCTATGACCTTTTTCAGTAGAATAGTTATTTTTATCAATAACATTATTTAATGCTCTAACAACTTTTCTAACTTCACTTATTAATAAAGAATAATCAAACTGTCCGTCTTTGATATAATTTTTTAACACTATTGAAGACAAAGTACAAATTGCTGTGGTCTTTTCATCTGTATATTGGTAAATCTCATTACATAGGTTAGACTGTTTAATTACTCCAATATTTTGGTGGTTAGTTTTTTTGTTTGCACTATCTTTAGAACATAAATAAGGAACTCCCGTTTCTACTTGAGACTCAATAATTTTAGTCCAAATGTCTTGTGCTTTAACTTTTTTACCAAGACCCATACTAACTGCCGTGTTATACACTTCTTCGTATTCATCTCCAAAACATTCTTGTAATGCCTTTAGTCCTGCCTTTTTAATATCATTAGGACAGAATAAATACCAATCGGCGTTGTTCTTAACCGCATTCATAAAGTTGTCAGGAATCCAAAGTGCTGTAAATAAATCACGAGCTCTTAGTTCTTCGGCTCCTGTGTTCTTTTTAATATCTAATAAATCAAATATGTCTTTGTGCCAAGGTTCAAGATATATTGCCGCACTACCCGGTCTTCTACCTTGTTGATTAAAAAATCTTAAAGACTCATTAACGATTTTTAAATATTTTAACAATCCCCCTGCGTAACCACCTGAACTTGAAATTCTACTTTCTTTACTTCTTATGTTAGACATTGAAAGTCCAATCCCGGCAGCATCCGATGAATAAGTTGAAATATCATTCATTGTATTTAACAATCCTTCTCTTGAGTCTGAATCGTTGTAGTGTAAAACACAAGACGCAAGTTGTGGTGTTTTGGTGCCAGAGTTAATCATAATTGGTGTTGCTGGTGAAATAAGTTGAGTCGATAAAGAGTTATAATACTCTAACGCATCTTCTAATGTATTAGTAACCCATATCGCAACTCTCATATACATATGTTGTGGTCGTTCAACAACTTTACCATTTGGTCTTTTTAACAAATACATTTCTTGTAATGACCTCCAAGCAAAATAATCAAAGTTATAATCGTTGTCATGTTTAATTGCAACGTCGACAGTATCTTCACCGTAATATTCAATTCGTTTAATTAATTCTTCATTAACAACTCCATCCTCGTAAAGTAATCTCATAGTCTTTGAAAAACTTTCATCAGTTTCTTTATGATATGAAGATATTGCAACCGACGAAGCCATTCTTGAATAGTCGTGATGACTTCCTGTATAGGCTGCCGCAATCTCATAAATTAACTTATCAAGTTCTTTAGTTGTTACTTCCCCCTCAGTCGGAACCGATGTGATTACTTTAATAAAAATTTCATCTGAGTTTACGTTCAAACCTTTTGCTGAACGTTTTACTCTGTTATAAATTTTTTGTGGATTGAACGCCACGTTCTCTCCATTTCTTTTTGTTATTTTTAATGACATATTAATAAATTTAAAAATCTTCTGTGAATGTTATAGTTTCGTTTAACTTTGCTTTTTGGTATTCCATTGTTCTTGATTCAAAGAAATTACCTTTTGTTTCAACCGCAATTTGTTCCATGAATTTAAATGGTTGTTCAACATTAAATTCTTTACTACAACCCATCTTAACCAATAAACCATCAACAACAAACTCTAAGTATTGTTTCATTAGATTAGAGTTCATACCGATTAAAGATACTGGAAGTGATTCAGTGATAAATTCTTTTTCAATTTCTAATGCTGAAAGTAGAATTTCTTTGATTCTTTTTTCTGATGGTCTTTCTTCTAAGTGGTTATTTAATAAGTGAATTGCAAAATCACAATGTAAATTTTCATCTTTAAAGATAAGTGAATTAGCATTACATAATCCTTGCATAATACCTCTTGATTTCATCCAAAAAATAGAACAAAAAGAACCTGAAAAGAAAATACCTTCAACGGCAGCAAACGCAACTAACCTTTCGGCAAATGACGCCTTTTCAATCCATTCTAATGCCCATTTAGCTTTCTTTTGAACAGCCGGTAATCTATCAATCGCATTGAAACATTCGTCCTTTTCTTTAGCGTTTGAGATATACGTATCAATCAATAATGAATACATTAATGAGTGAATGTTTTCCATAGCCAATTGAAACCCGTAGAAAAATTTAGCTTCAGGATATTGAACTTCACGATAAAAGTTTTCAGCCAAGTTTTCATTCACAATACCATCTGACGCCGCAAAAAATGACAGTACATTCTTAATGAAGAATTTTTCATTTTCTGTCAAATTTTCCCAATCTCTGATGTCATTTGTTAAATCGACTTCTTCTGCTGTCCAAAATGCAGCTTGGTGTTGTTTGTAAAATTCCCATATATCATTGTGTTCAATTGGGAAGATGACGAACCGACCAGGATTTTCTGTTAATATTTTTTCCATAATTTTTAATTAATTTAAGATTGTTGTTCTTTTTGCTTTTTCTTTTCTAAAAGCTCTTTGATTCTATTTTTGTTTCTTTCTTCTTTTTGTTCTTCCAAACCTAAGAAAGTCATACTTTGTTCTGTGTCTATTTCTAACATTCCGTTGTCAAATTTACAGTTTTCAAAAACAACACCGTCTTTACCAATTCTTGATTTGGTAATGGCGATTGTTGCCAAATTCATTTCTTTCTGTTGTAGACTCTTGGCCACTGTAATGATTACGTGACCTACCTGAGCCTTTTTAATTGACCCACCCATTTGGTCTGTTGTAACCACTTCTGACGAAATCGAATTACGATTTCCTTGTGTTGCGGTCCAACCTGCGATGTCCAACTCATGACACATAGCCTCAAACCCTCTCATTACTGAACCTTCACTTTTCCATTCATCACCCAACATTTTGTCAGGAACAACACAGTCAATGTAATCTAAAATAATCATATCGACTCTAGTTCCTTCAGCCATCATCTTTCTAACCTGATTTTTGATTTGATTCATAGTCACAGTATCGGAAGGTAGTTTTTTAATAATTAACTTATTTTTCATAGTTTCCTTAATGTGTTTTACCTTCGCCATAACTTCATCTCTATATTCAGACATGTCATCAGGATGAATCCCGGTCCAAAGCGTAAAGTGTTTTCTTTGGATAATTTTTGGGTTGTCTTCAAAAAATATTTGAAGAACGTTGTATCCCAAGTTGAATGCGTGGTTTGCAATTTTTGTAGTGAAAGTTGACTTACCAACACCCGTTGGTGCCAAAATAACACCAATCTCTCCCTTAGCTAAACCACCTTTCAATAGGTTGTCAATACCCGCAACCCCAATTGGAATTGGGTGTCTGTAATCGTCGTTTAGAACCTCTTCAAGGTTGAAGAAAACGTCGGTTGTTCCTTTATCGACCTCACCAACTTGTAATGCTCCTCTTACCATTTCTTCTAAGTGGTCATAACTTTCAAAATCACCCTTATCGATAATTGATTGTGCTTTAGTCATAACCTTCTGTAATTCTTGTTGTTTACAGAATTTTAATGACTTTTCTTGAACAAATAATGAACCGTCATCAGACACATCTTTTACTTGTTGTAATGTATCCAAAACGCTCTTTTGAGCCATCGGAGAAGATATTTCTGACTTTGTAAGTTGTTCTAATGTATCAAATGTTGGAGTATGTTCATACTTTGAATAGAACTCCTTAATCATTTGACAAATAATACGAAAATATTGGTTGTCAAAATAGTGTGGGTCAATAACTTCAAGAATGGAATTTGAGAAATCTTTATATAAAATAATATTGTTTAATAATTGAATTTGAAAAGTATTTCCTAAGTATCCGAAGTTTTTTTTGTCTGACATATTCTGTATTTTTTTTTCTTTGTATATGATAAATATGACTAAGCCAACGAATAATTAAGGTAATTATAAGATAAATTTTTATCTGAAAAAATGTCAGTTAAGTCTTTTAATATCGTTTTTATCGTTGGTCGTATATCCAGGGTATATCTAGCCTTTGGTGGGTATACTTTAGCGTCGATGATGGTATGACAAATTGTCTCATTTCCAATTCGAATAATCAAATTAAAAACTTCCGGACCATCAGTATTTGATGTGTCTAAGATAGATGGGTCTTCTTCAATTTGGAACCGATTTTCCAACATATAGAAAACTGATTTGTTTCTTAGTTTTGTTTTTAACTCTTCTGACAATGATTTCATGTAGTTCAATAACTCAATACTATTTTTAGCCTTTTGGTTAATGTTTCTTACATTGAAAAAACGTTGTACAACGAAGTTGTCATTTAATGTAATTAGAAATTCAACTTTAGTAATGTCCTGATTTTCTTTCATAATTTTAGTTTTTTGTTTTAAATTTTGTTTTTTCTTTTCTTGTTAACTTTAAAAATGGTTTTAAAAAATAAATCCAATTATCATCTGTTTTTGGTAGGTACTTAAATAACCCGTCTTCCATCATCATACGTATTAGGTTTTTGTATCCCCTACCGTCAGGGTCCAATGATTCTGAATAATATGCCCTAACCAAATCTTTACCTTCTTGATTTATTAGTGGTTTATCTAAATCAATTAGTTTTTTATTAATCACATAATATTCATCACCAAATATACCTTCTTTTGTTTTACCAGACAAAAGATTTTGTAATGATTTGTTGTCTTTATTTTCTTTAAGGAGTTCCTCCCCTTTCGATAAAATATCGGATAATTCCACTTCTTTTTCAAGTAGCTCAGGAAAAAACTTAATTAAAGTCTTTTCACCTAAATAAAAAATACCGTCGATATTATCAGATGAATCGCCTGTAAGGATTTTAATTGTTTTGACATTATAATGGGGAACTTCAAAATCACTCATTTTGATAGTATCCCCCATCTTATAATATCTTTTTGTGGATGGTGAATAGATAGAAACCTTTTCAGATATAAGTTGTGTAAGGTCTCTATCACTTGAGAAAATTGTTTTATTCTCGTCTTCAGAAATTTGACAGTAATACGCAATTAAATCATCCGCTTCTGAATTTTCAACTTCAAGTTGTCTAACAAACATCTCTTCAAGATATTGTTTAACTCGTTGTTTTTGTTCTTCATAAGAATCTTGTTTAATCTCATTAGAATCGTTTCTACGGTTTAATTTATACTTGGGGTATATCAACCTTCTCTGTGATGAGTTCGTGTCACTATCCCAAAATACTACAACTTTATTATAGTTGTTCTCCTCTAAAAACTTTCTTAAAGTATTCAAAAAGTGCCAAATGGCCCCAATATGTTTTCCTTTGTGGAAATAATCTTTCACTCCATGAAAACCAATTTTCATCAAATTGTTTCCATCAACCAATAAGGTTTTTGTCACTTTTTTTGTTTTTAATTGTTACTACTCTACTTCTTCTTTTTCTGCTTTCAAATCAAAGTCACCATCAACTCCGATTATTTCCTTCCAATACTCGGCATATTCTTTTTTGTATTGTTCGATTGATGCCTTTTCTTCGGAAGCTTCTTTTCCTGGTAAGAACCCGTGTGGTGTTACGATAATCTTCCCATCTTCAAAACCAAGTCCGTTGATGTGATTTTTCATAACAGACACCTTAGTTCTTGATGCAAACTTCACAGTTCTCTTATCTTTAGTTGCTGTAATTTTTGTTGTACCAGCTCCTTTTTGATTTCCAAATAAGAATACTAATGAAGAGTTCAACCAAATCGCCTCACCACCTTTTGCCTTAATTTTAGGCTGTCCAAATGGATTGTCAGGTAATTCAACCCAAGGTTGATTAACAATTATTAGGGTGTTTTCGTATTTAGAGTCTGCTTTACGTGAACCTGAAATACGTTGGTTAATACCCATACCAATCTTGTCGGCCAAAACACTTGCATTGTGTTGTTTACCTCCTTTACCTTCGTAAGTCATTTTACAAGGAACAGAACCTACTGAGTCCCACATAATACACAATGAATAATCTAAATCACCCTTTTCTTGTGCGTCTAATAAATCATTGATGTAATCTGTGATTTGTTCAATATAATCAAAGTTATTATTGAATATATAAAACCCGTCCCACTCTAATTCTCCAGTTTCTGTATCAACAACTTCCTCACATTCAAACCCCATTAACTTAGCGTGGTCAAACGACCATTTTTGTTCGGTGATGATAAATACAGGTAAAATACCTTTCTTCTGAGCATCAACCGCAGTTTTAACTAGTGCCGTTGTCTTACCTGTGTCTGAATGTCCTAAGAACATATTGATGTGTCCCATAGCAGGACCAGGTAGACCAACAGCATCCAAAAACGGAGCACCAAGGTCAAAGAATCTTTGTGGTTTATATTTTGCAGATGTGGAAAACTTTTTTTTCAAAGACCCAAAGTCATTCTTCTTAATAGCCATTACAGTTCGTAAATTTTAAAGTTTTTAATAGTTTCCAACTTGTCGTTTGCGTTAGTTAGTTGTTCAACCAAATTATCCATTTCTTCGGTGTGTTGTGGGTGCTCACCAATTCCTACAGGGTTTGTAAAATATACATATAATCTTGCCTCAGCATCTGCAATTTCAGACTCGTATTTTTTCACAAGAGCATCTTTTAATTTTTCTGCTAAAAATGTGTTCATTTTTTAATTTTTTAAAGTTAATAAAAATCGGGCTTAGGTGTAAAGCCCGATTATGTTTTTTTTGATTTAGAATGGTAAATCTTCTGATGGTTCTTCGTTTGCTTGTGGGTCAACAACAGGTGTTGTTTCTTGTTTTGAACCTCCAAGTGAAATTTCAGCAGCTTCACCGTAAACATATTTTTTAAGTTCAGATGACCACATTGGTGTTTCACCAACTGCAACTGCCTCTAAATATTCTACAGGTTTTTTAGAATATACATCATTCCATGTTAATTCATCTTGAATCCATCCTTCCATGATTGCCTTATCCTCATGTAGTGGTTGTGGGTCATCATACATAATAGTTTGGATTACTGTGTACTCTTTTCCTTGTGGTGTTTTTGCCTTTGTAAGTTCAATAATTAAATCACGACCTTTTTCGGCATTAGTTACATCACCTTTAGCTTTCCAAATAGGTAGGATTTTATCTAAAACACCTTCTTGTTTGTAGTTGTGTTTGAATCTCCAAAACTTAACACCATCTTGTTCATTGTCTCGGTCAATAACTTTTACAATGTAAAATAAACGTGAACGGTATTGTGATGCCAATTCTTTGTCTTCTTTTTTACCTGTCGAAATTAATTCGTTATAAACTTCAGTTAATGGTGAACGGTCGTTGTCGTTTTTCTCGGGGTCATACAACTTAACCCACTGTCCGTTTACTTGGATTTCATGGTACCAAACTTCAACAAATGGTGATGAACCATCTTTTGTAGGTAAGATACGGATTCTTCGTGATGCGGATTTTTCATTCTTTTGAAGAATTGCGGAAAAATATTTCTTCAATCTGTCTTCTTGAGAAATGTTTGTTTTTGTGCTGTTGCTCGATGTTGAATTTTTTTCGTACTGAGCAAGTACTGAATCTAATACTGAATTTGCCATAAATAAATTTTTAATTATTACTCTTTTATCTATGAAAAATATAAGTGAACTTTCGTTTTTGTCAAATAAAAAAGGGAAGATAATTCTTCCCTCAAAAATATAATTATGAAAAATAATTAGTAAGTATTTTCATCATCATCTTGGTCAAAAATACCAAATGTTTTTTTAACTTCATTAGGTGAATAGTTTTCAACCTCATCTGAAGTTAAGATATATTCTTCTTTCCCTTGTTTTTCAAAGTCTTCTTTTTTGTCTTCAAAATAATCTGTCAATTTTTGATTATAAGGATAAGAATCAAGTGAACGTAACATCAATTTTTCTTCAGGTGACTTAGGTCTACTTTTTTCTACTTTACTTTCGATTGAATCAATTTTTGACATTATTTGGTCCATCTGATTTAATTTTGTTTCTAAATCATTCAATTTAGAAAACATACTATCCATGAACTCTTCTTGTTTTGTTTTAATTTCTTCTTGTGTTGTTACTAAATCTGTAATATCTATTTCTTCAGTTCCTTCTTCTTCATCTTTTTTTGTATCAACTTCTTCAACATCAGGGTCTGACTCAACATCTACAGGTTCGGGTATTGCGTCGGCGCCTCCTGCATCAGGTGTGGGTGCTCCTGCGTCAGGTGCTGGTGGTGTTGCTCCTGCATCAGGCGCGGGTGCTCCTGCGTCAGGTGCGGGTGGAGCTCCTGCTGCGTCAGGTGCTGGTGGTGCAACTTCTTGTTCATTAATATATCCTGTAATTTGGTTAAAACGTTTTAACTCTTCTAAAATTTGTCTTTCTATACTCATTTTTACCCATTTAATAATGTTTTAACCCCTTGTGGAGTTTCGACTTTTAATGTTCTATTTGTTTTCATAGTATTGTCAACTCTTTCAATTAGACCATCTTTCATTCTAATTGTATAACAATCACCAGTTTCCAAATCACAAACTTCTTGATACCCATTACCCTTATCTCTTTGTGTAATTTTTGTATCTTTTCTTAGATAATTATCTAATAACATTTTTATTTCCATAGTTTTTTTTATATAAATATTATGTTATGGGAAAAATATACCATAACTATTTTTAAATTGGACAAAATATCTATTATAAATATCTTGTATGTCGGGGAACGACGAATTTACTTTGTCATTTTTTCTAGTTATAAAATCATTGGTTGTACTTGGTAAATTAACGTAGGCACCTACTCCACCTCCAGGACTAACAAATCTTCCTTCAAACCAAAATAAAGTAAATAACGTATAGGCTTCTGCATATTTTTCAACATCTGTGGTATTTGTACTGAAAGTTTTTAGTTGTTCTATAATAGGTAAAAAACTTTGAACTTGAGCATGTATAAATTGTGTTGGTACTACAAAGTCTGAGAACGATGCATAAGGTCTAGATGATGTATCATTTTCTAATGCCGTTGTTAAACACACTTGTTGGGATATAAGAGCATTTAAATCTGCAGTATAGTTGTTTGAAGTTGATATTTCATATAGATTATAATTTGGTGGATTACAAACAACTTGGTCAATTTTATTATTTATTCTAGTAAATGCAATACCAAAATAAAGAGGTCGTAATTTTTCTTGGGCCGCTGGAATATTTGTCGTTAATAAAGTTTTTAAATCTTCAACCGTTATTGGTGTTATATTAATTCCAACAAATGGTGTAGTTGTAAACGTCGTCGCAGAAAGACAAATATTTTCAGGACTTTGTAACGCGCCAGGTTGTACCGTACCTTGTTGTGTGTTTACATTTGTAATTGGTTCAGTTGTCTTAACTTCTTTTAATATCAATTCTTTGTATGCGTTTATATAATTTTGATTGACTGTGTCTAATAGACTATTTGGTTGTGGTAAACTATATCTTGATATTCTTGGACCTGAAAAAGTTGTGGAAAAACTAGTTTGAGTAATTCTATGTGATAGTGATAAAACCATGTAAGGTCCATAGAATAATGGTACATGTCTTAAGTTGAAGTACATAGTCGGTTGAATCATGGCATTACCCATCATTTCTATTTCAACATTATAACTTCTACTTTTATATATACTATAAAGTGAAACGGATTGTTGAGCCACTTTGTCTCCTGAAACAGATGCTCCTAATTGTGCAAACATTTTATTTGATTCTGCAGTGTTTTTCTTTTCAGACATATCTACTTTAACACTTTTAAAAATACTTTGGTTTTGAGTTCCGTAATCAACGCTAAAACCTACTACTCTATTTTTTTTAGAGTAGTCTTCCTCGGGGTTAGATGGTACTCTTAATGGGTTGTCTGAAGATTTTCTTATATCAAATGTATCACTTGCAAACTTTGAAAATGAAGAATTACTTGCAACAAACTCTGACGGTTTACCTGTATAAAGTAATAAAAATTTTGGAGATGCCTTTAAATAATCAACATCCAAAAAAGTTCCAAACAATGTTTCAGTTGCATCCACAGGTAATGGTGTACTTTTCGCCACCGCCTGCTGTATACCGTAAAAATTAACGTATGCTGGTAAAGCAAAGAAAACCATGTTGTTTTGCGAACATATTTGAGATATTAATGATAAATAATTTTGGTTGTCGTTTGATTTTAAATAACCTTTGATTTTTTCTAAGTCAATTGTAAACTCATCACCAATATCTCTACCAGCCTTGTCTTGAAATAAAAAATCTTCAAATATTGTTTTATTTAAAAAATCAGTACCAGAAATCCATTTATCATTCATTGTTTTTAAAATGGAATATGTATCTAACTTATTAACATTACCTGAAGTTGTATTTTTGATTGTTGTTGTGTTAGTTGTTGTTGTAGGTAAATCAGTATTCAATCTATTGAAAGTCTGTGTTAAATTTTCAGCATTAAAATTTTGTTGTTGTAATAAAAAATTATTAATTGCTTGTTGGAATTTTAATTTATTTAAAGTTGCATCTTCAGATTTTTGTTTTGCAAATAATCTAATTAGTGGGAATAATGCTTCAACGTTTGCCTCTGTAAACTCAATATCCATTCCATTATTTGCCGTAAAAAAATCTGTAATTACACTCCCCGTATCTGTATATTGGAATGGTGTTTGGTTAAAAACTCCCACATATTTTCTAAGAGAGTTCCACGCATCTCTGTTGTTTGCAATACTTGTTGCTAATGTAGGTGAACCGACTGTTCCGTCACCAGGTAAGGAACCAGGTATATATGGATTAAGAGTTAAAGGGTTTAAAGGTTGGAATGTAGGATTGTTACTTATATAATTAAAAACTCTTCGTTTAAAATTACCGGGGTTACCCATTTTAAGAACACATTCAAAATTTAAAAAATCTACAACTTTTGGAAAAAAGTTAGATATTTGTTTTTCCGCCAAAAGTAAACCATCTTGTGATTCATCGTTTAGTAATGTCACGCTATTTTTTGGCACCATAAATAAGGATTCCATTTGATTGAAAAGTCGTTTTTCTGTCACATTTCTAACTGAACCAGGATTAGTATAGTTAGAGTTTGTTTGTTCTTCATTTAAAATTAAATCAGATACTGCCGGTGTTGGGTTACAAAAGTTTAAGAATAAATTTTCAAACTTATCTAAAATTTCTGGTTCAAATACCGCAAATATTTCTTCTATATTAGAATATGTTGATTGTGCATTTTTTAATTCGAAACTTAAATTTTTACTGTTGTTCGTGTAAACAACTTTTAAATATTCATTAAATGCTGGTTTTTTAATTAAAGAATTTTTAAAATAACCAAACTGTGATACACCCCAAAGTGGTCTAACACTTCCATTATAAACTGCCTTGTTATTAAAAACTTCTTCTTTAATTTTATTTGTCGCATCAAAACATTCAAAATTCATTTGGTTTATATTGATTCCCCCTGTTGATGGGATTAACAAAAACTTTTGATTGCTTTCGGGATTATCAAAATAGGCGTAGTAATTTTTGTTCACAAACGCTCTGTTTGGATTTTGTAAATCAAATCCAAAGTTGTAGAATTTTCCTGAAGTTGAGTTTGTACCTATTTTTAAACCTACTGTATTATACGCATCTAAAAAAGACTGATAGGTTGGTGTGTTTAAAATGGTCAAATCTTTGTTAAAGAAAAATCGATAAACATTATTAATTACTTTAGGATACACCCCTAAAGTGACATTATCCATCGTTTGATTAACATTTGGTATTAGTGTTGTTGTACTTTGTAATTTAATTTCTACTTGAGTTGTTCCGCCAGTATATGATGGAAAAATTAATTTACTATTTGTGCTAGGTGTTGTCCCTGTTGTGTCATAACTTTTTAAATAATCAAAATCGGTCCAAATTGTATTATCTAATATGTCATTTCCTGTTTGAATAAATTTTTTGTACCTATGCCATATACTTCCATATTTTAAAACCCACGCATATGGTAATCGGTGAATTGATGAAAACTTGTTAAAGGTTGACGCCAAATAATCTAAATCTGTTGCCACGGAACTTGTGTCATCAAAACTTTTAATTTTTTCTCTTGTTGTAATTAAAGGTAATGAATTTAAATATAAATAACCTAATGCAGCGTAAGGGTCTGAAACGTTTGTTTTTTGATTTTCAACTCCTTGAACTAAAGCATTAACAAAATATGGAGTATTCAATAATGATGTTGTTTGTATTTTTGTTGCTACTTGACCACTATATTCATTCCCATAATCAAAAATACTTTCGGTAAAATATAAGTCTTTTTCTTTTCTTGTTGAATAAAAATTACTCAAAGAAGTTTGTGAGTTTACTGGTACACTTGTATTCAAGTTTGTCATGAAAGGTTGTGTAAAATTTTTAAACTCATACTTAGAAACAAAAACATTGATATTTTTAGTGTTTTCTGTTTCGTTTACCCTCGCTATTGTTTTTTTCTCATCTAAATAAACATAACTTGATGTTTTATTAAAATCGTTTATTGATGAAATACTATCACCTCCTTGTAAATTTGACTTTAACCAATTAACATTTGTTATTGGGTAGTTGTCTAAAAAATAAGTGTCGGTGGCTGGCATACCGTTTATAAAATTTTTAATTGAGTCAGGTAATGGTACATTCCCGTCTATGGCAATTGATGAATTAGATAATGTGTCAATACTATAAACCTCATTATAAACATCAACGTTTTGTGTTCCATCATTTAATTCTAATAAATTTTTTATGTACTCTGTGGTAAAAACTGAGTCAGAATAAAGTGTCCATCTTGTACCAGTACCATTATTTGAAATTTTTCTTAATGTTTGTAAAAAATTGACGTAGGTGAATGAAAATTCTTTTAAAATTTTAGTGAGTGCCAAATTACTTTGTACTGTTTGTTTTATATTTTCAGCCTCTAAATTTCCCAAGAAAACAGGTATTTGTTCTTGGTTATATCCATTTCTATTTAATTTAGCATAATACGCACCTAAATAACTTCTTTCAAAAATTTCATATAAATAACTTTGTTCTTGAGTATTAACGTATGGTGTTGTTTTGAATGGAAATTCTACTGCATTTATAGATAAAACTTTACTTAACGATGCGGGATTATTATATACATTTGCAGATTTTGGTGTTGTTTTTTGTGCTATTGCATTAATGTATTCCTCAGTAAACGCAACTTCGGGCCATACAACACTATCGAATCCTTTTGTGGTGTTTATAACTGAACTGTCACCAGGGTATTTTATAACGTATAACTCTGAACCATCTTTTTGGGCTTCTTTTAAAAAATATTGTGGCCAAGGATAAACAACATTTAAATCGTTAAGTTGATTTGTACCGTTTACCAAATTTTTAGAATCTACTCCAAAATTTTTTGATGCCGGTATAATTGATTCTAACCTTATTGGGTTTGTTCTTTGATTCCATGCGCTTGTGTGGGTGTCTTCCATAAGTCTATAAAACCCATCTAATCCGGCAAATAAAACTGCCATAACGTTTCTTATAGTAGGTAAAAATCCTAAAACATTTGGTCCGTTTACTACTTGGTCACTTAAAAACTGAGTGAGAGATTTTTCTATTTCTACATTTTTTTTATTTAACTCATCATTAATTTTTTGAATCTTATCTAAAAAACTATTTGCAATATAATTGTTGGAACTTCCAACTTTATCACCAAATTTGTAATATTGGGGAAAATCATTAACCACAGTGTTGGTTAATGTGTCAAGTAAAAAATTTGGATTAAGACTTTTAAAGTCGGCAATAGATTTATTTAACTGATTGTCTGTTGGATTAGTTCCAAAATTAACAACATATGTTTCTCTAAAATCCGCGTCGGTTAATGTGTTATAATCTATCTCTTCAAAAATATCATTAATTGAAAATTTAATCGGTATTTCACCAGGTATATTTCCCTTATCAGGTAATTTATACTGTCCTCCCGTTCCAAAACTTTTGTTATTTTTTAATAAAGTAACATAGTTGTTTATTGCAGTTTCAACACGTTGTTTATATTTTGCTCTATCTGCAAATGAAATGTTTTCTAAATATGGGTAATAAATTTGTCCTTTGTATAATTTTTCTGATGTATCTAAAAAGTCAGTTATTGAATTGGCGTAGACTTCGTTTCTTAATTTATTTAAGTTTGTCTGAAAATCAGCAACATCATTCATTACTGTAAAATCTGCCTTTTTTAATGCGTCCGCTAATGCTGTAGGTAGGTTTTCTATTCGGGCAATAAATTCCTCTAAAGTTATTTCAGGAAAATCTGGAGTAATTAATCCCTTACTTTTATAAATAGAATAAGCTTCTCTCATTTTTTGTAACCCTACTGATTCAACAACGGTGGTTGAGTTGTTTGTATTTACACCATTATTTGAAGAGTTTGAAGTACTTTGAGTAACCACAGTTTCTGTTTGAAACATTTTTGGTGAGTTTCTAGCATATCCTATTATACTATCAGCAAGTATCGCACTGTTTCTACTTAAAAGTTTAAGAGTAATTTTAAAATTACCACTTGACGCTTCGAAACTCGCATTGAAATCCGTTAAACTTAATTGGTACCTAATTGCCTTCCCATAATATCCTTTTAAGGTTAAAAAAAACGGAGGATATGGTAAGTTAAAAAAAACAGAATATAATGAATTATCTCCTTGTTCAAATAAAGCTCGACCTCTAATGTCTTCCATTTGTATTGTTACATTTGTCACATTAGCTGGTGTTACGTCAACAGTTATTTCTGTAATACCTAAAGTTTGAGTATCTTCATAGTTTAAAACTTTTTGTTTAAAAACAGCATTTCCATCTTGATTAATTTGATATTCGGAGTTTTGATTAATTCCTTGACCTTGTCTAACGCCTCTACCTGTAAATTCATCCGACCAACTTGTATCAAATGCTTTTTTACCTTTGGGTCTTAAAAAATTAAGTTTCAAATCTTCAGGGAAAGTAGATAAGGATGCAATTTGTGAATTATAAACAGGATTATCAAAACTATCACCAATTGCTAATTTTGTTCTTGGTATAATTTGTGTTTCTAAATTTGCGTAAAAAACAAGATTTTCTTGTTGAACGTATCTATCTTTAACGTTGTTGTCTGCATCAACAACTTTGTTAGGGTCAATTAAAATAATATTATCGTAGTCGGCTTCGACTAGAATTTTATTTTCTTTGTTATATATCTGTCTGAATTTTGTTGGGTCATTAACGGCCATAATAAAAAATATGTGTATCTAATGCACTTTTGTAGCCTTGTAGAGCACTTATTAATGGGAATGGTATTATTAATACCGCACCGTCAGGAATATTTGTTTCTAAACCACCATATATTGGATTTGCAGTTAATATTAACCAACCAAAATATGGTGTTCCATATTTTTCATAACTTATTTTATCTAATCTACTTTTATTTTTTGTGTAAATGTATCTTTGGTCTGACGCTCTGACGGGTAGATTAACAAATGGAACTACCGTCTGTTGACCGTTAATTAAAAAATTTTGGTATCTGTTGTAGTATTGCATATTAGTCGAATGAAACTTTTAAGTTATATTCATCACCTGTAGAATTAGTTGATGCGTTTAGGGCTTTCATGTTGTCAATTTCTGTTTGTGCTGGAAATAATACTTGAGAAAAATTTAGTTTTCTTTCCTTATCTTTATTTAAATTATAACTACATGTTGAACAAAATTCTTTACTTAAAAAATTATCTTCGAAACTTTTAAATCTTGCATCAACAAAAGCTTTTGAATCTTTATATTTTGCGTAAGGTCCTGTTGGTATTTCTTGTCCCGTATTTGTAAAACCTAAATTACCTTTAAGATAATTAAACCAGTCGGTTTTTCTTTCATTGTTTGAAATTGTATCGACGACTTCATTTAAAAATTTGGTATAGTCATCAATAATTTCTTTACCGAATATCATAAAAAATCTATTTTCTTCAGGACTTATCGCATCTGGGTCCGAATCTATAAAGGTATTGAAATCAAACTCATCGTTATATACTTCATCTTGAGCGGTTGGAATCAGACTATATGTTTCTAAGTTGTTATTAAATGTGCTCATTTTGGTTCCAACAATTAATAAGTCTCCTTTTAACTCATCCAAAGTATTTGCGTATGTCGTATTAGATGGGTCAACCGCAGAAGTACCTGTCAAAGAAAAAACAATTACTTCATTTTTATCGTTAGAATAACCATCGAAAGAATTACACACATAATTTAATTGGTCTAATAAATCAATTGTTTTAGTTTCATCAACTTGATTTTTTACAATGTTGTTAGACGCCTCAGTTATAATAGACAGGTAAGTTGACTGTCGACTATCTATCATATCTTTAAGTTTTCTTTTAATTTTTCTTGTCGATATATTTGTAAAATTCTGTAGAGGTAAACTAGCCAATATCGGGCTTGTTTCATTTTCTACATCTTCTTTTGCTTTAGAAAACAACGCATCAACTTTATTTTCATACTGACTTTTTCCAAATATTTTTACTAAGTTAGTTTGTGGTTGATTGATGTTATTAAAATATCCCGTTTGGTATTTTCTATCTTTTGTAAAAATTAAAATTCCTCCAATCAATAACTTATCATTTATATTTTTTAAATTTTGAAAAACACTATTTGCATATTCTTTGGTTATGTCTATAAAATTTTTCATATTTTCTTTATATGATAAAACACCTGTAAATCCACTTAATGTTGTATCATATTTAGATGATTCTTGTTTTCCAATTGTAGTTCCAATTTTATTTTGTTGGTTTTGCTGTGGTCTTGTCAATGGGTTTATTTTCAAAGCTTCAAAATATTCTGCATCATACTGTGATGTTACATCTTCGGTTATTGTCGCCCTTTCATCATACATTTCAGTATTTGCATAATAATTAAATGAAAGGGCGTTTTGAAGTTCGGCTATCGGACCCGCCAATCCATGACCACCTATCATTTTAAATCCTAATGTTATGCTTGCAAACATAGGTTGAACGCCTATTCCTTCAGGATTCAAATCTAACGGTATATTTGAATTAAGTTCATATTTTATATCTAACCTATCAGGTATTATTTTAGTGTGGAAAAAATCACCAATCCTTAATACCAAAACAGGTGGTGCACCAAATGCACTGTTAAAGGCGTCGTTATAATCTAAACTATATGTTCCTGCCGCATTTTGTGAAACAGTTGGAATTGTATCTCCTGGTCTTACACATTGTTGTAAAAATGTTAATCTTGAGTTTAGACCTTCAGGAGTAATAGAGTGGAAAACAGGATTAAAATACTGAAACTTACTTCTAATTGTGTCATAAATAAATGGATTTGTCTCTTTAACCATTTGAAAATAATTACACTCTGTAAGTAACCTTCTTAATATTTTTTTCGCCAAATCTTTATATTGTGGTGTTTGTTTAAAGTTGTCAATTACTTGGTTTTGTGGTGTTGGTTTCGGTGCTGTACTTTCAGCAGCGGTAGGATTTGGAGCAGCAGACTCTACTTGTGAAGGTGGTGTTTCTGATTTTGCGGGTGGTCCTGGTTTATATACAATTTTTTCAATTTTTACTCTTCTACATGCCATTGCCTGTACAGAATAAATTCCTTCTTCGTATTGTGATTTAAATGGTTTGGTACAATCAATTTGTGAATATTTAGGGTCTTGAATTGCAGCACTTGAGCCCGTCGCTTTAGCATTTATTTTTAGTTTTCCTGAATCTATAAATGATTTTAAAGTTTTATTATTTACTGTAAACTTTTCAATAAACTTTAAAACCGCATCGTTTCTTCTTTCAGACAAATTTTGATTACCACTGGTATTTGTTGAGCTGGCAGTTGCCAATAAGTCAAAAGTGACTTCTCCACCTGAGTCTAAAACTTTAAATACTTCACTTAAAAACTCTTTTAAATCATTAAACTCTTGTAATATATTATCAAAAAATCCACTAAGGGTTTGTTTTCTTGTGTCAACATATTCGGTTAATGAAAAAGTAGGAGTTGTTGTTGTGTTAAGAGCCACTTTATTTGCGTCACTATATTTAAAAACTTTATTAAGTGGTTTTGTTGTGTCATATAATGTTTTATTTGACACATATTCATTATACCAATATTCAAAATCTTTACTTGTTGTTGAACTACTTGAATCGTTAGGTTGGGCGTTTTCAAAAAACAAAAATATTTCTTGAAACTTTGGGTCTGAAATTTTTGTTTCAGTTTCTGGTGGTGTTGTTTTTACAATTTCTTCTTTTACAGGTTCGGGGTCAGGTGTTTCTTTTACTATGGTTGTTGCTTGTTCAGGATATTTTATTAGTTGAATAGCGGTTTGAATATCCTGTGGGGCTAAAGATGCGAATCTTTGACCTAATGTATAAATGTCATATTTTAAACACCCTGCAAAAAATGAATCCATAACTTTTTTCAATTCTGACTCAGGTTTTATATCTTTCAACTCTTGGTCCACTAAAATGTTTGAGATAGAGGGATGGTCAACTATAATGTCAAAAGATAATGACCCATTTCTTTCAGTACTATTATATGTGTATATGGGTTCTGGTCTACCTATGAAATTTGTATTACTGAAGTCGGGTCTTGTGTCTTCACTAAATGTCAAGTTATATGGAGGAAACCACATAATTCTACCACCATTGGGTCCTCTTTCACAAGCCGGTAAATCTTGTACGGTAAAACCAGGTTTGTTTGATGTTCTCCAAGCCAAATTTTCTAACGAAAGCATATATTTTTTAACCTGACCATTAATAATATTTGACGATTGTCCGTTTTTATCATTGAATGGTACAATATTAAGGTTATATGTATTATCTAAAACTGAATAGGTATAATTTCTAATATTACCATCCGTTTTTTGTAGTTGTGAATAATTTGTAAAAGGAACATCTTTTGTAAATAATCTACAATATTCATATCCTTTTATTGTACTGTCTGTACTACCTACTGAGTTTTTTGAAGTATATCTAATAACTCGAGAACCTTTTGTCATTTCAACATATCCATCATTAAAAACTTTAGATATTTGATTTATCGCAGTACCAACGTGTTCTAATTTTTTAATTCCTGACCTGTCTGCAGAATCAACAATTTTTTGAGTTGTGTCTAAAATTGAACCGTCTCTCCATACATTGTTTTCTTCTATTTTCCAAGACTCAGTATCTTTGAACGCTGACTCATAATTTTTTGTAAATACGCTACTTTCACCAAATCTTTGTTTTCCTTCAGGACCTGCTAATTGTCCTGTTTTAAAATATGATTTTTTAGAAGACCATGTGAATCCACCAGCTAAAGGTGTTGTACCATCTATATAATTTCTAGTGTTGAGACCAAATTTATAATTTTGAAACGCTTCACCTTCAAAATACTTTCCTATTTCACCCACTGAGTAAACAGGTGCACCACTAGGTTCTCCGTTCCTGTCTAGGGGTTGAGCATTAACTGGAGATATTAAAGTAGAAAATATATCATCAGAATTACCACCACCATAAAATTCAGGGGATGGGGCAAATAAAGAAGGTCTTCTTAAAGTTAGACCTCTATAATCAGGTCTATATAAATTATAAAACAATTGCCCAAACAATAGACTTCTTGTTGCGTTAGATGTGTTGGCTAAAAAAAGTTCAGACCCTCTTTTGTTTTTTTGACCTGTTATTGTTCTAATTGCTCCCATAACAGTACTTGTCACAACTTCAACTGGGTTTTCAACAAGTCTATTTAACATACGTTTATTTGGGTAGTCAAAATATTCTCCAACTATAATGGAATACGGTGAATATAATCCTGCTATTTTAGCTGTAAAATTCAACGCTCTTCCAACTAATGATTCAGGTGATGTAATTGTATAATTTCTAGCTAATAACGGAATATTTCCTGATATTATTCCCGCTGCGTCAAATGGGTTAAGGTTTGGTTTTACTGATATTTCACCACTATCGGGGTCAACCGATGAGTCAAGAGCATTAACTCTACCTAAAGTTTGAGACAACAACTCACTTGCAATTCTATACTTATATTCTTTTTTTAATTGTCTTGCACCAATTCCCGCTAATGCGGAATCCTGTGACAAAGTACCATCAGAACCTCTTGGGTTGTCGCTTAATAATATATTAATAGGTCTATAGGTTGAAGGTATAAAATTTAAAGGTGTTAATGAATATGCATATGCACTTCCATAACTTGTTGGTATAATTTCATCAATTGTTATTACATCATAGTCTCCATCACCTGTTACATATTTATTTCTAACATATGCCTCTTGTTCTTTTTGAAATCCAATAACTTCTAATCCACTACCTTTAGTATCGGGAAAACCATATTCACCTTCATTTGACAATTTACCCAAATTTACATTGATGTCTACTGAATCTGTTGGTTGATTTTCAGGGTTATATTGATTTACACTAAATAATAAAGGTCTTTCATTTTCACCTTTAATTTCTAATTCACTGTCTAGTGTATCAGGAAAACCATAATTACCTTCGTTGGCGTTTGTTTGTAAATTTAAATTTGGAACTACAGTAGATTGAGATTGTCCTTGTTCAGGTCCATATTGATTTATAGCAAATAATATGGGTCTATCGGTTTCACCTTTAATTTCTAACTCACTATTAATTGTGTCTGTAAAGTCATATTCTTTTTCGTTAGCCTTTGTTTGCTTATTAATAAATGGGAATACAGTATCTAAAAAACCACCACCAGGACCATATTGGTTTAATGGGTATAAGGTATTTCTATTTTGTTCACCATCTTGTTCTAATTCGCTATTTATTGTATCAGGGAAACCATATTCACCTTCATTTGAACCTAAAGATAATATGTTATTAATTGAATATTTTGTTGCTCCGTACCCTGGAGTGGATGCGTCAGGTGTATATTTATTTAAAACTCTTAAAATAACTTCCCTATCATTACCGTTTGTTTCTAATCTATTGTTTACAGTATCAGAAATATTGTACTCTCCCGCACCTACAGTTTGAATAACTTGGTTATTTTGAATACTATAAACAGGTGTTCCAAAACCATTATTACTAGTATTTTTATAAACGTTTAATACTTTTAACGCAATTTCTTGTTGATTACCAATAGAATTTAAAAAACTGTTGATTGTATCGGCGATAGTATATTCACCTTGTCCATTTGTTACAAAAGGTTTTAAATCATTAATTGAATAAACAGGCGTACCAAAACCATTAATTGCAGAATTTTTATACGCATTTCTTACTTTAGATAAAATTTCTTGTTGGTTTCCTATACTATCTAAAAAACTATTTATTGTATCCGAAATACTATATTCACCCTCTCCTCTTGATTGAATTGTTTGATTATTATTAATGTACCATACAGTATCACCAAAACCACGGTCATTTGTGTTAAGTGGTTTATAAAGGTTTGTTACAATTAATTCTTTTTCTTTTGTATCACCAATTTTTTCTAAATCACTTCCAACAGTTAAAGGGTAACCATATTTACCTTTATTTGTTTCTGTTTGTAAATTTTTGTTAATTTCTATGGTATTACCATATGATGTTTCAAATTCTGTTGGCCCGTAAATGTTATTAACATACAATAATTTTTCTTGTCCGTCTCCAATTTTTTCTAATTTAGAGTTAATGGAGTTTTTAAAACCATATAAACCAAAATTAGTTTCAACATTAAGATTAACGTTAATATTGACCATATCTCCGTAGGTGGAGTTACTATTATCAGGGCCATATTTATTTTGTTTATATAAATCTTTTTCCTGTATGTCACCAATTTTAGAAATTTCTTCAGAGTCTTTTACTGAATAATCTACAATTTGAAATTCTTTATTTTGAAAAGATTCTCCAAAAGATGTGCCGTCAACACGATATGGTTTAAGATTTCGTGTTAATAATCTTTTTCTAAAGTTTTCAGAAGAGTTAAATGAAAGTGGACTATCCATTTATTTGTTTATTTTATAAATAGACATTGTTTAATTTTTATCCTCTTTTTTGAGTAATAAATGCATTTGATAATTTATCTGAATATTCAGCACTTAATCTAGTATTGACTGTGGACATAATTGTTTCTTTTAATTGTGACGTATTTAAAACTTCGTTTATTAGATTTTGTGGTATATTTGTGTTAATGTTCAAAGTAACTTCAGTTTTACCTCCAATTTCTACTTTTTGAGTTGTTTCTGTATTAGTTGGTGAAAATGAAGAAGACTTTGTTAATAAGTCAACCAAATTTTGTGATGGTTGAGCGGTAGCGTTTTTATATAATAAAGATAAATCTCCTCCCGATTTGGGACCTCCAATTGATTTTAAAATATTTTCAGATTCATTATATTTGTTAAAAAAATCTCCAATTCCAGGAGAAAGTAACATATCATCTTTAGTGTCTCCCAAAAATTTACCAAAAGAACCCGTAACCATTTTTCCTCCACCTGCAGGTACAAATGCATCTGAAACTTTTACTGTTGGGTTTGGTGAAGGTGGTGTTATACCCCCAAGTGTTACTTGTATAGAGGCAACAGTTGTATCAACAAGAGCTTTAAGAGTTGCTATAAAAGTTGTAAAAGTAGCCAATTGAAATTCGTATGCGGTTTTAATTGAGGAATTTGCATTATCAAACGAATTTTTGAACTCTCTGATTAAACCATTAAGAGATGTTTCAGCCGCACCATATAATGTTTTATCTTCTCCGGCTTTAAGTATTGTTTTCCCAACATCTAAACCTTGACCAAAAATACCTTGGTTTTGAATTGTAATTAATGTTGCCAATTGTTTATCTTGTACACTTAGTTGATTTTTAGCATTTTGTAACATTTCTGTTTGTAAATCTTGTTCGCTCTTACCTAAATCTTTGTTGTACTGATTCAATGCATCTATGAAAGTATTATCATTCATAAGTGTTGCCAAGTCTTTTCCTGCTTCATCAAAACCTGGTAAATCTATAGATACTTTACCTCCAGGTCCAATTTCTGCCAAACTTGAAACTAACCCTCTTTGTTCCTCAGTTAAACCTTTAAAATCAATCCCTTTGGACATAATTTCTTGTTCTTTTCTGGCATTGATTGCCCCTTTAGCAACGTCTTCATAAGATAGACCTAAAATATCGGCTTGTTGTCTTAATCTCAACATTTCCTCACCACCAATTTTAAATTCACCTGTAGTTTCATTAAAATCAACAGCAGCTGATGAGGCTTTAATAATTTGGTCTTGAAGTCCTTCCATATCATACATTGACATGTGTATTAATTGAAAGGGGTCACCTAATGCACCAATATTACCACCTAATGCTTGTAATTGAGAAGCCATTTCCACGGCCTTTTCGGGACCACCATTCAAGATTAGGTTTGCTGTTGTTTGTGCTTTATCTAAACTTAAACCTACACGTTGTGCTTGAGCGGCCATTTTTGTTAAACCTTCGACACCATTTTTAAAACCGTATATTTGAGCCTTTTGGATATTATCAGACACTGTTTTGGTTAGTACCTTTGCATCAACACCTGACGCCTTTGCGGTTGCAGCAACTTTATTCATTATCGCAATGGATTTACTTTGTGTAATACCATATTGAGTCATTCCTCCAATAAGTTTAGCGACATTCTCAGGAGTTTCTCCGATTGCTTTTCCAAAAACTAATGCGTTTTTTGTCATTTCAGCACTTGTAGGAATCATCCTACCCATACTTGATTGTACTCCTTCTAGAAATTTTCCCGCATCTTCAAATGCAATACCATATTGTATACCTTCTTCATAAACTTTATAAATTTCTTCTTGAAATTCAACAACGCCCTTTCTAAGTCCTTGACCTAAAGTTGTATTTAGTTTTGTTGCTTTGGATTCTAACGTTAAAAAGAAATTTTCAACCCTTGTTTGGTCAAATGCAGAATTAAACGCCTTATTTAATTGGTCTGAAAAGTTGGAAACTTGTACATCTGTATAGGTAGGACCGCCACTACCAGTGCCAGCAAAAGGGTCAGAATAACCTAAAAACATCATATAGTTTTATTTAATAAATATTATTCTTGTTGTTTTTTATTTTCTTCAATCAACTTATTAATGAAGAACTTTCTTTCATATGTTGGCATACTCATGATGTCTCGATAAGAAAATCTTGCGAACTTGACTAAATAATATATTTCGTCTAATAGATGTTTTTGATAATCAGAAGAAAGGGCGAAAAAACTCCACCCCAAAAGTAACATCAATAGTCACTTTTTCTCCAGACGGGGTTTGAATTACTTTTTGTAAATCGATTTTTGGTTCACATTTATATGCAAATCTTCTAAAGTCTTTTGCATCTGATATTGGCATTTGATTAATAAACTTTACAATTTGAAGTGGGTCCTTAGAACCATCGATTTCTACAATTTGTTTTTCTAATCTTTTGGTTGCAATAGGTACGGTCATACCGGCTGGATATTGAGAATTAAATTTGTCCAACTCTTTTTGGTCCCCAATTGTCAACAGTCTAAACTTAACTTCTTTTTTAGATTTTGGTAGTACATATGAGAATAACCCTTCAAAATCAGGTTTTTCTTCAATCGGTTTGTAATCCAACGCATCTAAAAGAACAGTTGTTTCAAAAGTTTTGTTTGTTCTCGGGTCAGTAACCGTAAAGTTATATTCAGGACCAAAAGATGTGTTTCTTAAAAAAATTAAAACTGCTTGAACGTCACAATCTAACATATCATTAATGTTAAATCCAGGTTCATATATTTTTTGTCTAAGTAATGAATAAATAATTCCATCTTTATCGTTATTTTGTGACATCAAAATATTTTCATCTTGTGCGGTTAAAAAACCTACTTTAATAGTTTCTTTTTTTGGTTTGTAAAATATACCTTGTGATGGTAATTTTATTACGTCATGTGGCAAACTAAAATCCATTTGCCCGTATTTTGCTGATTCGTCCATAGTTTTTATTTTAAAAATATTTTGAATAAAATTATTGTAAATAAAAAATCCCATCTATTGACGGGATTAATTATAATTTTATTTTTAAAATTTTAGTAAACTAGAATACATCTATCCGGTCTCAAAGTCATGTCTACAGTCATAAGGTCTGAACCATCATACCCGACCTCATTAAATTTTGCTTCCGTTATACTACAATTTTGTAATATCCACTTTTCAACTGCAACTCCTGTTGGGTCTAACATTTCTAAGTTCACATCTTTTTTGTAACCAGCAGCATAACCCATACGACCTGTTACTGATTCAGCATGTAAACGAACCCACTCCATTACCGCCTGAGCTGCCGATGGACCAATCGGGTCTCTTAAGGTTACAGAAATAGTGTCCCACGCAAAAGACCCTGCAACATAAGTTTCAGTATTCAAAAATTTAATTTCTTTTGTATCAATTTTAATTGACGGTCTTGACGCTTTTTCAACATACCATGAATTAATACCCAAACTAGAGTCAAATGTTAGTATAAACCTATTTTTCTTTTTTGGTTCGTACTGAAACGGCATTCTCATTAATAAATCAGCCATGTTTTCTTATTTTTTAATTTTTATTTTATTTTACTATAAATACTTACTAAATTATTTTTTGTATTTACTTTCAATTATTTTAAATTTATTCTATAACTAGAAACTAGTATTTAACTTTATTTCCTCCTTTTGTTAAATATAAGTTTAAAGGTAATTCTTCATACTCACTAGATAATAATTCTTTAATTTTTTCAACATTTCTTAAATCGTCATCTGAAAAACCAATATAAGGTTCCCAACTTGAATTAAATTCAACATCATTTTTAAACATAGGACTACCCTCAACCCCGTAACGACTTTTTAATTCACTTGCCAAACTCTTACAATAAGATATAAATTGTTTTAATGCATCAAATTTTGCTTGTTCAGGGTTAGAGGCGTTTCCTTTTTTAAAAGACACGGGTTCAAATTTACATAAGTCCAAATAGTCATTAAGTTCTGATGGTGACAATGCTTTAACAGTAGTGTCCGCTTTAACTTTGTTTCCTATTTCTCGATACTTGTATAAATTTCTAGCTAATTCTCTTGAGTCTATTCCGTTTTTATTACTCATTACTAAGTTGTAAACAGCCTCTCTTAAAGTTTCAGGACTATGACCTCTAGCGGTAATTATAGAAAAAACTGACCCACCATTTATACATTCCACAAAATCAGACCAAGACGGACCGGGTTTTGCAACCATTGAATCAATAATAAATCTTTTGTTTCCAAACTCCTTAAAGTTTTTAAATGCTCCGATAGAAAATGCGACGATTCTTTTACCTTTATACATAAACGGTTCAAAACCAATTTTTTCTCTGTACTCTGCAAAGTCTTCTGTTGACATGGGTATTTCGTTTTCGTCTTCATCCATAACCAAAATAGAAGTTGGCATGAATAAAATATTGTCATCCCAATCAAATGCATAATATTTTAAGTCAGGTCTACCAACATCATCAAATCCTTCGTTCAATCTTTGTTGAACAAATTTTCTAACATACCCTTTAATATCCATTATTTTTGAAGTTTTTCTAAAAGTTTTTCTAACTGAGATTCAGTTAAAACTACATTTTGTTTTTTTGTGGAATAAGTTTTGTCCGACCAATCTTTGATTCCAACTGACTCTTTAATAACTTTCTTTTTAATTTTCATTTTATTTATATTTTAAAAATAAGTGGGGGAATGACCCCCCACATTTATTATACGTTGTCAAATGATGCTCCTGTTGGTGTAATAACAAACTCGATGTCAATGTATTCTAACGCTCTTGTTGGTTTCAAGTAAATCTTACCTGTAAGAGTGTTTGAGTCTAAATCTTCAGGTGTATTTGAAACTGTAACTCTAAAGTCAATCAAACCTCGGTCTCTTCTAATTGAATCCAAAATTGGATTTACTGAATCTAAGAAGTCTTGTCTTACTTTGTCATCATTTTGTTCAAATAATAATCTAATTGCCACTGCTGAAATTAACTTACGAGCTTGTAGTAATAATCTTCTAACGTTGATTCTGTCAAGTGCAGATTCTCTAATTTGTAGAGTTTTATTACCCCAAATTACCGTACCAACATCATTGAAAGTCGCAATTGGGTTGATTCTACCTTTATATAATACGTCTCTATCTTCTTGTGTCAACTTACGTCTCGCTCTAATTGCATTTACAAGACCTCTCGTGTAACCCGCTGATGCGAACCAAGGGAATGCAATGTTGTCTGTTAATGCTAAGTTTTTAGTAACTTCAGCCGTAGGGGGAAGATAAATTTGTGTGTTATTAACACTATCCCTTGTTAATACCCAAGGGTAGTAAGTTGCTGTGTAGTTAGAGTCTATACCCGTAGTCTCTAAATTGTCAACCGCCTGTTGAGGATAAATTAACCCCTCTTCTATATTTTGGTAAGAAGGTAAGAATAAGTTAAAGTCAGGTGTAGTACAGATGTAAATTGAATCTGCTCTATCTTCCTCAATCAAATTAACCGCATCTTCAACTAAGTTACTGTTGTTTACATAGTCAATTCCTGGTGTAACAAACACATTTATATTTGTAGATTCAGGATTAGAGAATGTTGATTGACCCCATTTGTAAGCGTAGTAGTCAGTGTTCGCCCAAGTTTCTTGGTTTGGTCCTGAAATTTGTTTGAACGCTCCCCAACCTGATGCTGTAGGATATGTTGCGGAAGCTGCCGCTCCTTGTTTGTATCCTGTCTGACCTAACGCGAATGTATCTGCGTTTGTTCTAGACGCTCTATAAATGTCCCAACCGTCAAATCCGCCGTAAGCATATACGGTATATTTTCTTGTATTTAAGTTGTAATAAGGATTATCACTGTCTAAAGGTTCGCTCGAGAATGAACCCGCACCCACTTCAAACGCTGACTGACCTGAAGTAACATATCCGTTAGAAATAGTTACAATAGTTGCTCCACTATCCATATGGAAACCTTTAGTAACATAACCCCAATCAGGACCTGTAGTGTCAGTTGCGATATTTGTAGGAAGTTGTTTACCTTTGTATTCAAAGAAATCATAATCAACACCTGTAATATTAGAAATACCCAAGTATGCTTTTCTAACATTTTCACCTGATGAAGTTCTAATATTATTACCATTGTTTGCAGAACCAAAAGGAGGATTGTCTATTTGCTGTCCTGCCGTTAAATATCTTGTTTTGTATACAATAAATGGAGGTGTCGCATTTGAGTATTCTCTCATAATATAACCCTCAAATCCACAAGGTAGCGCATCTGTTGGTGCTTCATCAGCCATTTCAATCATTAAGTATTTAGATTTTACTTGATATTCACCATTAGAAGTACCAATTTTATTTGCTATAAAATTATTTTGTGTAGGGTCTAATGAACAGTTTGTAAAACTTTCTATTACTCTAACCTTATCGTCAGTATCATAAAAGTCTCTAACAAAAACGTCAAAAGTATTGTTTGTAAAAGATATATTACCTATTGATATTTTTACAAGTCTATTAGCCGCATTTCCATCGGAAATTAATACAAATCTAAATAACTTATAAACCAAATTACCTCTTAGTTCAGACACTAAGTAAGGAGTTTTAGGTGTTTGATATTGTTCTAAATAGAAACCAATAGTTTCAGTATCTAACGATTCAGCACTGTCCAATGCAATTAAATCACAGTATAAACCTCTAATTTTACTATTGTTATAACCTGAATTTAATAAACTTGGATAAATTTCCTCAACAAAAATTGGAACTTCGTTTCTATCTTTCGCAAAGTTTGATTTACCAAATAAACTTGACATGTAGTTGGAATTTGTAGACAACATTGAAGTTTCAAAACTAAATGTTTCAGAATCATATGTAATACCTGATATTACAAAAGTTGAGTATGGGTCACTTGTAACTGCTGAATATGTACCAGTACATACCATTTGAACGTCACTTGTACCCGTAACCCAATATTGTGGTCCGTGTTGTGTTGAAGAATATGTGGTAAGACCTCTTGAACGTAGTGTTGATACAACTAAATCATCCCATTCACTATAAGGTGAACCTGAATAGAATGTCATACCAATATTACATCTACCTGAGAACACACCACCACCGAGAGATGACATCGCTCCGATTGAAGCACCTAATCCGTATCCATAATATGAGCCAACACTTTGAATTTTGTTATAGTCAAATAATGCATAGTACCATGTATCATTCGTATCTGCTGAAAGATTTGTTAAAGATAAATTAACATTATCAACTCCAAAGGTTTCAGAAGTTGCGGTTACAGTATTCACTGAAGACCCTGACACGTAAGTTAGTGTATTCGCACTTAAAGTACCCCAATAAATCGCAGTTGTTGCTGAGGTAGACGCACTTAAACTAAATCTATTAACGTTAGTAGAAATAAAGTTTTGAAAATCTGCATTTAATGTGGAAGTTCCTCCGTTATAAGACGTGTATGTGCTGTAAAAATCAGCACTTAATTGTGATGGAACAGATGTAATTGTAATATTTCCACTAGTACCTGTAGTTCCTGTAAAGTTTAATGTAATACCTGTTGTATTACCTGTTGCTGATATTGTTGCCGGATTTGGGTTTGCAATAGTAACAACCGACCAAGATGGTCCTGCATCATAACCTGATAATCCAAGTATTCTTGTTACGAATAATTGATTTGATTGACTTAAGTAAGCCTTTGCAATATAAGACGCCTCATATTTTGGTATTTGGGTATTAACAAATCTTTCAGGACTTGTTCCCCCAAAATAAACTTGATATTCGTCAAAGTTTGTTATGAAAATAGGTTCAAATGCGGGACCTTGAATGGTTTCACCGACAATACCTAAAGTTGTTACACCAACGCTTTGTGCAACAAAAGTTAAATCTCTTTCTGAAGTGTAAACACCAGGTGAGACGAAAACCTTATTACTAGATGCCATTTTAAATTATGTTTTAGCTTTTTATGTTTTATATATAAATACATTGAATTTTTGCAAAAAACTATTGACAATAATATATTTATCTGATAAGGCAGACAAAATTCTGCCTTTTTTCTCACCTAAAATTATTATGAAAAATAAAAAAATTAAAAACATTAAAATATCTGATGACGCTCATTCAGTATTAAAAACTTACTGCGAAAAAAATGGTTTGAAATTGTATAAGTTTTTAGAAAATTTGATAATTAGAAATTGTAGTAAACCTAAAGATATATATGGTGAAGATTAAACAAAATAGGCAACAGTTTTAATTACCGATGTTTGAGTGATTAAAGTTTTATATGCTTTTATTAATACAGAATCCCCATCATTAACTTGAATCACATCTAAATCATCACCTATGTAAAGACCATTTATATAAACAGAAAATGCACTACCACAAGATGTTGTTGAGTTTGTTGTTGCGCCTGTTGGGTTTGAAAACACGGGCAAAGTACCACCTTGAACACAAACAGTTCCTGTATTACCACTTGTTATTCCTGATATGATTGATGGCCCGCTATTACATGTTACAAAATTTAAAGTGTTGTTTGTGGTTGCAGTATAATTAAAATTATAACAACTTGATAAATTTTGCAATTCAACAACTTTCAAATCTGCAGTATATCTAAAAACTTCAGATAGTTGTGTTACTCCAGGTAGAAAAGTAAAATCAAAATCAAAGTTGTCGGGTCGTGGAGGTTCAATTTCAACTCGTCTAGTTTTAATTTTTGTATCTACTTCAAACATCGTCATATATCTTGATATTGCGGGAGAAACTTGAAAATCTTCTTCATCTAATAAAAACCCTTGTAGTGTCAACTTATAATTTATAATGTAGTATTTTCTTTTTTCTAAATCTTTTACTGACTCATCGGACACTTCTTCCATCATTATTGGCATATAGTGTCCATTTATTTGAGTATAGGATTGAGCGGATGCAAATGTTTGCATAACAATTTTGTTAAACTCGTTGTTTTCTCTCATTCGATTACAAAACAACTTTAAATTGTAAACAATATCAACGGCAACAGGTTGTGGAACTTTATAGACATCGGCACCTTTTCTTTGTCCATCCCATGTTGGTACTGTAAAATAATTAATTCTAAGTTTTTCGGGGACATTAAATCTACCCCCAACATATTTACCTGGTTTAACTTCAGGGGTTCTTACAATTGCTAAAAAAGGTAATGATATATTTTTATCTAAATCTTGAAAATTCCATGTTTGTGTAAATTGCATCCAATTTTGATTGGTTATAATTCTATCAATCAACGGTACTTTTTTTTCATCAACAACTAATTCTAATTTGTCTTTAACAAAATCTAAAAACCCCCTGTCCAAATCGGCATGTAATACCCCTTTTGGTAAAAATGTTCCATGTCTTGTTATGTCCTCGAGCATTTCTTCTCTTCTTTCCACACCAAACTTTTGTGGAATCAAAGGTAAATTTTTTTTTACTTGTTTTGGAAAAGCCATAATTTAATTAAATTCCTTCAAATTCATTATTCGTAACAGGGGTTGCAAGAATTGTTCTATAAAATCTTTTATAACCAGCATAAGTATGTTTATTGTCAGTAAACACCCTACCATCATTTACCACACTATAATATCTAACTCTACTTTCTGTTTCATAATACCCAATATAATCACCATATTCTATATCAATTTCTAAATCATCTAAATAATCTTGATAAACACTAACAGTTAAATTACCCGGCTCTAACTGTTCTAATTTTGTTGAGCCATAGTCTTGGTTTGCAGGGGCCTCTATTTTAACCAAACCTTTAAATTCTATTGGTGGTAAAAATTGTATTCCGCCTTTTAATGCTTCGCCATACACATCGTCGTTGTTGGTTTTCTGTCTATCAACTTTATATAAAACTAAAGTGAAGTTCATATCCCCCTCTAACCATTCTCTTCCCATTTTTATATCTAAATTGAAGTCTTCTTCTGCAAAAAACTTATTTAATCTTGTTATTGGAACTTTAGGTTGTGTCATACCTATAAATACTTTAATTGATTTTTTCTTGAATTTTATTATATTTTATTATACTATGGAAGATTTTGTGCCTAAAACACCCGAATCAAAAGCCCTTTTAATATTAGATGATTACGAAGGGTCAAATAACTATATCCTTAATTTAAAACACAAAAAAGAGAACAGTAAGTCTTTCGTACCCACAAGACCTCAGGCGGATTATATCAATAATTATAACACAACACAACCAAAAGTTGCAAAAAAATGGGTCAAACTTGATTCATATTTTGGTAAAAAACTGATGGAAGATAAGATGTATACTAAGGAACCTTCTGAAATATATGTTGAAAAATTGTTGGTTGAAAAAGACAAAGCATATCATATTTGGGGTAAGATATTTTCAGGAGAAACTTTACATGATTTTTGGATGCCAAAATCAGCCTTATTAAAAGATAATGAAGTTAAAAACATTTCTATTGATTATGGTAAGTACACTCATAGACCTCCTATGGAACATCAAAAAGAAGCAATCGAAAAACTTGTAAGAAATAAAAAGTTTATTCTGGCCGATGACATGGGTCTTGGTAAAACAACATCAACCATAATTGCAGCATTAGAAACGGGAGCCAAAAAAATATTAATTGTGTGTCCAGCATCATTAAAAATAAATTGGCAAAGAGAGATTGCAAATTATTCAGATAGGTCTGTTTATATTGCAGAAGGTAAGAAATTTTCAGACGAACATGATTTTGTTATTGTAAACTACGACATCTTAAAAAATTTTCATGACATTAAAGAAAAGGATAAGTCAGAAATTATGAAAATTAATTTTGATTTGGTAATCATGGATGAAGCTCATATGATTTCTAATCCACAAGCCCAAAGAACAAAAATCGCTAACGACATCGCAAGTAAATCAAATAGAGTTTGGTTATTATCAGGAACACCTATGACCTCTCGACCTATGAATTATTATAATTTATTAAACCTTGTTGATAGTCCAGTGGCAATGAATTGGATGGCTTACGCTAAAAGATATTGTAATGGATTTCAATTTAGCGTTGGGAAAAGAAAGGTATGGAACGTTACAGGAGCATCCAATCTTGACGAATTAAGAGAAAGAACCTCAACACATATTCTAAGAAGGTTAAAAGAAGAAGTTTTGGATTTACCTGAAAAAATTATCACACCTGTTTATTTAAGACTCAAATCAAAAGACTACGAAGAATTAATGGGTGAATATTTTGATTGGTATGACCAAAACCCTGAAGAGTCATCTTCACTTACAATTCAGTTTGGTAAACTAATGAAAGTAAGAAAAGTAATTGCACAAGAAAAAATTAATAACACAATCGAGTTAGCGGAGAACATTATAGAACAAGGTAAAAAGGTCATTATATTTACAAACTTTACCGACACATTAAATCAAATCTATAATCACTTTGGTAAATCTGCGGTTTATTTAGATGGTAGTTGTTCTAAGTTTCACAGACAAAATGCGGTCGATGAATTTCAAACAAACGATAAAATCAAAGTATTTGTTGGAAACTTAAAGGCTGCTGGTGTGGGGATTACTTTAACCTCGGCGGAAGCTGTAATTATGAATGATTTATCTTTTGTTCCTGCTGAACACTCACAAGCAGAGGATAGGTCACATAGAATTGGTCAAAAAAATTCAACATCAGTTTATTATCCTCTTTTCGAAAATACAATAGAAGGTGCAATTTACGACATATTAAATAGGAAAAAGAAAATTATCTCAACAGTAATGGGTGACGATATGTTTGATGACGCATCCACAATAGAAGAAATGTTAAATTTAATTTCTAGCAATCGATGATATTTATATATCATGACCGTGGATATTAAATATATAGATGTTGACCCAACAAAGGAGGATAAAGAATTAATTAACAAATTTATTTCTCAGTTGAAAAAAAATTATCCTTTAGAAAATGACATAACAATCTTGTTTCAAAATAACAGAACTGGTAAAATGACCACAGGGTCAAGGACAGACAAACATAAATTAAAAATATTAGTTAAAGATAGATTAAATCGTGATGTGATGAGAACATTAGCACATGAATGGTCCCATGAACATCAAAGAACAGTTCTTAATAGAAAAAAAGGTAAAGACATTGGAGGTAAAAATGAAAATGAAGCCAGTTCTCAAGCATCTGAAGAAATAAAAAAATTCGAAAAAGGTAATAAAAAAATAGAAAAAGTTATTTATAAACCTTTTACAGAAAGAATTGAAAGAATAGAATCTTTGTTACAAATAGAATCTTTAGAAAAACAATCATTAATAAATGAAATTAAAAAAATAAGCGTAGATAAACTACCTTACGAATATGATTCTTTAGAAGTTTTTATTGATAGTGAAACAATGAAAACTCACTACAACAAACATTACAAAGGTTATGTTGAAAAATTAAATAAAGAATTAGAAAAAATAAGTGGTAAAGATTTAGACTTAGAACAAATTATATCTGACATTTCAAGTTTTAATACAATAGTTAGAAATAATGGTGGTGGAGCATTTAATCATGCGTTGTTTTGGAAAATGATGTCGCCTAAAAAACAAAAGTTAGACGACCCCATCAAAAGTAAAATAGAAAAGACTTTCGGTTCATTTGAAAAATTTAAAACAGAATTTGAAGACGCCGCCAAATCTCGTTTTGGTTCAGGTTGGGTATGGTTGATTCTTACAGATAAAAATAGATTGAAAATTGTAACCACCGCAAATCAAGACAACCCCCTAATGGATAATCAAGAAGAAAGAGGTTACCCCTTGTTAGGTCTTGACGTTTGGGAACATGCTTATTATTTAAAATACAAAAATCTAAGAGACAAGTACGTATCTAATTTTTGGAAAGTGGTTAATTGGGGATTTGTTAATGATTTGTATTCTACTCAGTCTAAACTTAACAACTAAATTATATTTATATAATAAAAACTTATGGCAACTACTGTAATTATCACCGAACCTGAAAGAAGTAAATTATATAAAAGAATAAAAAATCTTTTAGGTGCCCCTATTCGTAGTGTTGAATTAGAAGACGAAATGATGGATTCATTATTAGAATTATCTATTCAGGATTACGCACAGCACGTTAATGATTGGTTGATTGAAGCTCAATGGTCTTCTTTGAACGGTTTGAATTTAGATGAGCAATCACTAACAAGGGCCTTTACTACAAGAAGTATGGATTGGGAAACTCAATATACTTACGCATATTCAAAAATTGTGGGATTACAAGCTGGTGGCGATTATGTATTGAAAAAAGATTATATTGATTTAGTTGCAAATCAACAAATATATGAAATACCTGCAGGTCGTGAAATCAATGAAATATTATGGTTTTCTCGTTCTGAATTAGACGCAGCGTATTTTGACCCGTTCATGGGTGGATTTGGTGGATTTGGTGGTATTGGTTTAGGTGGTGGAGCAGGATTTTCTCAAATGGGGACAACAGGAAATTATTTTATTACACCAGCCTTTGATATTTTACTTAGAATGGCTGACATTCAAATGAAAAGAAGAATCATAACAGGAGATTTGACTTATAGAATAACGGCACTTCCTGAAGGAAAAAAAGCATTACATTTAATGAATGTACCTGGTGGAAAATTTGATTTTGGAAATATTGCTTATCAAAAATACAAAGTATGGTATTGGTATTATGATACTTTTGATAGAGATGATTGTTTAGCGAAAAATCCTGACGTAGTTAGACTTCCTTCTGACGTTCCAATTGACGAAATGAGATGGGATGAATTAAATTCACCAGCAAAAACTTGGGTTAGAAGATGGTTTACGGCATACTGTAAAGAAACTTTGGCAAAAGTAAGAGGTAAGTATAGTGGTAGTTTAAAGACTCCTGATAGTGAATTAACCTTAGAGTGGCAAAGTTTGAATACTGAAGCCAAAGATGAAAAGGCTATGTTGTGGGAAGAATTAAAAACTAGACTTGAAAGGTTAAGACCTGAAAAACAAATGGAACAAAAAGCCTTACAGGCTGAAAACTTGAACAAAGCCTTGAAATTTAGAGCATTTACAAGTCCTTATAATATCATATAATTTTTTTATGTCAGTATTTAAATCTATTCCTTCAATTAGAATAATTAATGGTAATAGAGTTGAAACATCAGATTCTGCAATAGTTTCTAACTCTTACTATGAAACCGATGGTGAATACGTCATTATCGTTTCGGGTGTTGAAAATTGTGAACTTTTGTTAAATTCATCAAACACCGACCACGTTGTTGTAAAATCTATGACGAATGTTTTAGTAAAGGGAGACTCATTAATTGATGAACAATATGAAGAAGTTGAATTAACTAAAGGTTCGTGCGTTGAGTTTAAAAAAGTCGGAAATTACTGGTATATATTATCTTCAGACGGATTAAAAAACTCTTAGTCGAAACTAAGAGCCATTAAATCCCCATCCACATCAAATTCAAAGTATTCATCAATATCCACCTTCTTTTGTTGTACGACAAATTCTTCCATTAACTTTTTGTTATTTTTAACCCAATCAACATCCACTAAATCAACAGTACCATCTAAATACATATAGTAAGGGTCAATACCTACGTTTTTCCAAAACGTTAATTCCATGTCAGATAATGTTAATACTTCCTCTAATGTATCTTGATGAGTTTCTTTCATGGGGTAACCACGTACTAATTCAGTTTGGGACTTAGTAAAGATAGGTCTATCTTTTGGGTCTTCAATTAAAATGTCCTCTCTAATTTCAGGTTTATAAACAACAAGTAATGGTTCAATCCTTTTGTTAAAAGCCGCCAAATATCTTGGAACATTATACTCACCTAATAAATCAGGATTCATTTCTATATCACGTTCATCAATCAAATAACAATTTAAAACTAATTCATCTTTTTTCTTTTGAACGTCTCCGTGAGATTTCTTTTCACCATTATTAACATAGAAGATTGTATCACCAAGACCAGGATTTTTACCTTCTTTAATCAAAAGTTCCATGTGTGCTTGACGGGACATCATATTTCCGGCCTTTGTTGTTTTAGTAATGTGAACTTTATAATCGTCTATTGATTGTTTAACACGAGCTTTGTTTGCAATTTTTGCCAAAGGAATTTGTCTGTTATAAAGTTTGTCCACATATTCGTAGTAGAAATCTAAAAACTCACCACCTTTACCGTCCAATAACATTCGAAGACCTTTGTCCAAAAATTCAGCAACATACGTTTGAAGTTTTTTAGATTTAATTGTATTACCTGTAAGTTTTACTTTACCCTTATCTGTAAGAAGTGCGTAGTTTTTACGAGCCACATTAATTGTTGATGGCCAAACACCGTCAATATCCAATCCCATTTCACCTCGTAAAAATAAATCATTGTATTCAGCAACATCGGCCTCGGCCCCAACATATTCTTTACCTTCTTTAACCAACCCATTTAAACCTTGACCAATGTATTTATACGATTCTCTATCTTGTGGGGTTTCAAAGTTTACACCGTCCGTGTCCATTACAAGTGGAACATAACCTCTTTTCATAAAGAACATAATCATTTGACGTAGGTATTGTCTACCTGTACAAGTAATCTGTTCACCCATATCAATATCACCCCACGGAAAAACTTGTGGTGCCGATAATGAACCAAAGAATGCGTTGATAAAGATTTTAATTGGTAATTGTTTTCTGTCGTAAGAAATCGCAAGTTTTGGGTCAATAGATTTATATTCACTTGCTAAGTTCTTGTATTTAATACGAGTATCACGGAAATACTTTAACATACTTTTCATTGCTCCTGTCACATCACACTTAGGAAACACATCGTGAACCAACTGAATAGATGGATATAGTGAAGAGTAGTCAAGTTTCAATACGTTTTTAGAGAACCCAACCTGTACCAAACGAGAAAGACCTCCTGTAAATTTTCTTTTTTCTAATTTTCTTGGTAATGCTAAATTATGTTTATATGACCATGCGGCCATAATCATTTTCCATAATGTCGCAGTTCCCATAGTTGAAAGTCTTTCATATGTTGTTGGTACAAGTTTAGACAATAAGAAGTTTGCTTGATTAAACTGTTCATCAACTATCATCGTTTCATAAAGGTCATCGTCCAAATAGTCCTCAATAATTTTTGAACCCGTAACTAATTTATAAACATCATCTCTTCTTTTACAGATTTCATCTATTTTTGAATCAAACCCAACTTTTTTATAAGCTCCGTTTTCTTTGTTCATCCAATATTCAAGATTATCAAAATAGATTTTACCAATCTTATCCCCCTCAACGTAAACACGATTTGGTTTTTCAGCTTCAATAAATTTGGTGATGTACTTCAAAGACCAACTCTTAATGTCTGAGTTGATTGCTTGTGCTCTACGAACTGCGTGTGCAATATCAACAATATTATATCCCCACATCTGAGTCTGAACGTATGGTTCCATTTCGTTCGCCAACTTTAGAATACCATCTTTTTGTTTTAGTGTATAATCAGGATGTAAGGTCTTGCAGATTTTTTTGATATTAACTTTTAATATTTCAGAATAAATGGGAAGTCAAAGAATGCTGAGTTGTAACCCCCAATCAAAGATGGTTTTAACTCATCAATAGTCTTAAAGAAGTCGACAATCATTTGTCGTTCTTCATCTTCATTTTGTGCTGATAATAATTTTAAAAAACCACGATTGTCTTTCATCCCTATCAAGAATATCTTACTTGTTTTAGGGTCAAGACCTGTGGTTTCAATATCGAATACAAACCTGTGGATTTCATCGTATTCATCAAAACCTTTGAATAGTCTTTTACTTTTTTGAATTAAGTATTGTTCTACGGGTGATAATATTTGAATTGAGTCTGTATTATCTCTACCCCATGGGTCTAATCCACCACCCTTAAAGAAATTTACAAGATTAGAATATGACTTGGTTGTTTTAACTAAATACTTCAGTCCGTTTTCTAAACGTTCGTCATTGTGAGTATCAAGTTTTTCTATGATAATACCATTTTCACTCATCGCACGTTTTTGTGCGTGTTTGTCGTTCTTGTAAAAGTTTTTACCTTTCAAGTCACCAACCCAAGCAAATGGAATAAATGTGTCGGGACGTAATAATTTACCCTTAACAGGGTCTTGAATTACCTTATATATTTTAGATGATTTGTAATCGTATTCGAGTGATACAATATATTTTTCGTCGTCTTCACCTAATAAAAAGCGTTCAATTTCTTCTTGTGGAACCATATTTTATATTTTTAATTTTGGGTTATTATTCTCACAAACTATGTTGTGGTTTCCCTTTTTTAATAAATATAAAAATGAGTTGTGTTAATGTCAAACAATGTTTATATAAAGATTTTCTCTAATTGGCGAAATCAATTCTCCATTTTGTAAAACTACTGAAAATTCACCTATAAACCTACCTTTTATTTTTGTATCGTTTGCGGTCCATTTGTAATATAAATAATATTCAGTTGGACTATCGGGGTTATTTTTTAATTTTTCGACAATATAAGCTTGGTTCATAAATATTTTTTGTATTCCATTCTTTTCGTCTTTCATTGAAAAACGAATAATTGCATTATCTAAAATTTCTATAATATTTTTATAAGAGTCACTTCTACCGTCCACGACTGGTTCCATTTTCAAAATTGGTAATGTAGAGTTTTGATTTATAAAAAATTCCATTTTTTCTTCTTATGTAGTTTATGAACAATTATTTAATACTTGAGTAACAACGCCATTTGAAATACTTAATAATACGTAGTTTCCACCGTTTTGTGCAACATAAAATCCTGTCATACCATAGTAATTACATGTTGTAGGTCCACCATAGAACACCGTACCAACTTGAATTTGTGGAGTATCAATGTACATAGATTCAATTGCTCCATTGGTACTACATGTTCCTGCAGATAAACACAACAACGAACTACAAGCCAACGAATAACTATTTGAAAAATTACCATATTGATTAGTAGAAAAACTTAAATATGAGGATAAGTATGGGTGTGTTGTTAAACAAGGTACGGGTGTTGGAGCCGGAGGACATAATGCACAATCTCCATTTTGACCATACACTTGACCGTTCCATGTCACAGTTTGAGGACCTGCAGATGGACCTGTAACAACATAACACTGACCATTTGTTCCACCAACAACATAATAGTTGTCAAGATTTTGATATTGAGGAGGTATTGAAATAACTTCCGCATCAAACTCACCCGCACAAGGTATTGCAACTGCAAGTATATTTGCGGGTGTCGGAGTAGGGGTAGGTGTTGGGGTTGGTGTCGGAGTAGGAGTAGGTGTTGGGGTAGGGGTAGGTGTTGGAGTTGGTGCCGGAGTCAAACAATCAGGACACCAATAATCAAACAAATCAAATTTATCTTTTAAAATTCTAAAATTATGTTGTACTTGAGGACTTGCAAAAGGTTCAGTATACATTCTAAATTGTGATATACCCCCCATAAATGAACCCCCAAAATTTTGTTCAACAAGTATATTTGTGGTTAAACCACTTAAAGTTGTTGCTGACAATATTTCATTTGGAAATAATTCAGGGTCTTGTATATATGGTCCTGTTAATAACGTATCTGCCGAAAAAATTAAATTGTCATGTAATCCTTGACTACCCCCACCCCAAGAAATATTAAACGGTACACCGATTTGTTTTTCTTTTTCACAATTTAATTCTCTTGGAATTATTTCTTCAAAGTTTTCAATTATGGTGAATAAGTAACCGTTGATATATAATTTTAGTCTTCCTAATCTATACCAAGTATCATCAAACCATTTATGGTCAAAAACAATTCTATAAACTTTATTTTCTTTTGTGTCTCCAGAATGTGTTTCAGGTGGCATAATCAAATTATATGCAGTCCCGTTTAAAATAGATTGATAAGTCACCTCTCTTATATCCCCTAAACCGCCAAGATTTAATAAATCACATTCTTCTATTGTTGTATATCTTTCAAAAACTGCCGTAACCATTACCCATCTGTCTTCAGTTATTGTCCCACAAACATAATCACATACATCATATATTGGTGGTGTACATACTTCGGTTATGGTGTACCCTGTTTGAAAAGTAACACCAGTAGTTTCACAAACACCTGTTGTGACACAATCTCCTGTTATTTTAATGTATTTGATACATAAACTTGGATTTAAAGGACAACCACTAAATCTAATTGATAATGCGTTTGACAACACATCAAATTTAGGGTCTAATGGTGGAACTGGTATTTGTTCTGTACATGCTCCACATCCACAACCAATATTATGATACGCCGTTGTTGAACTAGTTGGGTAAAGTTTTACACAATTTGCGTTTGTATATCCTGTTTCATAACAAGTACAACTACTTAAACTTGTTAATCCTGTTGTTGCTCTAGTGTATCCTGAATCCGATTCAGGACTTCCACTTGCAAAATGATAAAATTTGTTTTCGGCTCTTGTACCAAAATAGAAAAAAGTACCAGCATTACTTGGGTATTTTGTATTCAGATACTCTTCAGTTGATGTATTAATAATATATTCATCTAAGTTTCTTGGTTTTATAACCGTCTCCATGGTCCAACCTTTATTTACTCGTTCAGGAAAAACTTCATAGTCATAACCAAAAAGTTTATAAAATCCTTGATAGAAACCACCGTATAATTCTTGATAGTAACCAATTGTTGGGTCACTTTTAGAAACAATATTATACATAGATTGTTTTGGTCTACCTGAAAAAACAACATTTGGTAGATTGGTATACCCCGTAACCATATGCATTTTCATTCTTCTGTCGTAGTATATTGGGTTAAACTTATAATCATTTCTAACCCCCATAGTGTAATAAAGTGTTTGACCTGTCAACGAAGTAAATAAACCATTATCGGTTCCAACTATTCCAACATCACAAGTTCCCGTAAATGCCGAGATACAATCTAAATCAACATTATTAGGGTTGTAATAATTTTTACTAACTAAAGTAGCACCACTATAAAAGGTGTCAAACGACATTGGTATTTGAGGACAAGTGTTTGAATCCCCTAAATCAAATAAAATTGGAAGTCTATTTCCGTCATTGTATGCAATGAGTTCGTTAGAAAATACCACCTCTTCATCGTAGTCTTTTTCATCTCCGACAAGTGTAAAATCGAAATAGTCCGCAAAATTTAATTTTTGGGAATATTTTGGTGTAAAATATGAATTAATACTTTGACTTGGCATTTTTATTAATAAATACT